TTCATAGCGACCCATTCATCTTTTTGAAGGGCGCTCTCATATTCCTGCTTGGGCCTCTTAACTTGCAGCTTGGTTATCTTCTACTAGCGGTGGCAATCGACTTGGTGTTTGGTATTCAGGTTGCTAGGAAACATAAGACATTCAGCTGGAAGATTCTTTTCCAGAAGGTCCGAGCAAAGATTATCATTTATGCTCTGTGGATTTCAATGTTCCACGCATTTGATAAGGTTGCTGGCCTACCAGACTCAGCACGGTGGGCGGTGATTGTCATGCTAGCGGGTATGGAATTGATGTCAGCTGCTAAGAACACAGCAAAGCTTGGTCATGGTAAACTGGCTGATGCCCTTGAAGCTTTATACCTCACTCTTCTAAGGAGCAATCCTACCCTGGGTGCAGACGAAGAAGAGGAGACTACAATAGTCGAAGAGACTAAGGTTGTTGAGGAGACTAAGGTCGTCGAAGAAGAGGTAAAGATTCGACGGAAAAAGGGAAAGGGGCGTCGGAGATAATGAAACAGATAAACCAAAAGAAACTTGAGCTAGCAGTAGCTATAGGTTTTAGCATTGTCATCTTCGTATTATCAAGCACAAGGATAGGATATATTCCTGTCTCAATCTACCGCAATCTGGACATGGGAATTATCCCTGCTGTCTTCGCTGCCATGATAGGCGGATACAGAGTGGGTGTCCCAGTCGCACTGCTATGGGCAGTTGTTGCCTATTACAATCCAGCTAGTAATCTACAAATATACGGATTAGCTGGTCTCATGATTAACCGTGTTGTCTTGGTAACCATTGCATATAAAGCATACATGATGTGTAAGAAGTACTGGATGTACTCGCCAGCAAATGTGTACCGCGCTATTGTCATAGCGGTCACAGCAAAGAACATTGTAGCCAATATCATCTTTGTTTATATGATGAAAAGCCATCACAAGTTTCAGATGACGTATTGGCTCAAATACACAGCAGAGCAATACTTTTTAGAGCTTGCGTTGTGTACCTTGGCAATGGCGTTTCTTATCAAACACCTGCGTCAAGTTCACATATTAAACGGTGTGAAGCGCCGCGAGAAAGCCAGAGCAAAAGCATTGGCTGCTCAGAAGTCTTCAAAATGATTATAGGAAAGGAGAATGTACAGTAATGAATATCGTTACAAGTTACATTAGTGGTCACAACCGTCCTGGGAAAAAGATTAATGTTCGTGGTGTCGTAGTACACTGGACAGCAAACGAAGGTAAAGGTGCGGACGCTAAGGCAAACCGCAACTACTTCAACAGCACAGACCGTTATGCTTCTGCACATGTTTGTGTTGATGATACTAACTTCGTAGAATGCTTGCCTTGGAGAAAGGGTGAAGCAGAGGAAGCATGGCATGTAGGTGCAACAAGCTACAAGCAAGCTTGCTTAAGCGCTCTTAATACTACATATCCAAATGATTGCACAATTGGTTTGGAGATTTGTGTTAACTCCGATGGGGACTTCAAGAAAGCTTACGCTAATGGAGTCGCTGGTATTGCAATGATGCTGAAAGAACATGGGCTTGGTATTGACAAGTTGTTCCGTCACTTTGACGTGACTGGAAAGAACTGCCCTGCATTCTTCGTGGATGAGACTTATGCTCAGAAATATTTTGGAATGAGCGCATCTGCTGCTTACTCTAAATTCCGTTCTGATGTTTCTAAAGCTCTAGGTGGCTCTGCTTCTGCACCAACTACTGAAGGTTTCTACCGTAACATTACTTTCGGAGCGAAAGGCGACGACGTTAAGTATCTTCAAACGTTACTTGTCAAGTTAGGCTACAAGCTTCCTAAGTATGGTATCGACGGAGACTACGGTCAAGACGGTGGAGAATCTGTAATGGCTGTTAAAGCATTCCAGAAAGACCATGGCTTAACGGTTGATGGATTGTGTGGCCCAGCTACTCAAAAAGCTATCCTTGCTGCTAGTGCAAAAAAGGATGCCGATGACAAAGCTGCCGCTCAAGTTATCTATCGTGTCCGTAAGTCTTGGGATGATGCTGCTTCTCAACTTGGAGCATACACTGTTCTAGACAGCGCGAAAGACCTTGCAGACCAACACAAGTCCGAAGGATATCAAGTGTTTGACCCTAACGGTAAAGTCGTGTACGACCCTACTCCTGCCGCTCCTGCTCCAGCGCATATGTACCGTGTTCGTAAGACATGGGCAGATGCATCTAGCCAAATCGGTGCTTTCTCAGACTTAGATAATGCAAAGGCTCTTGCTGACAAGAACCCTGGCTACATCGTGTTTGATGAAAATGGTAAGGCATTGTATCAGTTCGTTCCTGAAGTTGTTAAACCAGCTCCAGCTCCGACTCCAGCGCCTGCACCAAAACCAGCTGAACCTACGCCAGCACCAACGCCTGCTCCTGCCCCAACTACTCCAGCAGTAGACCACACTGGTCACCATGACATCATGGGTAAATCTGTTGTCGTAGCCGAGCAAATGGTTGCTTTCGTAAAGGCTGTTAATCCAAATTTCGATGAGGCAATTGCTCCTGCTTATTTAAAAGTAGGTGAGAAGTACGGCATCCGTGGTGATGTAGCTTTCGCACAATCCGTAATCGAAACTGGATACTTCAAATTCGATGGTGGAACTGCCGTTACTCCAGACCAGCACAACTATTGTGGCATGGGTGTAACATCTAAAGGCATGAAGGGTAACTCCTTCGCTACTATCGAAGATGGTGTTACTGCTCAAATGCAGCACCTATTAGCTTATGCGTCTAAGAATGCAATCCCCTCTGGTGATGCTGTATTAGACCCACGTTTCTCTCTTGTGAGCCGCGGCGTTGCTCCACACTGGGAAGACCTTAACAATCGTTGGGCTATGAACAGCAACTATGGTCAATCCATTCTTGCAGTCTATGAAAAGTTAAAGGCTACTCCAGTGCCAGCACCTAAACCAGAACCAGCTCCTGTAGTTCCTCCTGTAAAGGAAGAGCCTCCAGTAGTTGAGCAGCCAGCTCCTACTCCAGTAGAGGAGACTCCAGCTGCTCCCGTTGAAGCTCCTGAGGTTGTTGCACCAGCTCCTGTTGAAGATGCTCCAAACCCAGATGAGAAAATCAACGGCGGTCTAGTAAACCGTGTGCTCCAAGCTATCCTTGATTTCTTCAAGAATATGTTTGGTAAGAAAAATTAATCATGGGGCTTCGGCCCCTCTTATACCAAGGAGGAACTATAATGAACCCTGTATCTATTGGAACTAAAATCAGAACTACTGCTTTATTCTTGACTCTTATCAATCAAGTATTGGCTGTATTCAACATCTCTCCAATCCCATTTGACCAAGAGCAAGTAACATTAGTTGTTTCTACTGTTCTTACTGGCGCAGCTGCTATTTGGGCATGGTGGAAAAACAACAGCTTCACTAAGGCTGCTAAGAAAGCAGACGAAGTAATGAAGCAAGAGAAAGCTAATAAGTAATTATGACTTTGGGCATTGCCTTTGCTGGAGGAGGAGCTAGAGGAGCTGCGCATCTAGGCGTTCTCCAAGCACTAGAAAAAAACGGCATCGTAGCTGATTGTTATGCAGGTACAAGTGCTGGCTCTATCATTGCAACAATGAAAGCATTAGGTAAGACCAATCAAGAGTGTCTTGACATGGCAAAAGAGGCGGGCATGTATCTGATTGATATTTCTTATTGGGATATCATGAAGAGCTTTCCTCATAAGTTTTCTACATTAGAAGGTTTGGCAAAGGGAAATGAGATGAAGAAGTACCTCAGCAAACACATAGGAGAAACATCGTTCTTGCGGAACGTAAAGAAGCCTCTCTCCATTGTCTCTACGGATATTAATACTGGTTCTCAGATTGTATTCAGCTCAATGGATTTTGAGAGAAGGGACTTACGAAGAATTGATGATAAGATTAAAGCCTATGACCGCTACACTCCTCTTAACCTTCCAAACATTGTTTATGCTTCTAGTTCGATTCCTGGCGTATTCCAACCGATTACATATAACAAAATGAAGTTGGTTGATGGAAGCGTTACGAATAACATTCCTGCTGACTTAATGAAGTTAATGGGCTGCGATAAAGTTATCGCCATTAACCTGACTCAAAGAACTCCAGCTAACAATAAAGTAAATGGCATCTTCAATATTCTTGGACAATCCGCCGTTACTATGATTGAGCAAAATGAATTCCTTTCTTTAAGCAACACAGAAAATGTCATTCTATTGAACCCAGACATGACTGACATAGGCATCTTAGATTTCGACAAAGCTATGCAGGCATACCAGGTTGGATACGAATATGGAACGAAAATGATACCCGATATAAAAAAGAAATTGGAGAGCAATTAAGCTCTCCTTTTCCTTTGAACATTTTAGGCAATATTGGAAAACGGATACTTGTCTGCGACAAACACCTCATTCCAAAATTGTTGTAGTGCTTTAGGAACACTACCCTATTATGATATCCATGTTACGGATTTATATTCACACTCAATTGAATTCTTTGCAATGCTTGAGTTGGGCTGACAGTAAAGTTTACCGTGTACATTTCAGACGGATAACCTCGCGGTGCTATGTCACGTTCAATGCTTTCCACATGATACCCTGTAATATCTCCACGCTCCATAAAGCTCCCAAGCGTATCATTCATATGTCTTCTTAAAGCTGCTTGCGTTGCACCATCCCTTATGGTATTAAGACCTGTCTGATAAACACTTTCTCTGATTTGTTCTACGGTATCACGAACACTTCTCATCCCATCATAGCGAACCGTTCCGTCTAGAATAGATGCTCCCGTGTGCATATGGGTAGTTGCATAGTCAGTGAAGTTTGCAACAACAGGACGGCCCCAATATGGCTTTCTCTTGTATGATATTCTTACTGTCCAGCCAGGTTCCATAAAGCCTTGCTTAGGATGAACATAAAGCTCATAGCGTTCTACAAGCTCTGGAGCAAGCTCCTTGAATTTCTCAATGACGTGCTTCCGTAGTACGCCGCTAATAACCTCGGCGGAATAATCCTGCTCTTCACTGCCGATTGCTGACAGGGCTTCGTTCGCATTATCGGTTAGAATAACCATGATAGCATCCAACTTATCATCAGTAGAAGAATCATTTCCCTCTAGCAGGGCTTTGTATTTTTTATTACTCACGGTATAACCTTCCTTCTATACCCTCTTGCATCGCAGAGCCTAATGCCATAACTGGTTCCTGCTGTGTGACGTTGCAGATAATCATAAGGCCCATAAAGTGCATTTCATGAACATCTGTCGTATGCATCTGTCTTGCACGGCTCCGCGCCTCTAACCAATAGGAACGATAATGCTCTCTGTCCAGACTAATCCACATTGGTCGGTCATGATACCTTGCTTGGTAGCGGTCAACTTCCATCATTATCTTTGTTAAGATATCTGGAATGGTCTGTTCAATACTTTCCCTTTGTGGATTAACTGCCCCAACGAATGGGCTGCCTGCATACCTGTAGACTTCCTCTCGGATACGCTGGTCAAGTCTTTCAGCATTTATCCTTGCATAGTCTCTTGTCGCATCTGCTACGGTATCGCTCCAATAAACATTGTTGTTTAATGTCAGTGGGCCTGTCATAACGTCTGCATTGATTGTAAGGTCAACAGGCACGGTTACGCTATGCACAGGATTGACAGAACCTACTTCACGGATAGGCTCAACACTTCTTGTAATGTTTGCAGCTTTAATACTCTGCATCCCCATGATTTCTTTCCATGTACCGTCAGCTTTCTTCATCATAAACTTCACATCATGCGATGGCTTCTTTGCTACGGGCTTCCCTTCTTCATCCTGCAGCCGCCATAAGTTTTCTTTATTACTCATACCAACACTCCTATTTCATTAATGGCTGGATTAAATCTTTACCCCTGAATCCTTTTCGGTATCGGGCCTGTATAGTAGGATACTTAATGCCTGACACCTCTGACCATTCTTTAAGGCTCTTTGATACACCATCAATTTCAATCTGCATAGCTGGTCTCTTTGTGGAATGAAACTCTTCCTTTGTTCTCCACCTGCAATTCCATGGAGAAAAGTCTGCGCTTTCATCAATCAGGCAAAGCATCAATCCATCTTTAAATCCAGTGTCAGTTGCCCAAAGATAGAAGTTAACAGGGTCTTCTAACCAGATGTCACATACCTTAATGCCGCGACCACCATAGCGATGATAATTGTTGTTGTTTGGATTGTAACACTTGTTCTTCATTTGTTTCCAGATACAATAGATTCTATCCCTCTTTAAACCGTGTCTGTAATTCATCTTGCCCTCCCTAGAAAAAAAGGGCTAATTGCTTAGCCCGATATCATTTGATTGTAACGCACTGCACCAGCTGCAGGAACTTCCTTGAAGTATGACATCGCTGGCATAAACTCAAAGAATACTCTTCCTTTGAAACTACCAAACTTGTTTTTACCGATTTGACATTCAAACACAGGTTGCTTATCTGGAGTAGAAGGGTCTGTCCAGAAGATTTGTGATTGCTGTCCTCTTAAACCAACTTCATTATAACATAAGACGATTGCCTTGGCTTCGTAAATTATCTTTACCGATTCACGAATGTCATCCAATTTCGGACGACGGTTCCCGTTCAGCTTACGGAACTCTGCTGTACAGATAATCGGACAGTCAAACTTAGAAGCAATACGTGATAGCTGGTCAGAGATATAATCGTACTTACCATTTCCATCGGAACCAAAGTTTACATCGCGAACCGTAATATCATGGAAGTTATCAATCATTAAAACTATTTGATAGGCTGGGTCAATCTTCGCCAGCTCTAATGCATAACGCTCCGCTGTTGCTTCAATGTGCTCGATATCAGAACCTTCGTTTACGTCCATCATATTGATATGCATAACACTGTTCTTGAGGTTTTCAAAGCCTACCTTACGTCTATCCATAAAGTGCTTATTATCCTGATACTTCTTTGGGAAACGTACTGCGTTAATCGGAATCTTCTGGTCAATCGCAACCAGACGCGGAAGTAATTCATTGTTACTATCATCGAGTGAGAAGTAAAGAACGAATGCTTTACGCGGATTCTGCGGCGTTGGTATCTGATTACTCTGTGCAATCTGCCATCCCATCTGCATCATGATACCTGACTTACCTACGTTGGATTGTCCTGCGAATAAGTGAACACCTGTATTCAAACCTTCAAAGGCTTTATTGAATCCTTCAAAGCCCCAGTCAAGACCACCCTGTTCGCCACGTTTCCATGAGTATTCATCTACATCATTAATTGTCTGTAGCATCTTCGTCTTGAAGAATGGATTAGTGTCACTCATTACATTGATAGGCAGTGCTGGTACTTCAATTACATTGGGTAGTGCTTCCCCTAAATCTTCGATGCCGTCCATGGTTAGCATCTGTTCTAAGCTAAACTCTGACATTACAGTTTCCCCCTGTTTCCTTTTCCTCTTCCTTTGCCTGTTGCCTATTACTGCTCTTGCAGTTCAGCCGCCATCTTATCGAAGATGTCATGCATATCTTTCTTTATGCGTTGGAACGATTTGTCTGTTGGACAAACCTTCTCAAACTCCTTTAGGATTTCTCCCTTGCCTGTGTCGAGGACAGCCTTTAGCTTGTCCTCTTTGCGACTGATTTCGAATGCAACAACACGTTTACTCATCGTTTCTCCCCCTACCTCTGTTTAGGCTTTCTATATAATGGACATTTCTCTTTCACACAGGTTGCTAATGATTCGAGTGTCGAGCAACCATACTCATAATTGTTATTGTATACGCTTTGCATGGTATTTTTCAATTCCCATTCTGGCATAGAATCGTTATTCCACTTGACCAAGTTCTCCCATACGCCTTGTTCAGTGTTGCCTTGCTTCTTCCAGAATGATGTAAGTACTGCCGCCGTATTATTTCTTAAGCCTTTCTGCGGCCCAACGTCAATTAATTCCTGAATACAATGTGGCGTGAATGTTAATGGCTTTGATTCAAACTTCTTCGAGTTATCAAACTTCTTGCCATAACGATTTGCCCACTTCTCAATGTTGCTAATATACTCCTGCTTGGCTCTTGTGATTTCATAAGGAGCATCATACTGAATGGCTCTTGGGCCTTTGGCAAGCTCCTTAATCTCTTCGTGAGACATCATCACCAATTCAAAGTAGGTGAGCGGTATCTTGTAAAGCAACGTGTCTGCGTGACGGCTATTAGCCATGCGAAACAAACGGCGGCGGTCATATATCTTTAAGTCTAATGTGCCGTGTGTGACATGTTCTGAAATACCAGTAGCCATTGTCTTATAGTATTCATTCAGATGCTTGTCTGGCTCTGCTCCGAATACAGTGGCAGGAACAACAAGATGGAGTCCTTTCTTTCCACTGAAGTAAATACGAATGAAGGCTTCAGGTATGTTATAAGTAAACGACTGCTTTAAGTATGTGATAGCGGCAATTGCGTCCTCACGAGCCTTCTCGAAATTATCTTCTGCATCAAAGTCCAGATAAAAATCTGCGTACAGGTTTGCTTCCTTCACATCTAGGCTATCATAGATGTAGGCAGTTAGGTAGATGCCTGTGTTGTCATTCTTTTTGCGATATTCCTGTACCTGGTCTATCGTCATGTACTCATTGCGGGTGAACTTCCCACCAGGGAGGTTTCTCCCTCCTTCGATATAAATAAACTTACTTGCTTGTTCTTGGGATAACACGGTCAAGTCCCTCCATATAAGCTGAATTTTTTCTGTCTTCTAATACCGCGATAGCATCCTCTGCATAATCACGAATGTCAAACGGAGTAGTTGGTATTGGCTTTCCTACATCTTCACACGTCGCTCTTGCTTCATTAATCATATAAAGCACTGTATCAATGTCATAAGACTTGAGCATGTGTTTGAATGCACCCATGTCTCTGTCTCTGAAATCCGCATCAATATCCATGACTTTATAAAAGTAATCCACTAGGTCGGATAATGTAAAGACCTCTTTCATTTCCAAATAAAATTCTTCATCTTCATAAGAAGAATAGAATGTTCCATCATCCCGTTGCATGATAGTTGGTGGCGGCGGAGCAACCTGTAAAGCAGGGTGATAATAAAACTTTCCTGGCTCTAGTAAGTTATTAGGGTCGCGCTTGATTTCTTTCTTGTCCGCTTTCACTTTGAAGTAAGACAGAATATCATCAATCATATATGCCTCTTGTGGTGAAGGGTGAATCGCCTTATAACGATTCATAAGGGTTTCAATTTCTTTAACACTTGTACCGCCAGCTAATAGCTGCTCGATGTTCTTCATGACATTAATCTTATAAGCCTCTGGTGCCTGTACCTTTCCATTCGAATCTTTCCCGAAGCCTTTGATTTCACTGAAGAATTTAATGCTTAGTCTGATTGCATCATTAATCATGCTTAGCCAACTCCTTTACCTTTTCCTTATATAATATAAAAGAGGGCTTGCGCCCCCTCTCATTAAATCGTTTCTGCTTTCTTACCTAAGAAGATATTGAAAGCCTTAATGTTTTGTGGGTTAATGTTCTGCCAGTGAACATCCTTGTTATCGAAGAACTCACGAACATATGGATTCAACTGCTCGTTGTTTGACATACCCAAGATTTGTTTTAACTCTTTCAAGCGATTGATATCGTCTGGCTGCCATCCACCAGCAGGAGCTGAAGCTGTTTGTGCTTGACCTTGTGACTCCTGTTTAGCAGGTGGGGTCTGTGGCTGTGCAGGTGGCGCTTGGTACTCTTGCTTAGGTGGTGCTTGGTATGTTTGCTTAGGCTCTTGATAAACCTGCTTAGCTGGTTGCTGTGCTGGTTGTTGTTCCTCATCACCAAAGCCCTCATCATCACCATATAACTCTAAGCCAATACCGAACAAGGAAGCGCATTTCTTTAATGCATCTGTAGAAGCAGATTTGAATGCTGACTCCTGTTCAGTTGCTCCACCGATAAGAACCTTTGAACCATACTGCTCTTTAACACCAAGACCAGGAACTGTTAAGCGTCCAAGTACTTTTGCTACTGGCGGCTGTGCTTCCATTCTCTGTGAACCATCTTGATTTAATACGGGTTTACGATTCTTTCCCCATCCATCCCACATTGGCTTTGGTTGAGATTCCTTTACTTCTTCAGTAACAATCTCAAATGACCATTGTAATCCGAATGCTTTATTCAATAAACGAATAACAGTGTGACCACCGATATATGATAAAGTCGCTCCGCCTTGTTGACGTTGCTTAATCCATTGTGGATTTAACTTCGCATCAATTACTTCCTTTGCTTTCTCTACATCGAAATCTGCTTTCATTCCAAATACATCTAAACCGTTTGACATTAATATTTCCTCCTCTTGATTAACCTATAATTTATTATATCATAAAGTTATGACATTTGTAAACATCATTACTTTATTTCCTAATGAAAAAATCAAAGACGATAAAGCCGACTGATAGAACTGCAACAAACATCAGCGGCAGCATTGTAATATCCACTATTAATCTTCCTTCTTCTCATACTTCTTTAGCAAATCTTCAACCGCTTCCTCGAATAGGCGGGACTGCGGAATTCTTGTCTCATCAGAAATCTTCGCAATGGAATCCTTAAGATTCTCTGGAAGATATGTTGTGAAGCGAACTTTCTGCATCTCCATTTCCCTTACCTCCTTTATTTATATATATCATAACATATCATAACATGTTTGTAAACTAAAAAGATTATTCAGATAATCGTAAAAATCCATTGACAGAAAGCTCCAAACTGGTTCTGATGTAACCAAGAGGTAGTCAAACTATCTCCGAGGGTTAATAGAACACCTACCAGGGGGAGTCACATTGAATATTGTAGCCTTAGACACTAACGTACTTTTAGACAGAACTTTAGAACAAGTACTGGAAACTTTTGAAGAACCAACTCAGGTCATCATTCCGCTTGTTGTATTGGAAGAAGCAGATACATTCAAGAAAGGATTCGAAGCCAAGAATGAGTACGCACGGGCGCTTAACCGTTACCTTGATTCATTAAGAAAGATTGGTAAGCTGCACGAAGGCGTTGAAGTCGGAGACCACATTGTGCTAGTCGATATTAAGATAGAAGAACTAGACCTGGACAAGCCCGATTATAAAATCATTTTAACGGCTAAGAAGCAGGGAGCCTTACTGATTACTCAGGACATCAATGTTCGAGTGGTTGCTGATGCTCTTGGAGTAGAATCATCTTCCTTTGCGCCAAACGATGTCAATGTCAATGAGCTTTATAAAGGCTACATAAATGTTGACATTGATGAAGACCAAGTACAACGGTTCTACAAAGATGGTTTCCTTGCCATTGATACAGTAGAAAAAGACGGAACCATTCAAGCATTACTCAATAACCAATTCGTTGTCATGACTGATGACTTTGGTGGAGAACACGAAGGCATTTACAAAGAAAGAGATAAGGGTGTTCATGCTCTTGACCGCTTCTATGAGGCATGGGGATTCAAGCCTAAGAAGGACAAGAAAGGAAAACCAGTACGTGAGCAGAAGTTCTTACTTCACTTACTGCTTGACCCAGACATTCACTTTGTATCAGCTATCGGGCCATCAGGTTGCGGTAAAACATTCTTAGCGCTGGCGGCAGCATTAGAACAAACCTTACGTGATGACACATACAACAAAGTAACAGTTATGCGCCCACTGATTGCAGTAGGGAATAACGATATTGGATTCCTACCTGGAGACAAACTTGAAAAGCTAGAGCCATGGATGGCATCCACGTTCGATGCACTAGATGTTCTCTTAGAAAAATATGAAAGCAAAGATGGAGACGACTGGATGGGCGGCAGCAAAGCAAAAGTGTACAGCCTTATCCAAAACGGAAAGCTTGAGCTTGAAGCAATGGCTCATATCCGTGGTCGTTCCTTACCATATCAGTTCTTAATCATTGATGATGCACAGAACTTAACACAACATGAAGCAGTAACCATTATTACTCGTGCTGGAGAAGGCACAAAAGTAATATTCCTCGGAGACCTAAGCGAGAAGCAGATTGACAACCACAGATTAACACCATCAAGCAATGGTCTTGCTTACGTTATTGACCGATTCAAAGGGGAAGACATCGTGGGTCACATCACTCTGAATACAGTCGTTCGTTCAGGACTTGCACAACTAGGAGTGGAAAAATTGTGACAACCAGAAAAGCAAGAAAACGAACCAAATGGATATATGGCGATGAATCGAATAAGTGGGTGGAGTGCTTAGACTGCACCTACGAATACTTCATTGAGAGCCACGAACTCACTCCCTGCTGCCCGTGCTGTGGCAGTAAGGAGTATGAAGATTCAACACCAGAAAAGGATTACCTAGACTTAGATGAATTGGATGGGTTGCTATGAGCGATAAGGTGAGAATCAGCATAGAAGAAGAAGAGTGGGAAGCTTGCGAACCAGCCAAGCGTAAACGAATCATTGAACTTATGAAGGAATATGGTTATCCTACAGATGCTTTAGAGGCACTAGAGAGAGAAATTGGAGAACAAACAATAGAAGATATCTACAAACAATTTTACGGAGATGAAGAATAATGGGTGGAATCAAACACAACTTGTACCAATATGGAATACCAGGCAACGCAGGCACACAAAAGTCGGAAGCTGTTTTCTTAAACGGTGCAACAGACTTTGAAAGACAGATTGCAGCAACAGCAATCAATCAACAACCTTACTGTAAGTACTGCGGCGGATTCATCTATGGCACCGAACAGGATGAAGAAGGACGCAACGGACATCCTGAATGGGAACTAATTAATAAAGCTCACTTCAAGTGCGCATCAGCTGCAACAGCTAAGGAACAAGAGAAAGCTAAACTAGCAGCTGCTGAATATGAACTTAAGCGTAAAGAAGAAGAAGCTAAACGTGAAGAAGCAGCAAAGAACTTCGACTGGGAAGCTTACATGAAAAATGCAATGCAAAAGGATGAGTAATAATGGAACTTACACTAGACCAAATTCATACTTATTTACAATGCCCTGCATCATATCATTTTAAATATGAAATGAATCTGGACGGTGAAGATTCCGACACTGTTAAATATAGCAAAGCTCTTCATAAGACAGTGTCTTCTTTTTACTTTACATTGATGGGTGGCTTCCTTCCTTCTGCTAAACAGATGAAAGATAAATGGGCCACAATATGGAATGACTTTAAGGACGGGCCAGTAGACTTAACCGAAACCTTATTAAAGGAACGACTATATAAGCCTAACAGGAAAGACAAGATAGACAAGCAGATAGTTCAGGGTATGGAAACTATCCACAACTTCTATCACTTCACTAAAGACAATCCTGGCACTCCTATTGCAGTTGACCACGAGTTCCGTGTTCCGATTGCAGGAGTAACCATCAAAGGAAAATTTGAATTAATTCGAGAAAGTATTGACAAAACTACGTCAAACCGTTTTATTGAAATAGTAGACTTCAAGACTGGCAATGAGGCAACAGACATGTTCCTTGTTAATCATGATTTGAACCTTACGATTATGTCTTATGCATTCCGTAATCTGTTCCAATCAGAAGAAGACAGACTTACATTAAGCTATCTGAAAACAGGAAAAGAAATTTATACTTTACGTTCAGATAAAGAGTTTGATAGAATGAAAGCTGTGATTGAGGGAGTGGCTGAGGGGATAGCCAACAAACGCTTTTATCCTAGACAGACATTCATGTGTAAGTCATGTCCATTCAAGAACGTCTGTGACATGGCTAGGTTTTGAAATTAATTATCAGGGGGAACTTAAACATGACTAAAAAAGTAGTAGCACAAGAAGAAGTAGTAGAAGCTGAATTCACTGAGGTAGAAGCTCAAGAAGCTCCAGTGCAAGAAGAGAAAGCAATCCTTTGTGGCTTTTCAGTAATCATGACTGAAGATGGAGACATCTCTTTCCATCCACATGGTTCTAATCCTAATCTTGTAACTCTTGATGGACTCTTAAAATACGCTGAGCGCTACCTAGAAAAGGAATGGGCACCACGCCTAGCACCAGCTGCAGAATAATAGATGGGGAGCCGCTGTGCTCCCTTTAATAATATAAAAGGGGAATATATATGTTAGATGCTTTAATCACATGGTTACCGAACATTGCAACAGTACTATTAATCATTTGTTATGTACCACAGATTGCACACTTACTTAAGACAAAGAAGACGGAAGGATTGTCCGTATCATTCTGGATAATCTTAATCCTAGCATTACTTACATTTACAGCTTTTAATGTTTGCTTATTCATTAAGTTCGGTACATTCTTCGGTATCATCACTGAGGGCGCGAACTCATTACTTGCTATCATCGTGTTCAGCCTATTACTTAAATACCGAAAGAAGGATTAATCATGGCAAAGAAATATCGTGGAAACATAAGAGTGACAGCAGAACTGCTGCATAGCATGTTGCACTTACCAAATGAAGTGGAAATCATCAATGTTGTTTTCGACAACAAGAGAGAGCTTATCAATATCATCATCAGAAGCAATGAAGAAGTAGAACACCTTACTCTCCATACTGGTGAATCAATGGAGTTCCCTTCTGCTAATGTTGAATTTTATTTTGGAGATGAGAAGAATGCTTAAATTCGTTACCAAAGAAGGCAAGCTATTATGCGAACTTCATGACAATGGAGAGATGCTTGTAACAGAAGCTAAGTTTGGGGAAGAACTAAAAGCGGCTGGAGCAACCATCAAAGAGAAGAAGGAAGACGAAGAGAAAGAAGATGAAGAGTAATGTGCAAAGCATGCATGTTAGATTTCATGGATAAAGAAATTGTTTCTTTCCTACGTGGGGAAGTTAACTGGGACTTATATGAATCCCAATATAAAAAATGCGGTGACGAGGGGCGTCTGCATGAAGAAGAGACAGTTCAAGAAGGACAGGAAAAAAGGTAAGCATTCGTTTTTTGTGGGGAGACCTGGTTCTCTCCTTCTTGGTTTTTGGAAGGACGAACTAGCAAGACAGAAAGCGAAGATGGAATCTGGTGTTATTCGTAACAGCAGGATGAAGGCTAAGCTGCAGGATAAGATTGACCGATTAGAATATCTTATCTGGGACCATGAATCCTTCCATCCAAAGCGTCGTGAAATCATGAGGCTATCGAAAGAACTCGTGGATAAAGTTAAGAGGGAACTTACCATCGAGGAAATCTATTCGATATGTGACCAGGTTAAATACCATACCAAGCCTAAAGAAGTTAAATACAAGGTAATAGAGAGGGAGAATCAACGTGTCAGAAGAAAAAACACTCGTAGGGGAAAAAGAATTTGAGGGAATGAGTGGTATCTTTATCGCTGAATACGATATGGCTAACATGAAGATGGAGCGCATCGTCGTTTCTAATCCAGCCATCCTTGCCATCTTAAAGGTAGTTAAGCTTCCAGAAGCGGCACAAGAGAAAGCTGTGTATGACTTAGTTGACCGTACACCTGAATGGAATAAGCTAGATACAGAAGTGCAGGTAGCAAAGATTAAAGCTATCCTGACTCAGGAATCTGTTATTGAATTCTTAAAGGCGAAAGAAGTTATCCGTCCTAAGTGTGATGTTGTACAGACTGGTATCGACATTGAAGGTTCTATTGTTATTGAAGCTTACTATGTGTCATTGAACCGTGAGCAACGCCGCCTGATTGACAAGACTCATTCTGAAGCAGAGAAGCAACGACTTGCTGAAGCTGTCAACATCATGGGCAGCAATGACAACCTAATTGATATGGCTAAGGCTCGTATGGAGAAGCTAGCCAAAGAGGGTAAGGTTGTTAAGCCACGCGAACAACGCCGCAAGGTAGACAAAGAATGGCGCAAGAACCCGTGGAAATAAACGTCATAAAATGATTGTAAGTTATGACATCCAATAGTATAATATAAGTAACTAAACAAGCTCATCTTATGGTGGGCTTTTACTTTTGGGAGTGGTTAAATGTGTACAACACCTACGTTGAAGAAGGTGCATCCATCGACAGCACCATGGCCGACATCTGGGTCACTACAAGAAACGGTCAGGAGATTAAAGTCCTCTCAGTCGAGTACCAGCTCGTCGTCGAAAGGGAGCCTATTTACTCGTTCGGAGACCGACTACCTGCTTACTTTGCTCCACGCCGTCGTAGATTTCTGTCTACACTTTATCTCGAACCGTCTGCTTTCCGTGGCATTATGGCTACTCAAGACTTTTTTAATATTCATATCAAGCCTCATGAATCGAAATACGAAGTCGTCGTTCCAAATGTGTCCGTAACACAATCAAGACAATCCACAACATGGAATGGATATATCTGTGATTGTATATCCGAGGGTCACATGGAGGAGAAGTTTCACATTCCAAAGAATCCTACAAACAAATCAGTGAAAGACTTATTGCTGGCTAGTCCAGATGAATTATAGGGGGAATCATCATGGCAAAGAAGAAAGATGAAAACAAAGTAGTAGAGCTTGTACCAAAAGAAGAGACGCGGGAATTAACAAAAGAAGAACTTGAATACATTAAAGAACAAGACGAGAAAGAGATTGAAGGATACTTGAGCAAGTTCCAAACCTTCAACAGTGTGGCTGACTCTTCTAACGTAGAAGAAGAGGACGAAGATGAAGAAGAAGAATTCACTATTGATTTTGATAAGGGCGAAGCTTACTCCAAACAGGAGACATTCATTGCTGGTGAAGACATCCTTAAACAGATTGAAGAAGCCATTGGTGCATCTAAACCTAAGCTTCAAGTACGGTACGGTGACCTTATCACTGAGCGCTTTGTATCAAAGGCAATTGCTAGCTTAGTAGGAAAGCTTAACAAGGCGATTGAAGCAGTAGAGGACGCGGCGGAAGAACAGCTAAAGCACTTTGGCTATGCCGACACCTTTGCAGAGGATGCATCCAAGCCATTGTACAAGAAGAAGGAAGAGTTGCGAAGAGCCTTCTACCTGGGCCGCATTGACTATGATAAGATTCCTCAGTGGGCAGAAACCTATATTCAGGAATACATTGAGAATGCTATCAACAGCATGCTAGACTTTACGGAGAGGGACTGACCCTCTCTTTATTTTTATCTTTACAAAACCCACCAATAGTGGTTACAAATAACGTATGGAGGGATTGTAATGATAACACAAATGCTAAAAGTATATGATACCGTAGTAACGGTACACTCCTATGAATTCGATGCTGACATCACGATTGAAGGACTATCAGATGAACGTGAGTTAATTCATTTTGGCGGCGAATACAAGGCACCAGCGAATCGTCATGTTGGTTCTTATGTAGCCAAGGGTTTTACTCCAGATTTTCATTATGTTGTACTGGCAAAAGGGATTGACCAGAAACAACTGTCCAACATTCTTCATTCATTAGATGTCGTAGATGGAGTAGCCTATGAAGTGGACACTGACTTAGTAACAGTGATTAATAATAATCCAAAATCAATTGCAGACTTTGTAGAAGGTGAACTTGCATCAGCTGAAATTACTGAGGCTAAGATTTCGCAAGCTACAATTAGCGATAAGAAGTTTAAAAAGAAAAGACGTAAGTAATCGGGGGAAACGGCAATGAACATTTTAGGTATTGACCCATCCACTGCTTCAAGTGGATTTGCAGTAATGAATGAACACAGAGAACTTCTTGCTTATGGAGTAATCAAACCAAACAAGAAGAAGATGACTATTGGACAGCAGGCAGCAATGCAATACAATACACTGGCTAAAGTCATTGAAGAGTGTGCAGTAGAATATATCCTATGTGAAGACCAACATGGTGGACTCAATAAGGATACATTAAAGAAGCTTGCTCGTACATCTGGACTCATGGTACTGCTTGCAGGGCAATATGATTTGCCGTTCGAACTGATGCATCCCAGCTCTTGGAGAAAGATTACCCATGGGAAAGGTAATGCTAAGAAAGAAGATACTCTTAACTGGGTAAATGAAGTGTACGGTCTGGAATTGACAGACAAAGAAAACGATATTGCCGATGCTATAGGCATTGCTTATGCTGGCGTATCATACTTTACGGGGGAAGACAATGGAGATACTGGAGAAAAAATTAGTTGAGAAAGACACTGTAACAGATGTCCTTTGCAATAAGTGCGGCAAGTCTTGCAGGTATGAACTAGGCGAAGACATGGTCAACTTTAATTCAGCTGTCATCACTGCCGACTTCGGATATGGTTCAACCAAGTACGATATGGAAGACTTTGAAGTTCACTTGTGCGAAGATTGCTATTCCGAATTGGAATCAACATTTAAAATTAAACCAACCAAAACACTAAAATGGTAGCTAAAGAATACGTCTGGAGGAGCTAATAATGAGAATTTATAAAGGTGAGGCGGGCGTTGATTTAACGCTTGAAAGCTTTCTTGACTTGTTGGAAGAGGACGCATTAGAGGATATCATCGACATGGTGCTTGACCTGGAAGCAACAGGCTCTATCAAAGGTACGTCATTCATCGGGGATTTTGATGGCGACTTTGATGATGACGTTGTATTCCTTGGGGTCATTAACCTTGAAGACTTTGATGGCGATATCGACAGTCTGTTTGAAGATGAAGGTGTCGGGTTTGCAAATCTATTTGACTTCTTATCAGAAGAGCAAGGTTACTTTGACAACCTAAGCGAAGAAGATTTGGATTTAATCTTCGGGCCGACATCAACATTAGGAGCTTCATTCCCTACGGAAGAAGAACTAATGGAGAACTTCTTATGCAGCAACGAAGACTTGAAAGTAAAAAGGATTGTACAGCGCTTCCGTCATATTCTTGACGCTCAAAAATAAGGAGCGATTATGATGAGAAAAGAGAACTACAACCCAGACAACAATATTGATGAGTTGGTATTTGCTTATCAAAACGGTAGCGAAGAAGCTGCAATGGAACTCCTTGAAATCTACGGTGGGCATCCTAAGAAGAGAGACCTAAGCCTTTACTTAGGCAAGTACTTCAAGATGCTCCGCTATGGCAAGCTTGACCTGAATGACAGGGACAGCCGCCTATTCATCTCTTTATTCCTTGAAGACCCTTGCATGCGGAAGGAAATGAGAAAGGCTTATCAGTACAAGCCAACGCAACAAGCAGCGCGGAGAAAGCTTCAGAACCTGGAGCATTCATTACGTGTTATGACGGATGATGACTTACGCCAAGAGCTTGTAGCCATGTTCCTGAAGGTAGCCAAGAAGTACAAGAAGGTAAAGAAGAACGTGGATTTCAACGGATACCTTTACAACTACTACCGATTTGAAGTAGCCAACTTTATCAAGAAGTTACTACAACCAGATGAAATGTATGTAAAACATCCTGACCGCCTGATTCGTATAGCAGATGACCTGCTTGGCGATGATGATAGCGTGATTGAATTACAAGACAGTATCCTAATGAATCTTCCTATCATGCAGATGGAAGAAGAATTGGATATCAACTGGGTTCGTGGGTTCACATGCGGAGAAGAGTTTAAAGAATTATCTCAGCTGCAACGTTTGATTATCAAGCTGAACTACGAAGACGGCTGGAGCGATGGAAAGATTGCCGACATGATGGGCATTCATATTAACACCATCTTCCGCCAACGCAAGAAAGCTGATGCCATCGTAAAAGAAACAGTAGAAAAACTAATACAAGAGGGCTTTTATTCATGACAGAACTTAACGTAACGAACTGTACAGAGTGCGGAAAAGAAATTAAATATACAACGAAGAAGCCGAAGGTTTGTTCAACCTGCCGTTTGACCGTCAAGAAGAAGCCAGCGGCTAAGAAGACAGCCACAAAGAAACCTTCTAGTGGTAAGAAGTTCCCTGATAACAAGAACACTCAGGGTGAGCTTATTTTATTCCGTGCTCTGGATTCGTTACTGGGAGGACATGACTATATTAATCATGGTTATTACTCCTTCCTATTAAGCCCGAAGGGATATCCGCTCCAGATGGACCGATACTATCCTGACTTGAAACTCGGCTTTGAATACGATGGCAAGCAGCACGAGGAGTACAATAAGTACATCCATAAGTCGAAGAAGAACTTCGAATACTACAAAGAGTGCGACAGACTGAAGGAAGAAGCCTGCAAGAAGAAAGGCATTACGTTAATCCGTGTGGCTTATAACCATAAGATAACAACAGATGCCTTGAAGCTTGATATTTTAAAGGCAAATAAAAAACTACACAACCAAATTTTCGGGGGGAAATAACACTGTGGTTAGCCTGACAGATGAACTGTTGGACCAATTAGGGGAAGAGTACGATATGAAAAAGACAGAAGAAATCTTAACAGGGGTATATGAGAACGACACGTTCTACTTATTCGTTGTAAGGAAAATGAAGGAGTTAGCGTCATGACTCAATCATCCATCCGTAAACACATCTCTCAAATGTCGCTGGAGGAAGTAGACTTCTTTACTTCACTGGTAAAGAGGAAGTCATGGATAATGAGTGGGCATGTACGTCAACAGATGGAAAAGCGCGGCGGTACTTTGTCTGATATTATTGAGGCCATTGAATATGGTAGCTTAATAGAATACCATTGTCGGAATGGACATAGTCGTTTACTGTTCCGCAGTGAGACACCGATACATAACTGGGTTCCATGTGTGGTAGTCGAGATAGCCTCTGAGCGTATCATCACTATCTTCTGGAATCATGTAAAGGATAATCACCGTACCATTGACATGAGCCGATACGATGAAGACTTGGATATTATCGCAATGTTCGAGGAGGAAGAAGAATGAAGGAATCTACTGGAATCATACTATGGGTTTTAACAACCATGATTATGACGGCTATTGTAGTTGGCTTTACTTATTTAGCAGTAGGAAAGATTCCGATGGTAGTACTTGTTGCAACCATCATCTATGAGGGCGCGATGGTCGCTGCTCTATGGGCGTTCTATAATTATGTATTGATTGATAAAAGTAAATAATAACAGAGAAGCAGCCTACCGTCCCAAGTAAGCTGCTTTTCTAATCGTATTTTTTATGAATTGGTTGTTAGTGTTATTATCTTCTATCGGTGAATCCCTGAGTAAGCCATTGCACAAAGACGTTTGGTAATCTCCCCGCCAACGGAACCGTTAGCACGAGCAGTTGATTCCGCTCCGAGCTGGACTCCAAACTCTGAGGCAATTTCAAACTTCATTTGGTTAAGAGCAGATTCAACACCAGGAACAATCAAACTATTTCGGTTGTTAGATGCCATGTTATCCACCTCCTTTAAGTTATGTTGTCCAGAGGTGGCGGCTCTATCCTAAAATAGCTCTTCCAAATTATAGCTGTTTATAACAGGATGACAAATATCACGGTAATCACAATAGCGACATTCAAAAGAAGTAGGTTGATATTCGCGGTCAGGTAAAGTCCCATTATCAATATGATGAATAACGAACTCAATGTCCGCCACGATTTCATCCACAATCGCTTGGTTATATGTGACATAATAATACTTTTGGTCTTGGGTGTTTTTGTTTTCATAGTAGACTAGCCCTGCCCGTATCCCTGTCAGAAAGAAGTAGAGCTGTAACTGCATCTCATGTTTCTTATCTGGCTTTGTCTTTGGGATGTAGTCATTGTAGCTTTTCTCTTTTGCTGATTTAAACTCAACAATTAAAACATCAGAAGCAAGACCTTCATATACTAACTCTTCTCCAGTTTCATTTCCCTCTTCATCATAGACAGGCTTGTATAGCTTAATCACCTTGTCATCCTCAATGACATCGTCGGGTTTCTTCATGAAGTTCCAAACGATAGCGTCGCTTCGTCCTGATATGCGAAGCTTCTCATCTTTTAGTTTTAGTTCGGGCGCAATCATGATTCCCATTCTCTCGAAGGTCGCTTCCATTCTTTCATGAAAGTAAGTACCGTTATCAAGGATTAGGATGTTTCTTCCTTGCTTAGGCTTACCTGGGTAACCCATCATTTGATAAGCAATCAGACGCTTGCATTTCCCTACTGATGATGGATAGAACTTTCCAATCCTTCCATCTTCATAACGCTTTTGCTGATTAGCTTGGTCTTCTTCCACAAGGAATTGATGCACCATATCAACGAGATTCATATCCCCATACTTCTCGTTAATCTTTTGAATCTCTTTTCGAATCTGTGCTGTATCCAACCGAATTCCTCCCGATTCTATTGATTTATCTATGTTAAATGCTTATATTACCGTAAGAATACTCCACCTTATTATAGCATGGCAAATGTCATAAAGTCAAAGGAGGTTAAGGTAACACATGGCATATAAGAAACAGTACAATAATGCTGACCGTGACGATGGTGTAAGAGGAGAACTCCTCAAGGCCAAGGACAATGAAGCTGCTCTCGCGAAGCTCGATGGGATGAGCAAACCAGTCCTCAATGGAGATGGTAACCCACCTGCCAAGAGTCAATGGAGCACAGGCCGCGGCTGCCCTAAGTGTAAACATCAAATGGCTTTCAAGGAAATCACGAAGTCTGGACAGACTGTTGTGTTCTGTCATAACTGTCATAGAGAATGGTATGCTGCAGACCTTGAGAACACAACCAAGAATGGTGACTTCATCCACCGCGATATTCCTGATGAACTCATCCTACGCTACATGATGGCGAACGATGCACGCCTTAAATTAGAAGGCAAATAAAGCTTGACGAATGTTCCTCCTAGTGGATAAAAATGAGCTAGGGGGAATTATTTTGAAACAGATGATTAGAGAAATTGCAGAGAGCTATCTGTATTACATTGCTTGCCTAGTTGTTTACTTCATTCTTGTCCACTTTCATGTTCGCCCATACTATCCGCAAAAGCATTTTGGTTTCTGGACTATCATGCTGACGATTGCGGTGACTATGTATGGCGGAGGCTTCCTTATTAAGAAGTATGAGAGGTATCTTCTAAAGAGAGATGCTATCAACATACTAAGGGAACAGGGGTACAAGAAATCAGATATAGAGAAGATAGAAATCTTTCGTGATGGTGATGATGAAGTAGTAGAGATTACATTAAAAGATGACCAGGGGGAAAAGAAATGAATCCAGAATACCAATTCAAAGTAGAGAAGCTTACAGACAAAGAGAAGATTGTAGATGGGTTATTAAGCTCAGGACACATTGTAGCATGTGAGCAGAAGTTTGGTCACTATGAAATCTCTGTGTATGGCAAACAAACTGTAAGTGGCAAGGGCGGTAAGCCAACTGATTGGTTTGAAAAGAATACAACACCAGCCATTATTAAGACGCCTTACTATCCACCAACGACTGCTTACTTTGGTACTGGTTCAATTACTACGACTCCAGGTTATACAACAACTGTCATGAATTGTAATGTTTCAGAAGAAGCGGACTTGGAAAAGATTAAAGATGCGATTACTAAAGCTGTGGAATTCGGAACAAGAGAGGTAATGGAATAGTGGGAGAATTCAATTTCAGCGACATCGTATATGTGCCAATTAAATGTGAAGATTGCAAGAAGGAAGGCCAAGCGCCTACCCTCAAGCAAATCTTAGATAATAAAGAAACCAAGCTAAGCCAAACTTTAGAAGAGCTTGGATACATCCCTGTTACATGTGGATGTGCAAACGAAGAGACCACGGAAGAATAACCGTGGCTCTTTTTTATTGGGCAGTTAGTGCCTCCAATTGTTTTCCAATGTATCGTGTGACGATGTTTACACCAGTACCAGTACCAACAAATGTGACTGTTCCATCCACTCTGTTTGCTCCAAACTCTTCCCATGGTGCATTGATAGTGAAGTCTGTATTAGCAATCGCAAGAAGAATATCTTCTTCGCTTACTCCAGCAAACTTGGATAGGTAAATGAATCGTGCGATACCTTGGATGACCGCGGACTTATTCATCACATACTTTTTGTGGTCATTTAAATCGTCAGGTAAAACCTCAAACACTTTATTGAATGTGCTTTCTACATAAGCTCTTACTTCATCATAGTTTTCTTCGTTCAATACATCATCAGAAGCAGACTTATCTGTTCCAGTTAAGAGATAGCTTACAGAGTTAGTAAGGATAGAAAGCAAGAATGTGTTTGGATTCGCATCAGTCAATCTTGTCTTCTCCATCTCTACGCCATACTTTGTGAAGTACTCATTGTTAGTGGCAAGATACTTTGCAACTCTTGTGTAAAGATTTGTCTGATTAAATTTCAAGCTTACTGACCTTGTTGGGCGCTTAGCCAATTGGTTCAAGTCATGGAATAACTGGCGCTCCATATCTTCTGTAATCCCTGCAAAGATAACCACTGGTATCTGCATGTTCTTTAGAGCCTCCAGCTTGCGCGAGATTAAGAATTTCTTACGCTTGTCTTCCTCTGCCTTCAGTTCTTTCTCAAGGACGCTGATGGCTCTTACAATCCCTTTAAAGCGATGCTGCCCATCATTAACAGAAAGTATACTTTCAATATCAATAGAAACTTCTTCCTTCTGATGATTGTAAAGAATGTCACCACGACAAGTAGTTGTAATAGATGTAAGGAAGCTCATGTTGTCTTCTCTCAATCCTTTTAACACATACTTGGAAATGCTGATAACCTTTTCTCTATCAATGTTACGTTGCACCTCTTTGAAGACCGCTAAGAATTCCTGTAACTCATGGAACTTTAATGTGATGTTGTAAAATTTACGTCCGAATTGCGTTCCCTCTGTGCCACTTAATTTAACATATGTTGCCATACCAATTACCTCCTGATTGTTTTGCGTTAGCAATGATTTTATTATAAACATACACGATAAGTTTTAACCCTAGGCAAAAAAATAAATCATTTTTCTATTAGCCAAAGGTATTTACAATACAAAAAAAGAGGAGTAAGAATACTCCTCATGGCAATAACAACTTCTGTCCTACATAAATCGTAGTGGAAGTCATATTATTTTTCTGCTGGATAGCAGAGACAGTTGTGTGGAATTTCTGGCTTATGCCCCATAGTGTGTCGCCAGAAACTACCGTGTACGTAGCTACTGATGTTTGTGTTTCAAGAACTCTCCGTGCCTGCACAAGGTAATTCCCCCAGTAGTAATGAGTGTCAGCAAACGCAACACCTGTAGAAGACTGAGCGCCAAGCATATAATACGGAGAGACGTAAATAGAAACATGGTCAACGACACCATCCCTATTTATGTCGAAGAACAGTAGGTCTCCTTTTTGCAGATTATTGACAGAGACTTGAGTTCCTACTTTAGCTTGGTCTCGGCTTACTCTTGGTAAGGTAACACCATTCTGTGCATATATATACTCTGTAAAGGAAGAACAATCAAAGCTTGATACATTTCCATATACAGCACCGTATGAGTACGGAACCCCCAAATACTTCTCCCCTGTATTAACAATGTCATCCCCTGTTGCTGCTGATGCAGCGTAAGCGCCGACGTTCATCGACAACAGTATGGCACCTGCAAGAGCTAGTATTTTGGCTTTCATGACAACACTCCTATCTTAAGTTATGTACTCACTAACCATAACCCGAAGTCAATTCGGTTGTCATTGCGAAAATGTTGCCAAGAATATTACGAATATTACTTTTTCTTTACACCAATCTCTTCTAAGTGTTTGTCCAATATCCAGCGGATACTGCTGACACTACGATTGAATACCTTGGCTACCTGTGGGCGGGAGTAACCTTGGTCAAGTAATTCAATGGCACGTTTCTTTTCTTCCTCTGTCCAGCGCTTGCGCGTAACAGGCTTCTCATAATCAAGCTGTCGTTGCTTTGCCACCCATTCTGGTTCAGGCGGAATGCTATCCATCTCAATGAGATAGAAGTTTAACTTGTCACGATTCTTCTCTGCCCACTTCCAAAACTTATAAGGGTCAATCATCCAGCGATGGGCTTCCCTATTCTTATAAGTTAACTGAGGCTTCTTAGCAGGAAGTCCATCTTCATTAATCAGCTTGATGATGTAAGACTTGTTTCGCTTCACTAATCGAGCCAGCTCAGCGGCTGTCATCATCCCTGTGTGCAATAGCATGTCTGTTGTATCCAATTCCCTTAGGCGATTCTCAACGGCCCTTGGAGACCGCTTTAACTTGCTTCCAATGAAATTAAATCCTGCTTGTCCTGCCATCTCTAATATGATTTCATCTTCTTCTTTTGTCCATGTACAGTTGTCTCTTTCTGGTCTCTTCTTAGCCATTGAGATACCTCCTATTTCTTTTTCTTTGGTGCGGCAACTTTCCTTACCTTTGGCTTCTCTTCTACATAGTCATGCGGCACTAAGCTTCTTCCATATCTTCCAATGAAGTGTTCAAAGTCATCATTGAAATTTGATAGGGTATCTTTCTTATGATACCAAAGCTGTCTGAATGCAGTTGTAACAATTTGCGGCGGGTAATCTTCTAATCGAATAAAGAAAGCAGAGCCACTTGACTCTCCACCTCCACCTACAATATTGTAGTAAGGAAGTTTCTTTGCTTCTTCTGGATACTTCTCAAGAAGCTCTACCAGTCTTACGCATATCCTATCATACTTATGGTCATCAATAATGCTTTCATCCAGTGCGTAGTAAAGATAACCATGGACAAGGAACTGCTGTATCCTCATCCATAGTTCTTCAAGTTCAGTTTGCTGATACGCCATAGCGCTCACTCATTTCTTTGATGACTTTTTCTGCATTAGCCATCTTGCCAATCTGACGAGCATGTTTGCGAATCTCTGATGACATTAAACGAAATGATTTCTGATGAACATGAACCTTAATCTTATGCTGTGGCAATTCATCAATCTTTGTTCCTTCATGGTAGTGTTCTTCTGGGGACTTTCTTTCTCCAGCATAAACACTATCATAATCATTCAGGCAAATCATTAGAGTCTGCTGTGTCTGATATACTTCTTGTTCAACATGGTAGAAAAGGTGAGGAACTTTGTTAATCAGCTTCCCTACCCACTTGCGAACCTCAGGCATCTCCCAAAGCTCTACTGATGTATCATCGTAACCGTGGAATGCAATGGCTACTCTTTGGAAAGTATCAACGCCAGCGCTTTCTAGTTTGCTGATTGCCTTTTGAATATCTAAAACTCTTCCTTCATCCACCATATCTTTTGTAACAATCATTGAATACATGCTGCCTTTACTCATCCAACATCCTCCTTAACTGTCAAAACCGAATACGATGCGGACATCGCTTCCGTCTATATTATCCGCCAGCTCTTTCAGTTTGTCCATAGAATCAAACCAGTAAGTGCCGACGGCGTCACGGTAGCTCTCGTGCCAGGAAACTCTTGTATAATAAGTCTTTCCTTCTTCGCGCTCTTTCTTTCCTGCAATCAGGTCTTCCATCTCTTGCTGTGTAATCTTAATAATATTCTGACCCCATACATCACCTGAGTAATGCTTAGGCTCCCCTTCTTCTTTGAAGACCTTGTATTCTTCTTCGCTGACTGTACCATATTGAGTGGTCACTTGGTCCCAGTCATACTGGATAAGTTCATCCAATCCTACGTAGCTCATGCTGTGATAGCCGCCGTCTTCTTTTAAGTAGTCTTCTACTTCTTCTGAAATGTCATCAGGAAGACCACGAGGAGTATCAATGGAATTGAATCCCTCTCCTGTTTCGACACCAGCAAATCCACGACCATTGCGTACATCAGCTAGGATGGCAAACAAATCATAGTTGCGTCCATCATATACCCAACCTTCATACACCTTCGGTGCGTTCCAATCGAATTCCCATCGGCGGGTAATCCCTTTTAATGCTTCGCCAGATGCAATGTCCGCAGCCAACTTCTCGTGTTCCTCAGCAGCTTCTATTCTGCCGTTCTCGCGGTCACGTTCTGCCCATGCTTTATACATAGCAACGCGTGGGTTCGGTCCTGCTACACCTTCCCAATAGCCGTGTTCTGAATTGTACTTCTCAACAAACATATGAATATCTGTGCCCATTATTCTTTTACCTCCTTAAGTATTTCAATTGCTTTTCTGAATTCATCTGCTACATCACTGTCGCCATCACCATCAAGTTCTATACTGTGGAGGATAGCTTCCAGTTCCTCAATGACATGAAACATTATTCTTCCTCCTTCTTCTTTCTGTTTGCTTTGTTTCCTCTTGTAAAGTTTCTAATGTCTGGTTCCATACCAAATGGTGTCCATGGTGCAGGCTTTCCATTGATTAATGTAATGGCAAGAGCACCAGCATCAAAAGCTTCCTTAATATATTCTTCTGGTGTCTTCTCTTCAGTGTAGTCCTCTAAGTTTTCTGAGTAACAATTCTCACACATGAAAGTTCCATGTTCGAAGCTAGGGTTTTCAAAGTTCTCACTCTTCCACCATTGGAACTCCCCTTTATAATCTACCAATGCATCGCAGTCAACCTTTGCTGGCTGAATGAACTGGTCTGATATGTGTCCACAATCTGTACACTTTTGCTTCGGTGTATTCATTATTCTTCCTCCTTATAATCATCAAAGTCAATATCGTTTGGGACTTCTTGCGGGTCGTTCTCAGGGTTAAAATCTTCCTCTCCTTCGTAATCCATATCTTCTTCTGTATAGAAGTAGTAACCTTCATCTTCGCATGTATAATAATACGTTTTAAACCATTCGCCGCTGCTATCCCATGGAGCTTCGTCTTTTCTATTGATAGTGTCGATTAAATCTTGCACACCTTCAATGAACGTTTCTCCATAAGCAAATGATTCTACATCAGCTGGCACCCACTTCACACTTACACATTGCAAATCAAATCTCACTGCTGGATTCTTCTTCGTCATCATATTCACCTTCTTCGTCTTCTGTTGTGTACTGATATGTCCAGTCAGTACCAGCATATTTAATTAATAGTTTTTCCAACTCATTTGCGAATTCATCATTCCTGCTTGCAGGTGTTCTTAAATTCATATGCTTAAAGTAGATATACATATTGTCATCTCCTTTCATAAAAAAAGAGAAGGCTTACGCCCTCTCTGCTCTTCTTGGATATTTTTCACTGAGTATGCGCTCAGCATACCTCATGATATAGCCTTCTTCTTCCTCATCTTGAATGTCAACATGGTCGCTCCAATCCATAGCAATGTTGTGGCAGACCAATGCAACTTCATCCCAGTTGTCAAAAGGCTCAATTAGATTTTCTCCTTCAAGTATCCCTAACATGTAGGCTACTTTTGCTGAGGCTTCATTGAACATTCTGTCCCTCCTAGTCCTCATATTCAATTGGGGATTTCTTAGCCTGTCTTTCAATCGGCCAGTACTCAATTACCCATGTCAGTGGGAGGATAATATCCCCCGCATCTGACTCTGGAAGTTTCTGAATTGTGTATTCCATATCCAACATTTCCAGAGCTTCCAGATACATAAATAGCTCTTCTAATGTATGAGCTTTTTTAATTAACATGTTGTCTCCTACTTTCTTGCAATGTCCTCAATGTCATTAATGTTCCAACATGTTGGACAAGTATAACGATACTCTGGAGAATCAGCGACTTCGATTGGCATGATGTTATGCGTCTCGAAATCTTCTTCCGTTGTTTCGTTCCACTCTTCTGCTGTATGCTCTGATTCACATACTGGGCATTGATACAATGTATCTACTGATGGCATGGACAACCCTCCTTTACTGTTCTGAGTGATGTAGTCTTGCTTCTTCCTGAAGTAACTTACGCTTCTTCAAGACATCTGGGTCTGTTGGAGGAAACAATCCCGAAGACTGGATACTTCGTCTTGCCCGCGTGATGCTTTCTGCCGATGTAGAATGACCAACAAAAGCCTGGACAAAACCTTCACCCATTGGGATGCTATCAACCACTTGCCAGTATTTCAGCAACAAGTATTTGTCACTGTTGCGTGCTTGTTCGAATGCCTCTAACAATGCTAATACGTTTTGTTTGATTTGTTTCTGGTTCTCTCCATATGTGCTCATTACTATTCTACCTCCCGTGGGTCTTCTACTTCTCCCTCTTCATCTACATTGTGCAAGATGTCTACAATCTCTAAATCGTAGCGGTCTTTCTCTTCCACATTCTCTGTGTTAATTACATTACCGTCATCATCTAATGTGACGATAGCATAGCTTTCAACCACTTCTGAGATAATGGCTTCTACTACTCGCATTCTACTACCTCCTTTACTAAAAGGCTAGCTCTCATTTGAAGCTGCGTGCTTCTCTGAAACATACTCTCTGGACTAATAACGTCAATAGGATACTTGTCATTAATGACTGGGCCATTTAATATAATTACATGCTTTCCAATTAGCGAACGATATAGACCAGAGAGAACATCATTGTCCTTTACAAGACAGATGTCTCCTGGCTTGAACATTTATTTCACCTCCTACTTTTTCTTTGGCAATGGAATAATCTCTTCCATCAATCCAATTAACTCATCTGAGCTGTTAACAATATAGCCATGCTCTTTGATGCCACCAACCACATAAAGATTGCGATACATAAATTGGTTTTCAGCAACCTCATTTACTAGTGCATCAATTTTCTTGGCATTCTCTGCACCTTGTTGACGTACATCTGTATACAACCCAAAGACATAGCGTGGTGCATAACCGTCCATACCTTCTTCCCATTCCTTATGGGTAAGGAAACGTCCTACTTCGGCAGCCACTCCAGAATCAATTTCGATTCCATCCAGAACCGCAATTAAGATGTCCGCTTCATCAAGATATCTGTTATCTCCTTTAAAGATAGTGCGGCTGTCAGCGTACCCAGTTTTGTCGTTAAGGGCTTCATTTTCCTGCGGAAGGTATAAGTCTACCCAAGGCAAACTCATTCGAATACGGTGTGCTAGGTACTCGTTATATGCCTGGTCTGCCTCACTGAATAATCCATTTGCTAAGTATGCTTTCATTCTTCTTCCTCCTCGAAATCTGTTTCTAGTTCTTCTTCGGTGCTACCACATTCGGGGCAAAAGTAAGTATCACAACAAGGACACTTCACGAACCACGCTCTACATGTAGGACATTTCTCCATATTCCATAACCTCCTTTAACAGGATGCCCAACCAAAGAACATGTATTTATTCTTTCCGCCCTTTACTTTGACATCTTTTGTCTTAGGCTTAATGGTGATAATCTCTTGGCTGCCATTCACCAATCGCTTCTCAATACGAATCTTCGCTACTTCATTATTAGCTTTCACCCAATCTTTTGCAAACTTCTCTGCTTCAGTCTGAGATGTAAAACTGCGAGATGCACCACCAGCTCTGGAATAAACAGTGAATACTGTCTCCCACTTGCGAGCACCTTGCTGGTCATAGCGTTCCACCGTTGTAGCATATGGAACTTTCTCAATAGCATCCTGTGATTCTAGTAAAATACAACCAGCAGGCCCCCACTTATCTTCAATGCGGTGGTCATCTTTATTCATTAAATGGTAGGCATACTCTTGCTCTTTGCCTTTCCACTTAGCTGGAACTGGAATCATAACGAATTCGCTTTTCTCTGCAATCGTTCCAGTGTATCCTCCATGACCATATTCATGTGCGGCATCTGTCACTGCAATGCTGAACGCCTCCTGCGGTGTCTTGCCCCATGCGTAATCTTCAAATGTACTTGCTCCCATTGTTCTTCCTCCTTAGTCTACAATTTGCGAATTCAATTCATCAATATGTCCTTCTAATGCTTCTACCATTTCATCTACTTCTTTTCCTAATGCATCTAGCTTCTCCCATAACTCAGGAGAAAGATTCTCGTGGTTGTCATCCATGAATGATTCAATTAAAGTGCCAACCTCTGTTTTTCTAACAGGTGCATACCCTCTGTAATATGGCATTACTCTTCCTCCTCTTCGTCCCATCCTTCAAGATAGTAATCATCACCGAAGTAATCGGCAACAAATTCAGCAAAGGCTTTCCCTTCGTGCTCCTCTTTGTGTATGATTTCTCCGTCCTTAAAGATAAACAAACCAGCAAATTGCATACCTTCTTCGTAGTAAGCCAACTCAAATCGTACACCTGGAAAGTCTGGAGATATGTTATTAAACAATTCAAGGGGCGGCCCCCATGGAGTTTCAAACCCATAGCCACAATACTCTGGCTCGGAAGCATGCGGCTCTTGATTATCGCGACCCGATATGTCCCACTTGCATCCCCAGTTCTCGACGCGCCAGCCATACCATCCTTCATTTTCTTCAAGTTCCTTTGGCATTGGTAGTAGCTTATCAAAGGATAGCCATGGTTCTATGCTCTCATCATTCGCAAGAGCAATCCGCCACTTATCCATTGCATCTACTGAACCTGTTACTTCTAATGTATTGTTACACCAGTTAGGCATTCTCTAACATTCCTTTCATTTCTGCATTTGTCATTCTCTGTCTTGATGCCTCAAAGTTTGCATGAATAATTGTATGAACATTGTTTTGACAAAGAGCTACTCTGTGTTCAGAATTTAATAGTTTAATCACTTCATCCGTTGATACATACGACCCTGGTCTAAACATATTTGTTCTGCATTTAGCAACGCTGTAGATACCATTCGATACTTCCATGAAGATGTAATGAGCTTCATAAACAAACTCAACGCTGTACTGTTTCTTTCTAAACATCTGTATCACTCTCCTTTCTTTTTACCCATCCTGGTTTGCCTCCCAAATCTAAATGATAATCAAGGTAGTCATCTACGGCAGGCATGACTTCTTCTGTTACGTTGATACTTGCGCCGCCAAGCTTTCCTTCCTCACTAATATGAAGAACAATATGTCCATTGATGTGTTGGAAATTAATCTTATAATTAAATGCTTCCATTAGCTAGCCTCCTAGTATGCATACAAATCAAAGGAATCATTTTCTTTTATTTCAACGCCAAGTTCTTTAAACTTTGCTTTGCCCATCTCAATTAAGCGATGGTCTGATACATTTTCATTTACATTTTCAAGTGAGGTTCGGATGTCATATCCTACTCGCTCGATGACAACCATTACATCCATAGTTTTCCCTCCTAAATAAAAAAGAGACCCCATTAGGAGCCTCTACTTTTTCTTTCTAGTCTTACCAGTACCCATGATTTTACTCATGAGGTTTGCGGATAAGCGATTCATCATGGCACGTTCTTCATCGTTCTTTTCAACGATTTGTCCAGCCAGCTCCCGCTTACGATATAAGGCTTCTTCCACCTTCTCGTCGATTCCGCCCTGCGTGATAATATCAATAATGAATACATTCTTATGCTCCCCGCCAATACGATGTACGCGTCCCGCACGCTGGTCATACGTTGCTGGATTCCATGGGATGTCTAGGTTAATAAGGACATTAGCGAACTGCATGTTCAACCCGTAGTTTGCAGCATCCGTACACACCAGGAAGTTTATTGCTTCATTATACTTAAAGTTATCAAGAGCTGCTTGCCTTTCGAAAGGTTTCATTGACCCATTGATAACTTCAACACCACCCATGTCTTTTAATCTGCCCACAGCTAGTGTTTGCATACGTGCGAATTGGGTGAACACCACAATCTTTTTATTTCCAGATTCAATGTTCTCTTCACATATCTTCTCCAGCTCATCCAGTTTTGGACTCTTCGGATTCGCTGTCAGCATATCTGTGTATCGGGCCGCCATATTTGAATCACTCATTTGAAGTAGCTCAGGTGCATCCGATACAGCCAGCAATAAGTTGAAGAACCCAAGCATCTGTCCTTGCTTTGGATGTTCTGTTTCTTCATCCGATTGATTGCGTTCATTAAACTGCTGAATTTCTTTTAGCAATTCTACGAACTCTTGCTGGATAGCATCCTGAATGCGCTGCTGTTCAGGCGTCATCTCTACACGATACTTATTGAATATCATCTCTGGAAGTTCTGGAGCCACGTCTATCTTCATTCGACGGAGCATCTTCGGAGCTACACGCCTGCGAAGTTCACCCAATCGTTTGTATCCAATCTCTACATTCCGCTTGCCAAACTTCTCACCTGTCACCACATAGCGGTTGCGGAAAGCCCAGTAGTTTCCTAGCACAGTTGGGTCAAGCCAGTCCATTACATTCCATAATTCATCTGGCTTATTCTGCATTGGCGTTCCTGTTAATCCAAACTTATACGGAGCATCCAGCATCTTCATCGCTTGTGAAGTCTTCGTCTTATGATTCTTAATGCGATGACATTCATCTGCTACCAATACATCTACTCGTATCTGCCTGATAGTTTCTAAATCATTTCTGACTAATTCATAATTTATAATAGCAAATAAGTATTCATCTGAGGAAGCGAACTCTATCAGCTGTTCTTTTCTCTGCTTAGGTGTGCCGTCAATAACAATTCCCTTATGCTCGGTGAACTTACTGATTTCTTCCTTCCACTGATACTTCAATGATGTCGGGCAAACTACCAATGCTTTTCTTGCTCTGCCTTCTTTCCAGAGGCGGTGTACTGCACCGATAGCTTGCGGCGTCTTCCCTAATCCCATCTCATCAGCCAGCAATCCTGTTTGAATATCATGCAGGAAACTAATGCCCACTGCCTGGAATGGATAAGGGTTCAATTTTAAATCCGACAGACCTATGTCTGATACTTCGAATCTTGGGATGACAGATTCTTTAATCCCCTTGATTTCTTCCAATGAATTAAACCAAGCAATCTTGTCCTCGCCAACGAAGTTCACGATGTCATCAACATACTCTTTTGGAATAATCCATGTGTACTTCTCTTCCCAATAGAAAGCACCAGTGAGGCTTCGGAATAGAGTCATTAAGTTTTTGTACGTGTTGCCTCCTAACTGCGTCTCTATTTTGAGATGGAGGACGTTTCCACTTAACTTAATTGATAACATCTAATCACTCCTACACTTCTTCAGCTTTACGCTTTAACTCGTTATAATACTTGCGGCATACAGGAAGGTAGTTGATACCTGGAGATACCTGGTCACCATTAAACAATGGTTCACCATTTTCATCTAGTCTCATATTAATGATAGCCTTCTTACCGCAGCAAGGGCAAATCGTTTTCAGCTCTTGGAACTTATCAGCTATTTCGTACAGCCTTCTACTGCCTTCAAATAGGTTTGTAAAAGCATCTGTACGTAAGCCGTAGGCCATAACAGGGATTCCTAAATCATCTACGATTTCTCCCAGTTCATCCACTTGTCTAGCCGACAAGAACTGAGCTTCGTCTACTAAGACAGCGGCGTAATCACTGCCTTCTACTTCCTTATAGACATGCCAATGGTCGTTTGGTCCTATGACTAAGTCCACTTCCCTTTTTACTTCTAATGCTCTAGACTGTACGTAGACGCCGTCACGAGTATCAATAGCAGGTTTAACAATCAGTACTCGATGACTACGCTCTTCATAATTGTGAGCAGTCATTAATAGCTGAGCAGACTTGCTTGAATTCATTGGTGCCTGAACAAAATAAAGACTCGCCATTATCTTCTCCCTTTCATAACAAAAGTCAGTTACTTACGCCCCCTCACGCTTTCACTGACTCTTGAATTTATTTCTCTGTAAGTTCTTCACCTGTATGCGGGTCAATCTTTTCATACCACTTGTGGCGGCAGTTGCGTTTCAAACAAGTATAAGCAACTCGTGTACGCCAAGTATCCTTGTATGCGCGATTGTGACCGCACTCAGGACAATCCTTTTCTACGTACCTGTCTTTGTACTCGTTACCTTTTGTTTTATATCCCCGTGACGTACTGATGAATTGATTGTTCTCGTTACTCAAGTAGAGTTCTCCCATCCATATTGTATTTTATGGTTGCTCTACCTCTTCCAGTTCCTGTACCATGCGTTGCAACTCTAGCAATTCTCTATATCTAGCCAGTTCCTTAGCCTTGCGTCTTGCCCTGCCAATGGTTTCTGGTTGCGTAGCCTTTTCGACTATCTGGTTGACAACATGTTCTGGTATGTCAATTTCATCGAATACTTGCCAGTAGCTTATTAGCAAATGCAAGTAGTTGTACCTTGTCTGTGGAATATTGTCCATTAAGAATGCTACTCTTTCTCTGGAGCAATCCAGCTTTAACTCTGCCATGCGTATCCCCCTATAACTTGTACAAAGACAGAAAATGCCGTACATATATTCCGTTAAGAATATTATACAGCATTTTAGAAGAAATGGAATATATTTTTCAAAATTTTTACTTGCTATTTTTATATTTATTGTATATGTCATTCAGGATTCGGGCACGTATCTTCCGATACTTTTCGAAGTCCGTCAATCCATACTCCGTTAGCTTCTCTTTATCAATCTTATCCTGAAGGATAATGTCGATATCCTCGAAGCGGGAAACTAATTCTTGAATATCATTCTGAAGATAACCAAAGACAATTGTTTCACCTGCTGCCTCTGTGAACTGATAGAAGGCATCAAACAAAGTATCAAGTTCACCTTGAGCAAACTTCAATGCTTCCTTTTCTTCTTCTTTGGTTTGTGCAGGCGGCTCAGGAATCTTTACCCGACGTGTCGGAGTTTTCTTCTTTGGCTTCTCCTCTGACTTCGGCTCTTCCTTTGCCTCTTCTTTCGGCTCTTCCGTCTTTGTGAATAAATCCTCTAGCATCTTTTTGAACTCTTCATCTGGCTCAAAATTTGGCACCTTACCTAACTCCATCATAATTCCTCCTATAATTGTTCGTTGTATTTATGTTCGATGTGTCCGCAACCAACGCAATGGTATTGGATTTCCTTCTTGTAGATGTCTGGCATTTCATAAGATTTCGAACCCTTATAGATAAGGACGAACTCTTTCTTTTCAAACCAACCTTGTCCGCACTTAGGACATCGTTTGAATTCTTCTGGCAATAACATATTATCGCCTCCTTAAAACAAATACTTTCCTGCTATCATTCCAAGACAGATAGCGATTGTGCAGAATCCTACTATAAGTATGCCGATGGCATGTCCTATACCCCCAAGGTATCCTCCTTCTTTTTCTCCAAAGTAGGCAAGGATTCCACATACAATAATGCAGACTACAATAATTAATGCAATTATTCCCCAAAAAGGAATGGTGATTGTCATTTAATCCCTCTCCAATCATTGCAACCACAGTTTGTGCTGAATGCATGATTAACTTTCATGTTGCACCCTAAGCAAAGGATAGAACCATCTTGCATTCTCACTCTTCCAGCACCGATACGCTCTATAATTTTAAAGCCTTGCTGCAAGTCGCGCAATGGTTCTTCATTGTCCTTTGAGCTTTTGAAGTTCAGCTTGTAGTCTTTCAATTTCTTCACGAGCCTTTCTTAATTCAAATACCAATTCAAGCTCATGGTCGTATGGCTTAATCAAATAGATGGCATCATCATTCTTATAACCGAAGGGAAGATACCAGTAAGGACGTTGCTCTTGGAACGCCTCCAACTCCTGCTTCTCCAGCCAATGCTTTGGTATGCTTATGGTTTTCTCACCTTTGGAGTTCGTGCTTCCACGCTCTTTGCATTCCATCAAAGCATGATGAAGTTTGATATCACCTTTACTATGCCACATCGCTCCTGAGTTCACCTGGCGCTGCGCTTCTTGCTTTACATATTTCTTAGCAGGCTTTGGTGTATTACCTAAGAAGGTAGGTGCTGTTATTCCTTCATCTACTTCTTCTTCTGGTTCATCATCAAAGTCTACACTAATACGTGGCTTTGCAACTGGCTTCTTTTTCTTCTTCGTTCCGAACTTATCATTCCAAGCTCCAGCTACACGCTTCTCAAAGCCCATACCTTCTTTCTTTTCCTTCTTGTAGGACTTTACTAAAGCATGTTTCTCCGCTTCCTTATTCTCTTCACGGATACGCATCTTCTCTTGGAACTCTGCCTTCGGGTCTTTGAAGAGTGCTTCCCCATCGCACAAGTGACACAAAGCATTGTTCGAACAACGTGAATGCATGTCTTCATTACACTTGTACTTTCTCATTCTATCACCCACAGTTTTCATTTGGCGGCAGTATCGTTACTACCATTCCCTTTTCACATACTGCTATAAACTTTGGTGTCCAGATTCGGTACTGACCTGTCTCTTTGTAATACACCTTCTTTATAGTAGATGTTTCAATATGCTTCTTGATGTCTTTCTCAATCCGCTCTCTTGTTGCCGTTCGCTTGCCAATTCTTTTTTTGTATCTTCTGATAGCATGCTTCCCGATTTTCATCCCCTTGTTTCCCCTCCAAAAACCTTATGTTACTTTGATTGGAAGCTATTGGAGGGAACCTGTCAAGAGGGGGATTGACCTATTCCCTATGCCTACAAAGTACCATAAGGAGATAAATCTTTCTCTAGTTTCAGTACGCCTGAGATAGTAATGAGTCGTGCCTGCTTTCCATTTAATACATCTAGCACACCGTATAAGAATGAAGACTTTTCTACCAGCTCTCTCTGTACATCATAGAGATTAATAATAGAACCGTTAACATCATACTTCTGAACAGCTTCTGATGCGGCTTTCTTACGGGCAATCTCATTGCTGCCATTTGCCTTTACTCGTTCGATTTCTCGAATCAGAATTTCAATCTGTTCTTTCTGGGCACTTATCTCTGCCACTTCTAAGCGAAGCTCAGAGAAGAATGCATCAATGCGGGCTAATAAACCCTTAGCAACTCCAGCTGAAATATCCAGAGGGATAACAATCGTAGCTAGCCGCTCTTTATAAGCTTGCTTTTGTTGTTGCCATTGTGTGTCTACTTGCGTAATAACCAACCAAAATCAACTCCTTTTAAAGCCTCGACAATCTCAGCGTGAACATCTTCAATGGATTGCATACCATTTATTTTAACATTCTTACGCTGAAGGAAAAGCTCACGAACCTTAGAAAGCAATTCGAAGTCACGCTCGTAACGGTCATTCTCTCCGTTGTTGTGCTTCCCTTTACGGCGCATACTTTCTTCGGCAGTGACATCAATGAATAATTCCAAATCAGGTTTACGCATATACTGCTGAAGCATTGCTGCCCATGTAGGAGCTACTCCATTTGCATATGAATAAACCTGCTGGCTTCCCACGTATCGGTCTAATACAAGGATGTCAACGCCCTCTTCTTCCAGTTCATCAAACCATTTTTGCTGAGCTTGCTTATCAGCTGCCATAATCAATTCAATGGTGTGCTGGTCTACATCATATCGACCAGTCAACCACTTCATGATAAGCTCACCAGTTGGCGTATCATATCTATGAAACTCTGACCTTACTACATATAGTCCTTGAGTTGTAAGATACTCCTGTAGGAATTTAACAGCTGTGTGTTTTCCTGATTTGTCTAAGCCTTCTACTGCAATAATCTTCATGCCAACCTCTCCCATGCACAATATATATGTCCCATTGTAGCATAAAAGATTGGGGGATGGGGGACTAATTTTTAGCGGTCATTAATGTCAAACCAGTCACGAGTAGCTGCAGACTGAGTGATGCTTCGCTTCGTTGGTACTTGTTTACGTCTTAGGTCTACCTTGAATCCAGTAAGCTTCTGACCAGTAACCATTCCGCTTTCTCTTGGGTCACGAGAATATTCTTTCTCATATTCTGGCGTAACCTTTGTGACATCGTATCCTTCTTTAGAAGCATTCTCCTGAATCATCGCTTCGATTTCTTTCAGGCTAATGTTAGCTGTGATACTCTCAGTTATCTTCATAAAATCCCTCCTAAAAAAATAAAAGACCATACAGTTAGTATGGCCCTCTCTCCTACTTTGCAGTAAACTCTTTTAGCTTCTCTTTGAAGCCAGCGTTTCTTTCTTTATCTTTTACTGCTTTCTCTTTAAGTTGTTGTAGTTCTTCAATCGCTGTATCTAAGCCTGCAATCGTCACATCAAGTTTCGATTGTGCTTCGTCAATTTTCTTTTCAGCCTCAGTAAACATACTGATTGATGAATCAAATAACTTTCCAGCTTCTTGAATTACAGATTGATGTCCCTTGTTTTTTCCCAATCCCATTTCAAATCCCCCAATTTGATATGTTGTTTGGCGACAGGTACTACTTAGCTCTCTCTCCGTGTAGCTAAAAATATGTTGTCAGCTTCTTGTCGCCGCTGACTGTCTATGTTTGATGGCCCACCACTTGCTCTTTACGGAAGCAAGAAACCGTATCTGTTTAGTCTAAGGTTTAGACTTTGCAGAGGTCTGCAACGAGAACAAAGGGACTCGAACCCTCGGCCTCCACCGTGACAGGGTGGCGCTCTAACCAACTGAGCTATGCTCCCATGGTGCTGGCTGCAGGAATTGAACCCGCGACCTACTGATTACAAGTCAGTCGCTCTACCTACTGAGCTAAGCCAGCGTATGATGCAGGCAGGTGGACTTGAACCACCGCCGTTCTAGAATAGCCGTACCATGTACCTGCATATCGGGAAGACAGGATTCGAACCTGCGACCCCTTGGTCCCAAACCAAGTGCTCTACCAAGCTGAGCTACTTCCCGTAAAACGAGGGCCGAAGCCCTCTTACCGCATAGGTTATGACAAAAATTAAGGCTTAGTTGGAGCCTTGATAGCAGGTCCTTTAGCTGGTGCTTTAGGAGCAAGCTTAGGAGCAAGGTTAAGTGGCTTCATTGAACCGCCTTTTTTCTGTGGTTGTAAAGGTACTCCACCATTGTACTGGATGTTTGCCATGCGAATCTCCTCCTGTTATTAGTCTTCTTCCCGTTCTAGAGGAACGGTCTCTTTGCCGTCTTGGACTAGCTTTTGACTAATCCAAGCTGGGAATGTGATGTTATGTATACCGTTAGCAGAACCATCGGTCATGCCGCCTGTATGATGCTCTTGGCAAAGCACCATCATATTACGGATATCGTCAACGCTAGTAAGAGGTTTGTTTCTTAATAGTTTTCCGTATCCATATACATCCCATTCTTCCACGAAGTCTTTCAACTTCTGCATGTCTAGGACATTTTCTAATGACCATTCACCGCCGTAGTGATGAACCTGTAGCTCGTCAGTTGAACCACATACATAGCAATGATAGTGACCATCTTCTCGAAGTCTTTTCTTAGACTCTCTGAACATAGAACTTTCTTTGCGTTGAACGTGCTCTGGCGTATGAACGATTTCAGTTAGGTGTCTGACTTGGTCATGAGCACCTACCATCTTCTTCTGTTCCATAGCAGTCACATCCTATAGCAGTATGCCATAAACGTAACCTGTTACTATGAAACTATCAAGTATTATTTACTGCTCTGGCAGGATTCGAACCTGCGACCTGCGGATTAACAGTCCGTCGCGCTACCACTACGCCACAGAGCAAAGGTGATATAGGGAACCTAGGTTAACCAAACAAGAAAGGCGCTGTACCAAAAACCTCTGCGGGAGGGAAAAATGTACAGCTATCACGAAAAGGAGATAATCAATATGAAAGGAGTGTTATATGCAATTACTAGGTTCCCCTTCACACTATCTATACAAACCATTTTTTGAGTGTTCTGTCAACAGGTTTAATTAAAATTTCCTATTTTTATTTATTCATTATTTCTATTGTCATGTTATGCATGGGTAGTTCTTCTACATGAACGCTACGCTCTTTTACTTCCCCACCTGCAACAAAAACATAACGAAGAAGTTCACCTTCATTCTTTTTGACAATGGCATAGATAGCATCCCAACCCCTGTGTTTTTCCCAAAACGAAATCTTAATAGGAGTACCTGACCTAATCAATCCGTTAAACTGCTTTACTGTTACCTCCCTGACTATGTCCATGCTCTTCCAACTCCTCTATTTGTATTGCTAGTTTGTCAATTAACTCTTCGAGCTTAGCAGCAACCTTAACCATCTGCTCTCTCTTCATCTTTAGCTTGAGTACCTCGGCTCCCATTTTATTTTCCCCCTAAAATGAAAAAAGCCACCCCGAAGGATGGCCTTTAAATCCGAACTTTATAAATTAATCAGGAGTTGGTTGGTATACTTGAAGTATAACCGATGCATCGCTGTCTGTCAACTTCCTATATTAATTTACAATTGTAATCTCAATTGTTCTTCGTCCCCATTGTAATGCATCATGGGTACTAGGAAAGTGGACATCAATTTCATGTCCGTTAATGCCGCCGCCAGTATCGGCAGCAACTGCATAGCCATAGCCTGGTACATAAACTTTCGTACCTAGGGGAATAACATTAGGGTCTACCGCAATAACCTTAGCGTGCGGATTCGCGGCTAGATTATATCCTGTAGCTGTAATACCTGTACATCCCTCGCTGCATGTAGCTATGTATCCTGTCGCTTCAACAGTCACCTTACGTCCCTGTGGTGATTTTGTTGAAGGAAGGGTACTAGCGGCAATCGCCTTCCCTTCATTGGCTTTCTTAAAAGCCAGCTCCTTCTCCAAATCTTTAATCTTAGCTTGAAGAGTTTCCCTCTCGGTTTCAAAACTCTCCGTTGCTTTTTGATTATCAGCTTTCTGTTTACCGAGCTGTTCACTTAATTTATTCACTTGGTCATTAAGTTGTTTGAGTTCCCTTTTCTGATTCACCAATGTATCTTTCTGTTGGTCTATCAGACTCCCTTGCTCGTTCAGCTTTTGCTGATACTCGTGAATAAGTTTATCCTGCTTTTGTACGGTATAACCTTCATACCCTACGCCAGCTACCAGTAGCGCCCCAATGCCTGCTGCGATAACCTTATTCCGTATACGTCTGGGGTTGTCTTTATGGCCCATGTCATCATCCTTTCTATAGATAGGTTGACAGCGATACAATAGTATAACCTATTGTTGGTAATATTGGAACCCTAAGGTTCCCATTCAATGCTGTCGGCCTCAGGTTGGGAAAGGGATGCCCACACTTCCCTTCAGCCTAATACATCTTTGAATCCATTGTCTCTATACTCTTTTACTTTCTTTAATCCATTGAACACATCCCACTTCGCACGGTTCTGCTTCTCGCTGCCGTCTGCTAGGTAAAGAAGATAAGCTGGATGGAAGACAGCAAGTGCTCTCCGTCCGCCTACCTCAAACCAACTGCCGTGTTCTTGTGTTACTTTGAAGTCAGGATGAATCAATGTATTCGCTGCGGTGCCGCCTAAACAAACAATCACCTTAGGATTCACGTAATCAATCTCTGCTTTTAGATGTCTAAAGCAGGCTCTTACTTCTGATACCAACGGATTTCTATTGTCAGGTGTACGACACTTACATACATTCGTAAAGTAATACTGGCTTCTGTCAATGCCCACTGCCTCTAATGCTTTGTTCATTAATTGTCCTGATGGGCCAGTGAATGGAATACCTGTATGAGTCTCCACCTCTGCTGGCGCTTCACCGACAAACATGATGTCAGCGTTCATTGGGCCGACGCCAGGAACTTTATTTGCACAACCCTCTGCAAGAGGACAGTCTGTGCAAGCCTGCAAGTCTACCCGCATGGATGCTTCTGTTTCTGCACGATTGATTTCAACCTCGATTGCAGTCCTTGCTTCGCCAGTAACCTTACCCAATACCCTATCCTTTAACCTTCTGACGACTTCTAATTCATTCACAGTATTACCTCCTAATATTCATTATCCAAGAAGCCTATTGCTTCTGCATTCGTGTCAGGCATTTCAATCTCGATAGAGAATACATGAACATCATCTGAGACAACATAGAATGTTCCGCTCTCATAGTTAAGTATCTGAATCAATGTAAAATCTACATCTGTCACGCCAGGATAATAAAATCTTTTAAACTCTGGAACCTGGGACACATCAATAACGATGTGCTGCCCCACCTCCAAAGGTCTGTTGATTGATGCTTTAGGAAAGATACTCATCTAGATATTCCTATCTTACCCTCAGGGTATTCCTTAAACTTCTCAATCAGGTCTGCCAGCCACGGCACCGCTTGCTCGTATGTTCCCCATCCATTGGATGCGCTGAACTTTTTAAATCTTTCTGGCTCATTTACCATAAGAACAAGGCCATTCTCTAGCTCAGGAAGGACATCCATTGCCCTCTTTCCTTCTGACCTGTAGAGCGCATCATAGATACCTGCCTCTACCCACATCTTGCCTAGATTGTGTGTAATGTTTCTACTTACTACTTCATGTTCTACTACTGCTGTTAGCCATATATCTAGGCTCATTTCTTTTCGCCTCCTAAATAAATTATCTCTGCTCCTGACTCTTTCATCATTTGCACCCACTTCTTGTTCTGTTCTTCCGCCCACATATCAAGCAGGTTTCTTATTGCTTTCTGTGAGTCCCAAATCATCCATCCCATAATCAAGATAATAATAAACTGAATTACGATAACCCAAATCATTTCTTTTCTCCTATCAAAGTTTCGATTGGGATATGCAGCTGGTGTGCTACCTGAGCAACGAACACATCTCGTTCGTCACCCTCTGGAATTTCCATGATGACTGGCTTCACTACCTTAATAGTACTTAAGACAAGCTCATTCATCTTGCTAATATGAGTAAGCATAATCTTTTGGATTTCAAATTGGGATGCAAGCACCGCGTTCTCTTCAATCCATTCACAAGCATCACGCTTTTCTTTCAGCATTTCCATGAAGACATCATCAGGGTCTTTGTCACGGACATTCAATATCTTAACCAGCAAGCCTTCTTTCTGTAGAGCTTTCGCATGGCGGCTGGTAGCTTCTATCCCTGCTGGGTCGCCGTCCATCCAAAGAATCACTACATCTGTATGGCGCTTGAGTAATCTGATGTGATTATCTGTTAAGCTTGTACCCATCATACTGACAAATGGAACACCTGCTTTCTGTCCCATGATAGTATCTCCAAAGCCTTCGCCAACTACCGCATATCCTTTTTCTCTTATACGTTTCTTTACAAAGTTCAGACCATAAAGAATGGAGCCTTTATCAAAGATGGCACTCTTTGCAGAGTTCACATACTTAGGCCCCGTTAATTCTTTCTTATGAAATTCTTTTGTCATATCCCTATGAGAGAATCCAACCGTCTGTCCACCCTCATTCATGAGAGCGAAGGTTAGCTTTCCTTTATGAAAGTGTCTGGCTTCTTCTGGGATATAACCAATGCGCCACTGGTCTATCTCTGCTTTACCTATGCCTCTTGCTTTCAGATACTTCAGCGCCCGTGGTTCCTTCTGAAGGTCTTCCCACATGCGTCTATTCATATCTGTCATCAGTTGAATCTGTTCCTGCTTTTTCTTTTCCTCTGGTGACAACTGCGCCTTCGGGATTGAGATTCCCTTTAAGGCACATATCTTTGTCACTGCTTCCATGAAGCTACAATTATCTACCCACATGACAAAGGAGATAACGTCTGCGCCCTCTGTCTTCGGTCTCTTGCCTGCTCCACATCCAAAGCAATAGAAGGTATTGGTCTGGGTAAAGAACGTCAAGGACGGGCTGTTATCTCCCTTGTGAATGCAATTGGTTTGATAGATATTCCCCATGTTGTTGAGGTCAAAATAGTTCTCCGCTATCTCCTCAATCGGGATGTCACGGACTTGCTTCAAGAAGTCATCTGGTAGTTGCTTCGCCATGATGTTTGTCTCCTTCTATGAAAGTCTTAATAAAATTCTCGATGTATGTTGCTCTAGCTTTTACTTCTTCATCCCAACCTAAATCGTCAAACAAGTCACGAGTACTGGTCTCTCTGAGTCTCCCGCTCTCCGTATTAAGGATTTGATAGATTAGGTAGTCTGAAGGAATCGGCTTCTTTGTTGCAAGGTCATTCAAGTCAGTAAAGCTAGCTTTCAGGTCATTCATTCCTCCTTTCGGATAATAATTATCAAAAGCAAATACCATGTAAGCCATGTTACCAACTCTCCTCTAATATATATTTGGCAGCTTCCTTGTTGCTTTCTACTTCTACCTCCACATAAACTTTATTAAAGTAGTGATTGTAGTTGTAATTAAAGCTGCTGCAAGATGGACAAATGAAGAACACTTCACCATCCATCTTTGAATCTTCAATCTTGGTCATCCGTTCCATCGTGTAAGTGGTGTCGATTTCCTGTTGGATGTATCTCAGCGTCATTTCATTCCAGTCGTCTGGAGTATGAGCTTCACCACAATCAGGACAGTCCCACCCATATGCTTTGATTCGCCTCTTCAATTGGAATCAATCTCCCTTCGTGTTCCATCTGGAATCCCATCTTACTTCCATAACGGAAATAATATCTGTCTTCTTGAAGGCAACTCACAAATGTATTCATAGAATCTCTGTCGCTCACCCCTTCACCGTACCATTCCAGCAACTCTCTGTCTTGCAAGTGGTACTTGATGGTCACTGTTCCATAGTGTTTGAGATAAGCAATGCGTGCATTCCTGTCTATGATAACTTCATAAACGGCGTGACCACGTCGCATGGTACGGGCGGACCCAATACCCGACGCTCTCCTTGAGTTCTTCATTGCCTGTTGGTATAAGTTTTCAACCGTAACGATTCTCTTCATCTGGAAGCACCTCTATTTCTTCTAGCCATTCTCTATATTCAGATTTCATGGCATCCATCTTTTCATTAATACATCTTCTACATAGCCATCCACCCACTGAATACCGAAAGCATTCAGGGCAATTCATATCCATTTTAATTCCTCCTAGAACTCAGCATATCCCCATTGGTCAGGCTGATATCTAATAGCCCGTTGCTGCTGTGGTCTTGGCTCCTCCTGCACTGGAGATAATAGATGCGCATTATCTTTATTAGATAACGTTATCTTCTGCAAATTTAAAATGTCCGTCTTAATAGTCTGCAATAACCCATGGGTGCTAGGCCCATAACTTGCATACTGACGGAAATGTTCACGCAAGAATGAGTCTTGCATACTAATGTGATATTGCAGCTGGTCAATAGTCTGAGTCAAGTCGCTTAATATTTTTATTGTTAGTTGTTTCTCCGACATACCCGTGTTCTCCATGACACTTAATCACTCCTTCGTGAAAGTTAATGTACTTGTTAAATGCATCCGTATCTTTGTAGTCCACCCACTCTAATAGGATGCCAGGGCACTCATTACATATCCATATATATGATTTGTTTTCTCTCCCATTGGGAGCAGATTCCAACTCTGTTAATGGCATATCAGCGCCGCACAATGGACACTCTACTTTATTACCATTCATACGTCGGCAACTCCTTTTCAAAGTCAGCATCCTTGTCTAGATTAATCCATTCACATCCCAATCCCTTTGCATAATAAAGAACGGCAATAAGGTCGCGCGGGATATTTGTAATATGAACTTCCTCTTGATAGTCTAATACAGGAATCAACCAGCCATATTCTCTAGGATAAACAAGGAATCCTACTGTTGTACCAGCTGTCATTAGCCAATCATTTGTACTCTCTGTAATGTGTCCTGTTGAAATGTCTAACATGTTTACTACTGCCATAATAATCCCTCCTAATATTCTTTACTTAATAATCGTTTTGCTTTAATGTTGCTTTTAAAATCCATAGGTGAATGAACACGCACCTTTGTCCAATCATCTTTAGAGCAATAATCGTATTCCAACTTATCAGTAAACCCATGGTCTTCTTTCATGCGGCTTTGGATATAGCCTACCCATAGTTGCACATGCTTCTGAAATTGCACATTGTTCTCTGCACTACCTCGTGAGCCATACTGACTAGCCCCACAATTAAACTCTACAGACGTACCCTTCAGCAGCATTTTAGAAATAGCCCCAAAGTTATTGGCATTGATACCATCAGGATACCGATAAACAGTTGTGAACTCCATACCTAAACCCTCCATTTCATAATAAAAAAGCCTCACCCGAAGGCAAGGCTTGATTCACCATCCACTAAAGATGGCTTCTAATATTGCTCCTAAGAATTCAAAGAGCACTTCAACTACGAAGACTGTTGCGTGTCCCAGTCCCTTAATCAACCACCAAATACCTTTAAAGAACAATACGATTAATTTAAATGGTAAACAAAAAAGGTCTAGCATCAGCTCGAAAGCATCCTGCCAGAACCCCTTTCGCTTTTCCTTCTCCAGATTAACCATTGATTTGACGTTTGATTTCGACTTCTAGTTTTGCTTCTGGCGGCTCCCAACCCTCTGGCTTCATAATCTTTCCGTCTGATTCACGGATGATTGGCTTACCATCAGCACCAAGCTTCGCCATGTTTGCAGCTTGCACGATTTCGAATAGAGCTTGTGGTTGAATACCAATCTCTACGCAAGTACCTGCAAGGAAGTAGAATGCATCTACTACAGCATCCATCTGACCGATAATCTTTTCGATATCAGTCTTATTGTACTCCATGCCTAATGATTTTACTTTCGCTTTCTCAAGACCAGCAATCATCTTGTCGTAAGCAGCTAGGAATTGTTCCTCATTGTCAGCAGACTGTTGAAGGAATTCAACCAACGCTTCTTCCCCTGTCCAGACAGCACGGTTTGTGCCGCGTCCAATCTCTAATGGCTTTGCTTCCTTCGCCACTGGATGATTAAATGCTGTGTGGAACTTTGCTACTTCTGCTACTACTAAATCTAAACCTTTAGTCATGTTCTCAACTCTCCCTGATTAATTTATATTTGATTCCCTTTAATAGGATATCTCACTTACTCGTTGCCGTCAATTCCAATTTCATTCATGATTTCGTCAAGTTTCGACTCGATTGTTTGACGGTGATTCACACTGTTTTGCTTGAATGTCCAAGTCGGTGCGTTAATCATTCTGTCTACCTCATCCAAGATAAAATTTCGTTGACGGTAGATGTGGTGTTTGTTATAATTAAGATTGCGACCAACCTCTTCCAACTGGGTATTTAAGCGCTGGACTTCTGCTGAGAGGTCCATTTCTTTTTTCTGCCAGTCTTTTTGTGCTCTGGTTAGCTCGTCGATTTCCTCCATGAATCCATCGACTTCCTTCATAATATCCTCTTGCTTCGTTACCAATGCAGCTTTCTCATTCTGCAATGTCTCAATTTGAGCACGAAGATTATCAATCAGATTCTCATCAGTTACTTCAATCTTATTTGCAATTGAATTCAAATGACCAGTTATCTCAGCAGGGAAGGTTTGAAGGTATCCAATGATATCATTCATCGCACCTTTCAGCTCAGATAATACTTGATTGTTATTCCCTACTAGGATAACAGTCTCTGCATTATCCTCTTGAGTTAACTTACGAACAATTTCTACTTCAGGTTGAACCGCGGCTTTCATCTCATATTCCTCCCGTTTTGGTCTTGTTCTTCCAGCTTTCTCTCTCGTTGTAACATTCCCAAGGTTGCTCAATAATTTATATACATTCCAATGCGACGGCGTTCCTTGTCTTCCTAAGAATGTTCTGTCTAACCATCCTTCATTTGATAGATATGTAACCACTCCATTCAGATACGAAATACTTCCGAAGTGAGGAGCTACAATTGGGTCTTCAAGCAGCTGCCGAATCGTAAAGCGAACCTCGTTTGTGTTGTCCTTGTACTTTACCATGTAGTCTGCGATTGCTTTCAGTTGTTTCTCTGAAGGAATAATTTCATATTTTCCTAACTCTTTTGTTTCTGTCATTTGTTTTCCACTCCTTTAATAGATAAAAAAGAGGAGCCATAGCCCCTCCCCGACTTACCTATATTCTACAAAATCTAAATTCGTTTTACAAATCGCTGAGGAACTTCCCTCAAGAATCTCGATGGACGATTAAAGATTGGGCGCTGCTGACCATACTCATAACGTTGTTTGCAGTAAGTCATAAACAATCTTTTCTCTGCTCGTGTCATTGCTACATACATCAGACGGCGCTCTTCTTCCATCTCCATTGGGTCATCCATTGAACGACCATGTGGGAAGATAGTCTCTTCACATCCAATGATGAATACGTTCTTGAACTCCAATCCTTTAGCGGCATGCACTGTCATTAATGTAACAGCACTCATGTCTTCCATTGAATCAATATCAGCTACTAGAGTTGTTTCAGTCAGGAATTCTGCCAGTGATTTTGTTTCACTTTCGGATTCCTCCATCCACTTACCAGCCATGTTGATAAGCTCTTGAATGTTCTCATAACGAGATACATCTTCTTCCTTATCCAGATTCAATGTACTCATGTAATTGGTTTCTCTAATCACCAATCGAATCAATTCAGGTACGGAGAATTCATCCGAGCCTTGGAACTCATCGAACTTCTTCATCATGGCTAAGAATTCTTTTATGGAAGCCAATGCTTTCTTTGGAATCTTTGGAATGTCATCCACATTCTCTAGTGCTTTCGGGAATGGAATGCCACATGCATTTGCATAATCCTGAATCTTTCCAATGGTTGAATCACCAATGCCACGCTTGGGTACATTAATGATACGGTTAAAGGCTAGTACGTCTACCCCATTATCAATAGCCCGCAAGTAAGCGACTAAGTCTTTAATCTCTTTTCTATCATAGAAGGCATGTCCTCCTACCAGTTGATACGGGACTCCATACTGGGAGAATGCTTTTTCTATTTCACGGGACTGGCGATTGGTACGATAGAGAACAGCGTACTGGTCCCAGTCATCTTTATTTACAAACTGTAAACGTCTGATGGCTTGGCAAACAAAGTCTGCTTCACGTCCGTCGTCGTCCGCCTGATACATATAAATAGGCTCACCAATCTCTGCTTCAGAGAAAGCTGTCTTCTCCAGCCGCTGTGTATTCTTTTCAATAACAGCATTCGAAGCATCAACGATGTTGCGTGTTGAACGATAGTTCTGCTCCAGCTTATACACCTTTGTACCTGGGAAGTACTGAGCAAAGTTTAAGATGTTTGCAATCTCTGCTCCACGGAATCTATAGATAGATTGGTCTGTATCACCAACCGCGAATAAGTTTTGATGACCAGCAGATAGCTGTTGTAATAATTTAAATTGAGCCTTGTTTGTATCCTGTGTTTCATCTGTCATTACATATCTAAACTGCTGCTGATAATGGTCGCGTGCTCGTTCACATACATTGAACAGTTGAACTACTTTCAAGATACAGTCATCGTAATCAATATAATTATTCTCTACCTTCTTCTCTTCGTAAGCAGCATAGACATGAGCTACTTCCTTCTCATACTCGCTAGTCGCTTGAGCCAAATAATCTTCAGGACTTAACAGAGCATTCTTCGCATTACTAATCTCTGTCTTCATGGATGCTGGTTCTTTATCGCTACCAATCAGAGCCAAGACTTCTTTGAAGATTTTTGTTTGGTCAGGGTCATCAATAATAGTGAATTTCTCAAGACCAATCTCGCTACCGAATCGAGATAAGATACGGATACAAATACTATGGAAGGTTCCCATCCAAACATCGCGTCCAGCAGGCCCCACTAAGTCCACGATACGAGCCTTCATTTCTTTCGATGCTTTGTTTGTAAAAGTCACCGCAAGTATTTGCCAAGGCTTCACCTGACATGGGCCTAATAGATAAGCGATACGGTGTGTTAGAACGCGTGTCTTCCCCGAACCTGCGCCTGCTAACGTCAGCAAATAACCTTCTGTATCCTTTACAATCTCTCTCTGTACTGGATTCAAACCATTCAATAATTCCACCAACACAACCTCCTTTAGTTTCCACTCTATATTGTTACATGATTATTTCGTGGTGTCCAGTGCTAAAAGTTTCTGCAATCTGTCATGCGCTTCTTTCAATTCGTCTAGTTCTGCAAAGCGGACACCCTTGTACCAAACTTCCCAGAGTTGTGTTTCTTTATCTAATATGATGCCCGTTTCAGGAACAATCACTGGCTGCGGCATCTTCTGAACTGTGCTTCTTGATAACATATTAATGAACCTCCCTTTGTTCTACTGTAAATACATAGTCAATTTCATTTCCTTCTTCATCGCCAACACAATCCAGTTCAGGGAACTCAGGATACTTATCTTGAATGAACCTTGATAAGTTACAGTTGCATGAATAGTTACCATCTTCAAACATATATTCAGCCGATTCTACAGGGTAGCCTGGGCCGTAATCATATTCAAATGTGTAACGCTTGCCCTTGAATCTTGCGTCCACTAGAACGACTGTGTGAAGCCTTACATCTGGTCCTTCGTATTCAGCAAAGACAATAATCTGGTCGCCTGCTGCTTGCTTAATAGCTTCCTTAAACTCAGCTCTTTCTTCTTTAGTCGAGAAGAAGTAGCCATCTTCCTGATAGAAGTCACCAAGCTTTTCTTTTATCCTAGGCTCTGCTTGACCCCAGAACTTTATATAATATTCGTACATGTTACACCACCTTAAGTTATTTGGTAGTAGGAAACAACAGCGGATTAAACCGCTGCTGCCACCATTTTCTCACCATCGTATTTCTTCTTCAAGAAGTACAACCATACACCATAGACAATACTGTGAAGCATGTTAGCTAAGCCTGCGATAGATGACTGCATGTGGAAGACCAGCAATAACAGCCAGCTCATACCAAACGCATACGCTAGGTTTAATACCCAACCAACGCCTGGTAAGTGCAATAACTTAACCAATGCTCGACGGTACTTCCATACTGGAATGATTGTAGCTACCGTAGAAATACTGGTGTAGATAAGAAGTTCTCCTACCATTAAGAACCCCTCCTTTATTAAGATATATATAAAACAAAAGAGCAGGCTAGGCCCGCTCAAATGTGATATATTGCGATGGATACTTGTCATCATCTGCTTGAAGCACATCACCATAATGTGTCTTCCAAGTACCTGTAATCGTAGGGAACTTTGTGTCCCCCTCTAAATGCGCTAATACCTTTGTGATATAAATCTTATCAGCATAAGGTAGGAACTGCTCATAGATTTGAGCACCGCCAATAATAAAGAACTCTTGCTCAGGAGCAAGTTTGGCTAGTTGAAAGAACTCTTCAATGCTAGGAACAACTGTTGTGTCTGCATAGAGAGGATTCATTTCCACCATTTTCTTCCCCCGAATATCAACAGCAAGTGAGGCATCACGAGATAAGATAACATTATTTCTATTAGGAAGGGGGCGACCAATACTTTCGTAGGTCTTCCTTCCCATTACAACTACCTTACCTGTTGTTAATTCTTTAAATCGGCGTAAGTCCGACTTCATTTCTTTTCCCCAAGGCATGTCACCATCAAGACCAATGTTACGATTCCTATCCATAGCGGCTATCAGCGATATCATACGTCGTAGTTATCCTTACAGTAACGAACCATAATGTCAGATAACTCTGCGATGTTTGCATTCAAGATTTCCTGGGTAGGGCTATTCAAAACTTCATAACCCTTACCTTGAATCAATGCTTCCTTCAGTGCGTTTAATGCCAGTATCATTTCATCCATTAGATAGCCACCTCGAATGGGATAGTTGGTCCGCTGATATAATCAAACAACTTAATGTCATCCATAGTGAAGTCATAGAAGTTTGTGATGTTTGGATTCAACCATAATGTCGGAGCAGGGAATTCCTGATTCCTCATTTGCTCTTCCAATCCATTCACATGACGCTCATAGATGTGGGCATTGTTAATGTTGAATGTTAATGTCCCGATATCATACTTACATACCTGAGCCATCATACGCTGCAACACGTAGTACTGGTAGACATTGAATGGATTGCCCAAGGCCATGTCATTGCTTCTTACTCCTACGATTAAGTGAAGCTTACGGTTCTGCACAATCCATTGTGAGTTCCATACGCAAGGAGTCAAAGCCATTTCATCCAAGTCTGTAATGTTCCAAAGACTTACGATGTGACGGCGGCTGGTAGGATTCGTTTTCAATTGCCAGATAAGATAGTCTACTTGGTCAATCAACCAGTTGTTCACATCAAACTCAATGATTTCTTTCTTAGGGTCATGAAGCGTAATGTCATATTGACTCTTCGGAACAACGCGGCAGGGCTTACCAAGTTGAGCACCGTATGCTGGCCCAATAGTTCCATCCTCTTTAATCCATTCATCCCAGATGGTCACACCCATGTTATGAAAGTCTTCTGCTCTATTGGTCTTCATTTGCCAGAACAAAAGCATCTCTTTCGTAGCGGTTCTTTCTGCTACCTTCTTCCTTGTCAGAATAGGTACTTCTGTTCCATCGAAATGCATTTGAGCATTCAGGATACTCTGGGTGTAAGCAGGTGTACCGTCAGACCATTTCGTCCGCACAGGTTCCCCTCTGTCCCAGACTCCTTCCATCATGATTTGGTGAATGATTTTGTCGTACTCTTTATCAGCTTGTGGCATGTTTGACTCTCCCCCTGTTATAAAAAAAGGGAGCAACCCGCAGGCAACTCCCCGTATTTAATTAGTAACCTTCTTCTGAAACCTTCTCGTCTTCTGCTATATCTGGTGCTTCAAGTTCCACACCACGAAGCTTGTTCTCAAGTTCAATTAAGAAGCTTGGATGTTGACGAAGGAATTCAGTCATCGCTGCGCGGCCTTGCCATTTGCAAATCTCACCATCGCGTTCTAATGGTTCACCGTTCTCATCTTCATAGCGGAACCAAGCACCAGCTTGACGGATGATACCAGCTAATAATACCAGCTGAGAAATCTCATCCACACGGTCAACACCTTTGCCATAGAACAAGCTGAAGGTTGCCTCTTTACCTGGCATACCTACTTTGTTCTTAACAACTTTGACCTTCATCTGATGACCAATTTGGTCTCCAGCTTTGTTCTTGAACAGTTCACCAGAACGTACATTCAAACGGACTGAGCTGTAGAATGGTAACGCACGACCACCTGAAGTTGTTGTAGGCGTACCAGCTGGGCTGAAAGCACCTGGCTTTTCACGAATCTGGTTAATAAATAACACAGTACAATCGTGGTGGTAAGCTGGGCCATTTAACTTCTGGCAAGTAGTACTCATGAATCGGGCTAACAGTGCCATCGTTTGTTGTTCAACAGATGACTCAACAATCTTTGATGGTGTTAAAGCCGATACAGAGTCAACAATGATTAAGCGAACTTCGCCTGAACGAATCAGAGCGTCGGTAGTATCAATCGCATTCTCAGCAGTTTCTGGGTCAATGTAAATCAATGAGCCTAAATCTACACCGTATTCAGCGGCAAGTACAGGGTCAAATGTATGCTCCGCATCGACAAATGCTACATATCCTTCTCCTGCACGTTGCACTTCCGCAGCGTGTAGTAATGCTAGTGTGGTTTTACCAGCTGATGTCGGGCCGAATACTTCAACCAAACGACCTCTTGGAATCCCACCTCGTCCTAGTGCTAGGTCTAATGTTAGTGAACCAGAGTTAAACACTTTGATTTCACGAACGTAATCAGGTGTTAGGATTTGCGCTGTGCCAGCACCAAACTGCTTATTAATTTGAGCTAAAACTTTGTCTAATGACATATACCAAACAACTCCCCGTATAGTTAGCTAATTTTTATATCTAATGCGTCGAGTGCAGCCTGCATTGCATCTACTTTCTCGGCATAGTATAACTGCATGTCGTAGTCTTTAAGCGAATCAATTTTGTCTGTTAGTTCTTTAATCTTAGCAGACAACTCTTCCTTTGCGGAAGATTTCTTTAATCCATCTGGATTGAAATATTTATACTCTTCGTCGATACATTCTTGAACGAGTTCCTTGGCCTCGTCTTGCCCATGACTCTGTGAATAATTCACGTATAATTGCATTAAGAATTGATGAAGCCCTTGCTTTAATTCGGCTCTCGCCTTACGTTGGTCAGACATCTAAATCCCCCTTAAATACATTGCCCCCGAAGGGTTAGGAACACCTATTAGAAAGGTGCTCCGCCTGCGTATGGGTCTGGTGTATAAGCAGGTTCTTGTGGTGGTGGTGTTTGACGTTGATATCCTCCGCCACCTTGACCGCCGCCAGAATCTTTCGCGCTGCCTAAGAACTGAACCTTATCAGCGTGCAACTCCCATACATCGCGTGGGTATTCAGCACCTTCTGGTGTCTTCGCTGTGTAAGTACGCTTTTGCATGCGTCCTGTTACTAATACCTCACGACCCTTGGTTAGGTACTTGCCGACATTCTCAGCTTGCTTTCTCCAAACTACTACATCATAGAAGTCTGTGCCTTCTCCGTAATCACGGTCACAAGCCACTGCAAAGTTAGCAACTGCTGTTTCTTGTCCTCCTACCATTACATTGCGAACCTCTGGGTCCTTTGTTAAACGTCCTACTACAAATGTTTGAGATAAACTCATACCAAAACAACTCCTAATATCTATTTATTTTTGAGAGCATAATGCTCTACTGACAGGATATAATAGACTTACATCCTCTAAGTAAAGCACTATGGTAGGAGACCGCTAGTATTCAGCGGCCTTTTTATTGTACCATAATGTCAAGACATCGTCATCAATTTCGTGAGAGGATTACTTCGACAAAGTTTATGAACTGCTCCAGTAAATCCTTGCCGTCCAATGACTCGCCCCACTGTTCCAACTTACATGTAAGATAGCCGCGGGTATAATCATCCCAGCTTTCATCAGTGATAATCACATCAACAATATCAAATGCGCTATCATCAGGCTGGAATTGTTCCAACTCATACTGCGCTTTAAGTAGCATCGCTTCGCTTACGTTTAACCCCATGGTCCTTCCGCCTCCAATATAAAACTTGCCATGCTTCGATTCGTAACGCCATTCACATCAGCATTGTCACGAACCTCTTTGGCTAATTCATAGTACTCACCAATGAATCCCATTGCATCCCCTTTGACCCTGCCAGTGAATTGATGACCCAGCCACTGAGTAATGGTAGCGATGGCTCGCTCTTGCCTCTGTGTGATAGGGTCATTCCACCAAGAAGGTCGATTCGTCCAGCGTGCCATCCTCTACCTCCTACTCCATCTCTTCTGCCTTGTCTATAATTTCATCATAGTGATTAAGAAGAATTTCATCAGCCAACACTGCACAACAATCACAAAAGTATAATTGTTCGCGGCATCTCGGACACCTTGTATGGTCATCAGCATTATCCTTCATATCACTAAGCTCTTTCCATTCAACAAGCTTTTCTTTCAATGACATCTTACCACCTCCTAAAACTTACTATTGAACATTATGTTTACGCCTTTCATAAAGTTCGTCATTAACGGAATCTTCTCATGGCTTCCTAGTTCAATCGCATACATGGCGAATAAGAAAAAAGCTATGACTGTAAGACCAGGGAAACTTTTAAACAACCATACTGCGATAATGGCTGCTACTACAATTAATAATAATGGCTCCATATAACACCGCCTTTTAATAATCTGTTTCTAATAACTGTTTTGCCTCTTGATTGGATTTATAATCAACGGGCATACATTCCGTAGCATTGAACCACCAGTCAAGTTCACCAAGACCGAGAGCTGACATAGACCAATAAGAACCTGAGTCAGATTTTTCTACTGTATTAAGGGTTACCTTCTCCCCAATCTGGAAGGCATGTCCTGATGTATTCTTTATAATAATAACTTCTTCTCCTACTCTATACGGATAACCCATATTGTCACTCCCCTTTACGTATTTCCTTTAGAGCGCTGTCTTGTTTCTCAGCAGTTAGAGTCATGACTCCTAGGTTTATGAATTTTTTAATCTGAGCATAACCTTTTTCAATTGCTTCATCCTCATTCTTAGCCGTCACATTAACACCTATTCTATTTGTACTGACAGTGTACTTCGGCATTTAATTCACTTCCTTTTTGAGCATAATAAAAAAGCCACTCCGAAGAGTGACTCTTTCATGATTAGCGTAAGCCGTCGTTATTGCCTTTTAACAGGCGCATCACGTTGATAAGTCCGTTACCGAACATGTCGTCGTGGCCTTGGTTACCCATGTCAATAGAACGCTCACTAATCATTTGTACGATTTTATCAGGAGTAGCTTGAAGGCCCAGCTTGCGGCAGTATCCAACAACTAGTGCAATAACACCAGACACCATTGGAGTAGCCATAGATGTACCTGAAAGCTTTGCATACTGACCATTCTTGTATGTAGATAAGATGTCAACACCAGGAGCTGCAACGTCAACCTCTGGTCCGAAGTTAGAGAAGTTCGCACGCCCGAAAGTTTGGTCAACAGCAGCTACAGCGATTACTTCGTCGTAAGCAGCAGGCCAGCCAGTGTGTGAGTTCTCGTTACCAGAAGCGGCTACAATGATGATACCAGCATCATGAGCACGTTTGAAAGCTGCGTGGAAAGCTTCACCAGGGTCGGCACCGCAACCTAATGACATAGAAATGACATCAACTCTTTGGCTAATTGCCCAGTCGATACCTTTCACAATTGCATTAAGGTCTCCAGAACCGTTGTCGCCAAGTACTTTACCAATGTAAAGCTCAGCCTTAGGAGCCACACCAACAACACCAAAGTTGTTATCTACACCAGCAATAATACCAGCGCAGTGTGAACCATGTCCCTGTCTGTCCATGTAGTCATTCACGTTAGCAGAAGTGAAGTTCTTGCCAGCTTTGATATTGCCCTTAAGGTCAGGGTGATTATAGTCAATCCCTGTATCAAGGATAGCTACCTTCACGCCTTCGCCACGAGTCAAAGACCAAACCTGTGGAGCTTGAACCACACTTACACCCCAGTCAATTGCTTGAGCAGGTGCAACAGCCTCTACATTTAGAACATCAGAATCAATACGAAATTCCATCAGCGATTCCTCCTATATCATACTAGGGTATAAGAGTAACCACTTCAGGAATTTATGTCTACTATTTTAATAGAATTATAATCTTACCAAGCTGCACTACTTACATTCCGTGCATGAATAGAGAAGGCTGGTTCATCAGGCCATTCTGTTTCTAGTTCGAAATCAACAGCCGCCGCTTTCATTTCCTCAATTATTTCATTCTCGTTGAACTCACTGTGCCTATTTAAGATAGGAGTAATGTTTCCATTCTTCAGCTTCTTGTAATACTTTAAAGCTGTCTCATGTACCTCAAGGGCTTCCCACCTCTCTTGGCTAAGATGTTCACGAATCTGAACACCAATCGCACGGTAAGCAGGTTCATATCCACCATCACGATAGAACTCTTCCTCATTCAAGCGAATCTTTAACTTATTTAGAAATGGATATAGCTCTTTGTTAATATAGCTTCCATTGCTACGAGCACGCCTACTGTATAGTTCGACTGTAAAGTAACACATTACATCCATATGCATGTGCCGACGTTCTTCTGGATTGTATCTATACACTCTTCTCATCTCAGAAAATTTCCATAGCACAGCACCAGCTGGTAGACCACTAACGATTGCCATGTCTCCTCACCTCCTTACCATCCTCTTTCCTTTTCTAATAGATGTTTTACTTCCTTATTTTTAAACTCTTGTTTACCCTTAGCTGTGTACGTTCCACTGTACCCATAATAATTATTGGTCGTGTAATAATAACCAGTCGTCGTTGAATTACTACTAGTAGATATTGTGAAGTAGCCATTGTTGCTAGGTCTGTAGTAAGCCATACTCATTCCTCCAAAGAGAAAGGGATTCTTTTTACAGAACCCCAAAAAAAATTTTTTACACCCCTAATAGTCTTTCCATTTTTCGCGCCAAAAAATAATAAAAAATTGCTCTATAATGGGACGCAATTTGGGAGCTTGTTATTCATTTACTTCTTCGGCAGATTCTAGCATCTTATCCCAACGAGAGTTAATTTCGTTAATTTGTTCCTCCGTTAACTCACCATATCCGTCGGGATTCTCACCGTAATGTTCCAGTACCAGATTTGCCAGATTGATGATAGCCTCCTCGAAAGTGTCACCGCCACAATCCAATTCCATGTCGTGAACATATCCACTCCAGCCATGGTCGGGGATGTCTTCCCAGTTGCCGCATTCCAACCATACGTTGGTCAGGGTATTCTTGCTTTCGTCATCATCAATTGCTTTTGTTTCTGGATTCACCTTCACTACCATAATGGACAGTGACTCTTCGAAATGTGGCTCTTTCCATTTGCCGTGTTCGAAATAGTGGTGCTCACTCAAGAAGTGGTATGCGTCATGAAAATCTGTAAACTTATTCATCGTTTCCTCCCCATGGATATTGTTCCCAGTAATTAGGTTCTTCTTCACGATATACATGTTTGCCGACATTTACAACTTCACCATTGCGCAATTCATATAATGTACTTGAATCCCATTCTTCATACAAGTACTCAATGTATTCGGTGCTACTGCAAATCTGAGGGACAACCTCTGAAAGAAAGGCATCAATCTCATTGTTATAATTCTTCAAGCTGCATTGGAACGTCCAGTAGCCTGTTTCCATATCAATGCTTCGCTTAAAGCTGCTAGTTCTAATGTTGTCATTATCGTCCCATTCACTCGGCATATAAGACAAGCTTCCGAATGGAATCATACCTGACCTTGGAAGATGGGCAAAGTCTTCGAGGAAAGGGAATTGCTCAACGAACGCTTCCCAATACCCCGCAGTCTCTTGGACTTGTTTAATCATCTCTCGGTACTCAGGTTTCACAAAGCCTCTGAATCGAAGACCCGTATACATTCCCATGTTTTTCTCTCCTTCCGTCTTGCTCGCTTCTGTTCCTTGCGCTTTTTCCTCCAAAGAGGCTTACGTGCTTTCGCATTGTAGGCTTTCTTTATGTCTTTCGTAAAACCTCTTTCGGAGGACATGTCCTTCCAGACAACTTGTTCAGCTAACCAAGGATAGTAAATGGTCTTTTGCTTGAAGCGATACTTCATACATTCTTTCTTCGGAAGATGTTTCACTCATAATCCCTTGGGTCAACAGTAATATTTACGCACGTCCTATCGGCGCAGGCTGTCGAATCCCACTAGTGATTATGTTCGCGTTCCATAGAATCACCCCTACTCTGTTAAGTCAGACCAGTTTAAAGATGACGCCGTAATTTTATCAGCAGTCAATGAACCATTGTTAATGTAAGAAGCTGTAAGGCCGCGGAATGAACCTGACCAATCAAATTTGTTTTCAAAGATTTGCTCATACTCATTGTTTCCATAACTGCCTGCCGCATCAATCTCAACGTTTGTTTCCACATGAACACCTAGCTTACGAAGAAGCTTGTCATAAGAATGAACATGGTAACCTGGCTTGTGTGGCTCATTCGGACGCTTCACGAATTCTCCACCTTCACCTGCTGCTTGAGACCATGCTTTCAAATCATTGCTCCACTTTTCATACTCGACTTTCCAAGCCTCTAATTGAAGCTTGTACTCCTCGATGTGCTTCTCACGATTTACTGTTAATAAGTCCTTTGCTTGTTGAACATTTACGATTAGTTTCAAACCAACCACTCCTTAATGATTAATTAATCTATCGGCAGCCAACACGAAGCTGGCACGACCAAACGTTTTAATGCTTGTATATGGAATACCATTGTTCTTGCAGAATGGAACAGCCCATTGTGTGCCGCCATGTCCTACATGTCCCAATGTCATAATCAAACAGCTAGAGCGCTTCAAGATACCAGCAAGGGAATCTCTTGCTTCTCTTCCTGTAATGCCAATGAATTCACCGCCGCGTCTTTCCACTTCATCACGGAAGTCAGACCAGCCTGGCTCATAACCCATACAACAGATAGTCTTACCAACAAATACTTGGTCTACTTCATCCTTACCATCTGTTTTCTTTTTATAGTATCCTGATGGTTTTGGCGTTTCAATGTTTCTCATTTCAGAGACGGAATGCCGCCATCTCACCTTTGGATTCTCTGGGTTGTTCTCGTAGAATGCCAAGTCAATCACGTCATCTTCTTGTAACTTAAATGCGCGTGCATCATCTTCTATAATTGGAAGTACAAGCTTTTCTTGTCCTAGATAGATGCCATCGCCTCCTGCTGTCTTTGTAACAGCGAAGCCACTTTCAGTAGAAGGATAATATTCAACAATGCCATACTTCACTTCTATGATACCCTGTGGTGCCTTACCTGGGCCGCGTTCCACTAGCTCATATTCATAATGGTCAGGACCATCTTCTACTTCTTTAAGTAATGTTGCATATACTAGGTCACCATGATACAAATCTAATTCATTAATTATCTTTTCAGGAACGAAGGCATCAATCTCTGGAATGTATCCGCCACGAATCCTTCTTTCAAACCGATAAGGAATCTTTCCATCGTCAGCATCAACTGTTTCTGATTCTTCTAATAATTTAGCAAAGTCTTCTTCTTCCTCGAATGGAACTTCAGTGTGTTTAATTTCTTCCTGCACTGGTACAGCCACAGGATGAAGCTTTAATAAGTCTCTTGTTGAATAGAGGATAACAAATATCCTAGTGAAATCTTTCTCCATCTCGGCCAAGTTATCGTAGTCTAATTGTTCCACAACCTGTCTTAGATGTTCCTTGCTCATACCTAATACTTGCTCTTTCATTCCAACCACTCCTAATGTTAGTACTTTCTTTTTAGCTTATTTAATTCTTTACATTTGTTCTTGTAAGCAATCACTAAATCATTATGGGAATTAACTAAGTTCTCAATGTAATCTAGGACATGATTCTTAATGGACTCATTCTCCATATTGTCTATAATTAATCGCTTAATATGTTTCTTTGTGTTGTAGTTGTGATTCTTTTCCTTACCCACAACAGTCATGACTACACCTCCTAAATAAAAAAGAGAAGCCCGAAGGCCTCTCCTTATTTTACCATATCAACTAGCTCTTGCAACTCGCCGCCGTTGAAGCCGCGTGAATGCTTAACCAATTTACCATCTTCAAGGACAACTGTTACAGGAACAGTGAATAGTCCTAATTCACCTAGGATTTCACGAGCTTTATCAGAGTTTTCATCTGAACCCATGATGTCCCACTTGTCATACTCTACACCAGTATCTTGTAGAAATGCTTCTACTTGATTACATGCTGGGCAGTTTGGTTTTTGAATCTTTACCAACTTCACGTTTATTCCTCCCTTGCGATAGCCGCATTAGCCCAGAACATTGCTTCTTCAAGTTTTGTAATGGCAAGCGACTTCTCACGCGAATTAGGACAAAGCTCATCAATTTTATAAGCTGCTGCCTTAAGAGTCGCACGAATCGTTTCGTACTTCTCAGGCTGCCCTTCTTTCGGCGCATGATAGTTAAAGTTATTTTCATATTGCGGATTCATCCCAACCAACTCCATTCAATTGTATTACCAGCTCTTTACTTCAATAAATGCATCCATAAAATCTTCAACTGCACTCTTGTCTACCTTAACAGGCTGATATGCATTAGGGAAAACAAAGTCATCATCTGTTAAGTCTTCCACATTCGTTGCCTTTACATAGCCATTGCCCTTAACGCTGAAGAAATCATGATTCTTCGTGTCAGTTTTTAATCCATTCTCAACGATAGGATTAATAGGCTCATCATCGAAATGAACAGGAATTCCGAGATTCATGCAAGCTTTGTTCGCATTATAACGGATAAACTTGTTTACTTCTTCAGTAAGACCAACCTGAGCGTAGACATCATTAGTAAAGAGCAATTCATTGTCGTACAGATTAATAAGCAGCTGTTCACGTTCAACAGTAGCGCGGGCTTGTTCTTCTGCTGTTAACTGAGCAAAAGTCTCTTGAGCTAGTAAACCCACAAAAACCCCGTGAATTGACTCGTCACGAATTATTAGATTAATAATCTCGCCTGATGCTGTTAACTTTCCTTGTCCAGCTAAGAACAATGGATAGAAGAATCCAGAATAGAACAAGAACGTTTCAAGGTAAACAGAAGCAACCATTGCCATGTACAAGTCATACTTGCTAACTTGCGGCTGGAATAATCTCATATAATAATCAGAGATAGTCTGTCCTTTGTATTGAAGGTTTTCATGCGACTGAATCCAATCAAATACTTCATCAATCTCTTCGTCAGTTGCTAGAGTTGTAAAGATAGTAGAATAAGATTTTGCATGAATCTGTTCCATCATACCCATGAAAGATAATACACCTTTACGCTGTAATCCTTCAACGTGCATCATGATTAACGGCATCCCCTCGCCGCCTTGTTCTGTATCCAGCATTGTTAAGCCGCCTAATGCTTTCTTATAAACATCTTTTTCGGCAGGCGTCATTGTTTCCCATACGCCTTTGTCTGCTGTTACAGAGATTTCCTCTGGTAACCAGAACTGCTTTGTATTCTGCGTATAAAACATTTGTGTATAATCGTCCTCATGACGATTCCAGTTAACCGCTGCTTTAGCCATATTCTCTTTTTCCCCCAGTATATTAGCAAGTAAAGAGGGCCGAAGCCCCCATATCTAATCTAGACCGCACATGCGATGCATTCATCAATAGCAAGATTACGTGTACGTGTATAGTACAGTGACTTCAGACCAATCTTTGCAGCGTAAACATAGTAACGTGAAAGCTCTCTTGTAGAGATGTCTGAATTTACATACAGGATAGTGGAGATACCTTGGTCAACGTGTTCCTGAGCCGCGGCAATCAAATCCAATACCTTGAATTGGTCCATATCATAAGCTGACTTGTAGAACCAGAAGTTTGATTCATCCATGAATGGCATTGGGTAGTAAGTTGTAGAGTTCGCATAAGTACGTGACTCGATTTGACTTACCACTGGCATTACAGAAGCCGTAGCATTCTGAACATATCCAATACTTTGCGTAGGAGCAACAGCCAAACGGTAAGCATTGTACATGCCATAACGTCTAACAGCCTGCGCTAGTCCCTTCCACATTAATGGAGTTGGAATCTCAATTCCTTCAAACAACTTCTTCACTTTCTCTGTCTTAGGAGAGAAGTCAACCACGAAGTATTTAAAGAAGTAAGAACCATTTGCGTAATCAGATTTGTCGAAATCTTTGAATGTTTCCTTGCGGTCTTTCGCAATCAACATAGACTTCTCAATGGTGTAATAGTTCATCATCATGAAGAATGTGCGGACAAAGTCTTTCGCTTCTTCTGATTCGAATGGTATCTTATTAGCAGCAAGATAACCATGTAAGTTCATGGCACCTAATCCAACTGCATGCAATTCTTCGTTTGCTTTCTTAACTGTTGGTGCATTCTTTACGTCAGACATGTCAGATACATCCGTCAATGCTTCAATACCAACATGACATGAGTCTTGGAATACACGGCCTGGTTTCATTACATTCGGAATGTTTAATGAGCCAAGGTTACAGTTAATGTCACGCTTGATTAAGTCTTCAATACCGTAATCATTGATTTCAGAAGTTTCCTGAAGCTGGAAAATTTCTGTGCAAAGATTAGACATTTTTACTTGACCAATATTTTTAAGGGCGTGTTGGTCATTCGCATTGGACTTGTTCATGAAGTACGGATAACCTGACTCAAGCTGAATCTGTGCAATCTTTGTTAACATGTCGCGGGCAGACATTACCACACGCTTCTTAACGTTTGGATTGGCAACAAGCTCTTCGTACATGTCGTCCATTCTCATATCGTCTAAGTGGATACCGTACTCTTTGTACACACTGTAAGGAGCGAATACATAAAGGTCTTCATTGCGCTCAGCAAGCTCAAAGAATTTATTCTCCACGATTAAGCCGATAGATAACTTCTGAATACGTGATTTCTCATCAGCATTGATTTTCTTTGTATCCAAGAATTCAATAACATCCCAATGGAAAATATTTAAGTAGGCAGCACCTGCGCCTGCACGTTGGCCTAACTGGTTCACATAAGAGAATGTGTCTTCCATTAACTTCATTACAGGAACAACACCTGATGCAGCGTTCTCGATTCCTTTGATTACTTCATTGCGTCCACGTAGCTTAGATAAGTTAACGGCAACACCGCCACCAATCTTAGAAAGCTGACCACAAACATTCAACACGAAGTTGATGGAGTTTAATGTATCATCCATTTCTAATAGGAAGCATGATACCATCTCTCCTCTTCTGGACTTTCCAGCATTAAGGAACGTCGGCGTAGCTGGCTGGTATCGCTGTTCAATCATTGCAATAGCAGTACGCTTAGCTTTATCAAAGTCTCCTTTACCTAGGAATAAAGCCACGATAACAATACGGTCTTCATACTTCTCTAGGTAGAACTTCTTATCATTTGTCTTCAAGGCATAGTCTTTGTAGAACTTAGAGATAGCCATGTAAGACTGGAACTCAAAATGATAAGATTGAATAAGTGCTGTAATCTCTTCCAGTTGTTCAACGCTATACTGTTCTAAAACTTCCTTGTAGTAAAAATCCTCTTTAACCATATAAGCAAATCTGTCTGCAACACTGTCGAAACGAATAAGTTTAGGGTCGATTTCAGATTTAATAAATTCTTTAACCGCCTCTTTATCCTTCTCCAATTTGAAGAAGCCATTATCGTTCAGCTGTGTCACCTCGTTGTTTAATTCTATGTGTCTCATAGCGAATATTCTGCACCCTTTCCTTGAATGTCATCACATCTTTTGGCAGCCCGCTCATCTCAAACTTATGGATGATTGGTACTCCATACATACTTGATATTTTATCAGCGCTTCTAGCAAACGAGTCACCCCAGTTGCGATTGCCACTAGCAGCGACGCCCTGTAAATAGATGTGATTTGACTCAAGGAATTTAGCCGTAGATGGCGGAACCATACCAAACCCTGTCGTATATGTAATAAGCACATACGGCTCATCAACTATTAAACTATCAGTGATTTGTTTCGATTCAACATCTAACGCTTCTATAAAGCGACGAACGTTTCCCGTCTTACTGTCAAACACAACCAGCATCTCTTCCACTCCCATGATTAAGCAGATAAAAAGGAGCAAGCAAATCGCTCTGCTCACCCCTCTATTTTTAACAAGGGCTACTACATAGTGTTGCTAAGGTAACTACTTCCTCCACATATGGTGTCTAAGAATAATCTAAACCTATTCAAAAAGTATCGTCAATACAGTCCCTGAGAACTTTTTTGTCAACGATTACCGCTTGAATTTTCTCAACAAAATTTTCTCTTACTGAGGTGTAAGAAGATGTTTGTTAACCCGTTTGGGAATAGTTATCTTCTTGACGATGATACTTCTTTCATCATATTGTGGGTTATACTTCGTGTAGCAAGTCAGCTTGACCACAAGGTCTTTCTTCAGCTGGTCTGCAACCGTAGCATATACATCAGGGAATAAGACCATGCGCTTATTGCCTTCTAATGTATCGACATTAATAAATGCCATTGTGTCACCTTTCTTAGTCGGCATCACTTTGAATGAAGTCAAGATGCCGCCCGTGTTGACGTTCTCGTAGTCGCCCAGGTAATCCCAATTCACTGGCTGAGAAACATCGGAGAGAGGATTACCAGAGACATAAAGCCCCAGTAATTCCTTCTCTGCTTCCAGTCTAACCTTATCAGTGAATCCATTGATTTCGTCAGACAAGTCATCCTTATCTCCACGAATCATGTACAATTGCTGCAGGATGTCCATACGGTTCAATGCATCCTTGCCCAGCTCGTCCAGCGCACCAGACCTTGCTAGGACTTGAATGCTCCGTTTGTTAAGCTGCTTTTTCGGAAGTGTTTCAACCAGGTTCTGCAGACTTGTATATGGTCTTGCTTCCATAATATTAGATATTACTGCTTCGCCTAGTCCTTTGATAGCTGCTAAACCGAAACGTATATCATTACCTTCAACGGTAAAACCTACACCTGATGTATTAATGTCAGGCGGCAGGATATTGATTCCCATTCGCTTACATTCATTGATGTAGTTAATAACCTTTTCTTCCTTGTCTGCACCAATGGTTAATAGAGCTGTCATGAACTCTATTGGATAGTACGTCTTGAAGAAGGCAGTCTGATACGCAATGAAGCTATAACAAGCCGCGTGGGACTTATTAAACGCGTAGCCTGCGAACGGACGGATGTCATCACATATACGCTTGGCAACGTGCTGTGGTGTGCCGTGTTCAATCATCTTTGCTTCCAGCTCCTCTAAAGCTGGCTCTAAGATTTCCTTCTTCTTCTTACCTACGGCTTTACGTAGTACGTCCGCTTCGCCTTTCGAGTATCCAGCCATCCGTTGGGACACTATCATAACCTGCTCTTGGTAAATCATGATACCGAAAGTCTCTTTGGTAATGGCATCATACTCTGGATGTAAAGCTGGAATGTCTTCTTGACCATTCGCACGACGCTGGTATTGCGGAATATAATCCATCGGGCCTGGACGATACAATGCGTTTCCAGCTACCAGTGTGTTGAAGTCTACCTTGTTCATTCCTCTGAACATCTTCTTCATACCATCTGACTCAAACTGGAACACGCCGTCAGTCCATCCGTCTTTAATGGTCTGGAATACTTTCGGGTCTGTAGGCTCTAAGCTATCTGGGTCAATGTCAACGCCGTGACGTTCCTTTACAAGGCGTCTGGCAATATCAACAACCGATAAGTTCTTTAAACCTAAGAAGTCAAACTTAATGTATCCGATTGACTCTAACGTTGGCCCTTCATACTGGGTAACACGCTCACCGTTCTTACCACGCATTAATGGAGCTGCCTTTGATACTGGGTCAGGCGTGATTAACATACCACAAGCATGGATAGATGCAGAACGCGGAAGCTTCTCTACCTTAGAGGCTAACTCAAACAGTTCAGGATACTGACTGATATACGGCTGTAAGTCCGCGACTTCTTCCATCGCATCTTCAATGGACATAACCTTTCCTTGATGAACAGGGATTAGCTTATTCATGTCATTGATAATGTTGTGGTCAATGCCTAGACCGCGGCCAATATCTTTGAATGCTGCTTTTGTGGATAAGGTAGTGAACGTACCAATCTGTGCTACTTGGTCGGCTCCGTACTTCTCTGTAACATAATCAATAACTTCATGTCGTCTGAGGTAGTCGAAGTCCGTATCAATATCTGGGAAGCCAGGTCGCTCTGGATTAATGAAACGCTCAAACAGCAAATCATATTTGATGGGGTCTAAGTTTGTAATATGAAGCAGGTAACAGACAAGAGAACCAGCACCAGAACCACGGCCTGGGCCTACTAATATCCCATTGTCTTTCGCATACTTAATATAATCCCAAACGATTAATAGATAAGCTGAAATGTTTTTCTTGGCAATAATATCAAGCTCATAGTTCATCCGTTCCTGGTACTCAACAATGTTGATATCTCTGTCCATTGCTAATTCAAATAAGGCTACGTTACATAGCTGTGCAATGTAGGTATCAAATGTATGTCCAGATGGAACATCAAACTTAGGGAACTTAATGTCGCCCAGTTCTAATTCCACATTACACTTCTGAGAAATCTGGTACGCATTCTCTAGTGCTTCATGTGGGATGCCAAAGTCGAGCATCTCTTGAGCACTCATGAAGTAACAATGCTCATACACAGAGATGTCTGAAGCGTCCTCACTGCGTCCAATTGTTGTTAAGGCAGCGTGAATAGGCTTCTCTTCTTTGCGTAGCATATGGGCGTCTGAAGTGGCTACAAGCGGGATGTTCATCTCGACTGACCATTGTCTCAGAACCTCATTGACCAATATTTGTTCAGGCATGTCTGACGGTTGAATCTCAAGATACAATTCATCAAAACATTTCTGATAGAAGCGAATCAGGTTCTTCGCTACTTTATACCTGCCTCTTTGAATCAACTGAGGAACTTCTCCGCCGAGACAAGCAGTTGTGGCAATAATTCCTTTGCCATATCTTTTAATCAGTTCATAGTCTGCGCGAGGCTTACGATAGAAGCCCTCCAGCTGGGCACGACTGGTCAGTTCCAGTAAGTTCTCATAGCCTTCATTTGTTCTTGCAATCAGAAGCATATGAGCCATATTTGGACGCCAGCCAGTTTGATTCTTTTTGTCAAACCAGAATCCAGGCTGCTTGTCGTACTCCTCTTTCTTCCATGTCCTGTGCGGTGTGAGATAAATCTCGTTACCCAGAATAGGTTTTAATCCAGCCTTCTTCGCCTTCGTATAGAATTCAATATGCCCATGACAAACACCATGGTCCGAAATACCTATTGAATCCATTCCGTATTCTTTGGCAAGCTCGATTAAGTCATCAATCCGACAGAATCCATCCAACAAACTCCATGGAGTATGAAGATGCAGATGCGTAAAACGTACCGTACTAAAAACATTGTACGGAATATTAGTGACTTCCTGTTTAGTATCAACAGCAAACGATAAATCGTGCGTCACTTGACCACCAACTTTCCTGATTAAATTGTTTATGACATATATGATACACCCATAAATAGGGTGATGTCACCAAAAACTTTTGTGGAAATTACCCTCCACTTTCTACACGTATCCCTCTAATCGGTGTCCTAGCTAAAAATAAAAGAGCCACCCCGAAGAGTAGCTCTGTGCATTCAAATTAATTATGCTTCAGGCAGCAGAGCAATCTGGTATGATAGTACTCTCACTGTTTCTGTTTTATGTTTGTTGACGGTTATCTTCTTACCCTTCTTATCATCGTAAGAATGAGAAGTATCAAGACGGCCTACCTTGCCTTCAACAATGACAGCATCGTCTTTGTTTAACTCGCCGTTATTCTTCACATATAATTCATATGCTTTTGGAGACAAGACAACCTGTGTCTCTCCGATTCCATCGTCTAATGTGAGGTAAACACCTTCACCAAAATCTGTCATGTTCAGGATAGCTGTAACCTTACCGCCGACAGTCACGGTTTCTCCATGAGAATTTGCATTCAAAGATGCACTAAACTTTGTAACAAATGGCTTTAAACGTTGAACTAAATTTGTCATGGCAGAAGCCCTCCTGGTCTCTTTTATTAACGATAAGCTTTATAAGACAGAATTGCAAGAATAATTTATCCTGCTTGAGCCTCCATGCTATCTAATAATTCATTGACCAGTTCATCTGCTTCCGCATTCTCTTCTCGTGGTACATGAATGAGATTAATACTATCAAACTCTTCTAGTAATTCTAATGCACAATCACGTAATCGTATTAAGTGTGGCGCTTTTGTAGTAGAAATTCGGTTGACTTGTGTGACAACCATTCTTGAATCGCTAAAGACATCAATGTGTTTTGCATTTAAACCGTTCGCCAATAGGTATTCTAATGCTTCGATTAATGCAACATATTCAGCTGTATTGTTTGTAGCTTCTGCTTCTGCGATGTGTTTTTCTGGGTCTTCATGTTGGAGTCTTGGCAACTGAATGGATGAACCGAGATACTTCGCTCCCTTGTGTAATAGCTGACTATCTCCACGAACAATGTAGGATATGCCGCTTACATTCGGTCTGGTGGTATCGTTGTTCCCTCGTGCCGCGCCGTCCACATTCACAACCAACCGTTGGTAGTTATACTTAGGCTCTAGTTTCTCTTTAATTTCTCTGATAAGTAAATCAGTATCATGTCCATCTTCCTTTAATTGTTCAATGAGCTTACGAAGCTCTTCATTCAATTCATATAGTTGTTGGAGCTTGATAATGTTTCCTTTAAATTTGTCCAGCTGGTAAATCTTCTCCATGTATACTCTAAGAAGTTCCACCGCCATGTTGTAAGATACTTTGTAATTCATAAGATGTTTTCCCCTTTTTGATGTGTTTATTTATCACTATCTTTGCCTCCTTTTGTTTAACAAATACAATGGGACTTCAGCTCAACTGAATACCTGCCACTCAGTTATTTCACGTATATACTCGTACTCGGTCTTCACTACTGAGGGAATGCGCCACCACTCGCCGTGGGATTACACGTCTTACATATACTTCGTCTACTAGCCACTGACTTTCATAGGGAATTTTAGGGGCGGACAGTGCCGTGACCCTTGGCTCTTCTATTGCTTGGGCGTCCCTTGCATGACATGAATTCGGTTTATCTAGCAGTACGAATTTTTTCGTGGCTGGCAACTAAGCCTCCATTAGCCGAAGCTAAAGCTAGGTACAGTCTAGAATGCCGCCTAGACCGCAGCCAGTAGTTCCCTACTTATCTTCCCCTTACTAGAGATTCCTAATATCTTATGTCAGAACACAGTATGAATTCTCATACCGTCAGCTCACATAAGATTAACTTAGATTTCGGATAGGCTGTCAGGTCACGCTCCTTCATTTATCTGCTGGTGCATCCCCCAGCTAGCACCTACGCATCCTAATCTCTAAGTAAGACAAGAAGACTTCAGATATGTCGTCACGGATATTCTTCGGCCCACCGTGCTATCCCAGCCGATATATATGGGATTACTAAAAGTTCTTGGCATCTTCTTTATCTGGTGACGGGGTTAGTTTTTGGAAGGAGAATAAACCGTCATATCTCCTGGCTCTGGTCAACATTTTTTATTTAAGCGGGAAAGCTGCCAAACAAAACCCTTGGAGCTGCCAGGAGGATTCGAACCTCCGACCTCTCCCCGTCGATGTGGACTCTTGGGGGAGTATTCTACCGCTGAACTACAGCAGCATATAAAAGACACCCCGCGAAGGGTGCCCCAGTGAAAAAATTATTCTGCCTGCTCGTAGTATTTCTCTAGGATGTTTTGGATATCCACATATGGAAAACTTTCTGTGTTATACATTTGCATCATTCTCCTTTTTCTTTTTCTTTAATTTATGCAAACCGAAATCAACAAGCGCATGTAAACCAAACCCAAGAAGGAATAGTTTAATAAGCCCGAAGAATCCAGTGAAATTAAATCCAAGATTAATTAAAGCTGTTGCAATAATAACGTACAGGATAGCGGCAATAATGAATCGTAAGTTACGATGACTCATTACAATACAACACCTTTTGATTTCGCTTGACGTAACCAGTTAGGGAATTCTTTTAATACGGCTTCGTAAAGCTTCTCGTCAGCAATTCCATTCACATCTGAAATCTTTGTGAAGTCAGCGTTGTCTAAGTAGCGGCCTGTTAAATCATCCAATGATTGCAGATAGTTGAATGACTCATTGCCGATACCGATGAACTGCCAGAAGATACCCTGCTTAGCAGCCTCAGTAATCACACGAGTTGTTTCAGAACGGTCACCATTGTCACCATCTGTCATGAAGAATACCAGTGTAGGAATCTTAACAGGCTTTACATCTTCAGGCATAACCGTCTTGCTTACTACTTCTGTTACGGTCTTTGATTTTGCACCGAACAGTTTGCCAAGGAATCCAGCTTCCACTTCTTTTGTTACTTCTTCTTGAACAACTTGTGGAGTGATAGCTGTGCCGTACTTAGCAATAATTTGTTTCATTACTGGAGCATACTCCGTACCACCAGATGCACGAAGACCCTTCTTCTTTAAGAAGTCTTTGTGATTGCTTTCATTGGCAGAACCAATATATTCATAGCCATGATTGAAAGCATAGATGTCGATTGATTTGTTTGGGTCCATGTTCATTCCAACGCCGATGAAGCGGTCAGCTTGTTCTTGAACATTCCCTTTGTCAATTTCCCATCCCATAGAACCTGATTTGTCGATAGCGAATACGATGTTCGCTTGAAGACCAGCAAGCCCTAACTTCTCTAATACGATTGCAGATTTCTTTTTTAAATCAATTACGTTACCCAACATGTTTCTCCCCCTAGAAATTAGTAAAGCGGCCCCGAAAGACCGCTTATTTAAAGAATCGTCTGATAGCTCTGATGGCTCTGTCTATAGATGTAATCATGCTGATAAGTTGTCTGATATTACGCGGCAACATTTTTCTTGCTGCCCTTGTTCTTTAATGCGTGAACCACAAATGTTAATCCAAATGTGATGATTAAAACAATAAAGAATAACCAGTCTGGAGCTTCATATGAAGTCCAGTGTTGACCGATAAGGTTACCTACTTCATGCAGTTCAGTTACAAACATCTTAACCGCAATCAAGAAGATAAGAACGAATGCTGTTCCTTCCATCTCTGGAACCTTATTGATAAGCTTAATGAATACACCTGCAACAGAACGCATCATTAAGATACCAAGGATACCACCAGCGATTAATACATAGAAGCTTTGAGATAAAGCAAATGCTGCTAAGATACTATCAACAGAGAAAGCAATGTCCATTAACTCAACAGAGATAATTGTTGTAACGAATGGCGACAAGCCAAGCTTACCAAAGAATGCTTGAACCTTGTTTTCTTCGAACTCGTCATTGATACCATCGCCGTCTTCGTCTTTCTTCTTAGAGGCAAAATGCTTAATAGATAAATAAGCAAGGTATAAAGCACCAACTGTTTTGATGGCCCATAAGTATTCCCAATCAGCGATATAAGCCCAGCCGAAGATACATACAGCACGGAAGATAATCGCGCCCCACATACCATAGAAAAGTGCTTTCTTTTGCTGACTAAGTGGTAATCTCTTTGTCATTACTGCAAGTACTAATGCATTGTCTGCGCTTAGCAAACCTTCAAGTACGACTAACGTAACTACTAGTCCAATGATTGATAACAACTATTCCAACTCCCTAATTAATATTTGTTTTTGATTTTGTCCACTACATGTTTTGCTGCTGCCTTCACATTATCGTGAAAGAAGTGACCTACCACATAACCAACCACGAATGTAAGAATCGTCCCTGACATCTTCATTCCCCCTGTAGATATAATATCTATATATAAGAAAGGGCCGAAGCCCTCTCGTATTTTAAGCGACTGTTAATCCATAATCTTTAACGAAACCAGCTAGGCCATTTGCATAACCAGCACCGATAGCGTTGAATTTCCATTCGCCGTTTACTTTATAAATCTCACAAACTGCTACTCCAGTTTCAATAGAGAAGTCCTCACCTAAATCAAAGCGAAGGATTTCTTCATTTGTGATTTGGTCATACACGCGGACATAAGCATTGGATACTTGTCCGAAGTTTTGAGAACGACGCTCTGCTTCATAGATAGTTACTACGAAAGCAAGCTTCTGAATGTAAGCAGGCATTACTGAAAGGTCAACTTTGATTGTCTCATCATCGCCCTCTGTGCCACCAGTCAACTCATCCCCTGAGTGCTCAACTGCACCAGAAGCATGACGTAGATTATTATAGAATATAAAGTCGCCTTCGTCACGAGTTTTATTTAATTCATTAACCATGAATACTGAAACATCCAGGTCAAAGTCTGCTCCGCCAGCATACTTATTTGTATCCCAGCCTAATGCTACATTAATCTTTGAAAGGTTTGTTCCTTTCGTTAAATCAACACGTTGCCCTTTTTTTACCAACTCAACTGCCATGATTCATTTCCCCTTTTCATAAAAGTCTTTTACTTCCATCCATGCTTTTTTATAACCATAGTCATGACCTAAACAAAAGCCACCAACGACTGCGATGGTGACTATGCCTAGCATCTTTAACACTTCAATCATTAGTTGATTCCAGCTACATAAGCCTCAAGACCGCCGCCGTAACCAGCGCCAACAGCTTTGAATTTCCAATCTCCACTGTGCTCATAAAGCTCACCAATAACCACGCAAGTTTCAATTGAGAAGTCCTCTGATAAGTCATAACGAGCTACCACTTCACCAGTTCCATCATTGACTACTTGCACATACGCATTGTGTACTTGACCAAAGTTTTGGTTACGTGTTGCTGCATCATAGATAGTGATAGCAAAACGAACAAACTTTGCAGCGATAGGAAGCTTCGCTAAATCAATTGTTACTGTTTCATCAGGGCCAGTACCTTCACCAGTACGGTTATCCCCAGAGGATACCACGCTGCCCGTAGGGTCACTTGGATTATTGAAGAATACGAATGAGTTCTCAGATATGATTTTGCCTCCATCACCTAAGATTGCAGCAGATGCATCTAAGTCAAATGCAGAACCGTCATACTGATTAGCATCCCAACCTAATTCCACTTTGAATTTTGTTACTCCTGGTACTGATTTTGTAAGATTGATGTTACCGCCTTTTTGCAAATTAATCATTTTGTTATTCCTCCCAATTTTTCTTTTGATTTTTTCTTGAATATATTTTATCACTGCTCTTCACTTGAGTCATAGGCTTGCGCTCCCAAGTGATTCGCGGTGGAGTTACCTTTGGCTTTTTCTTTTTCATCATGATTCCTCCGCCTTTATGCTAAATCTTGTTCTGCAAACAGGGCATTTAAATCCAGCACTGAATTCTTCGACTGGCTTTATCCTTGGAACATAATAGTTCTCAAGGATTCTTCGAAGAGCATTTAGTTCAAAGTTGTTCAACTTCTTCAATGTCTTCTCCTCAAAGAAATATACAATGCCTGGATTTGGCGGCGGAGCTAACTGCATAATTTCTGCGATGTGCTCATCCTGTCTTCTACCCATTCAATCACTTCCTTACTCATCTAACTTAAATGGTTCCCATACCTTATCATCCCAGCTAGAGGATATGTTGCTCAGCTTTTCGCTGTCAAACTTCTGTCTGAAGTGTTCTTCCAACTGTTTAACCACGGCGGGATTTACAACAAAGCCACCCATGTTATGGTCAATCAGAAAGTTCTTCAGGATAATCTTGCGAATAATATCATACTCTTTATTCACCATTCATCTGGCCTCCATCCTAAAACATGTACAACAAAATATCCAACAGGGAAAATTAAAACAAGAAAGCCAATAACGCAACTTGTTATAATGGGCTGTTGTTTAAAACCTGCAATAACAAGCATGACAACTGCAATTGCTAGAAGCAGGATTAATAGAATTTGTATACCTACCATGAAGTAAGTGCCCCAGCTTATCCAGGGAAACTTCTTTTTCTTTTCTTTGTTAAGATTGACTGCCATATCAATACTCCTTACTTAGTAGCATTGCAGCGCCCTTATTGCTCTTTAAAGATTCGCTTAGGTACAATGGAGTAAACCCACGGTCAAAGGTTAGAATGCCTTCCCAACCTGCGTACAAGCTGCCGTAGTTTTCTACAAGTCTAAAAGTTCCTTCGCATTTGTTTGGGGCCATACTAATTAACTCAAGCTTATGAAAGCTATACTCATATACCCAGCCAACTTTAAAACGATTGCCTTGTGAGTCACGTCTTTCTGGTGGCATGTTACCACTCCTTACTTAATAAATTAACGGCTTCTTTATTTGATTCAATAGCAATTTCAACGGCGTCTTCTGCTGTTATACCTAGTCCTACTCCATTGCCCATAGGAACATTCATCCTACGTACAAACTCGGAGTAGTTATAATCATCAGGTTCCAAGCGGAGAACCTTCTCATTATCTTCACTAGGAATTACCCGATAGCCACCATTAGATTTCTTTTCTACATCAAAGACTTAACCTATCATTTTTTTATACCACTTGCTAGTGGAAGAAATACTTTTAATTCGTACTTTCATCTTACCACTCCTTTGAAAGCAATCGCTTTGCTTCCATATTGTTTTTCGCTTGAGGAAACATCAGGTCTTCTTCAGGATAAGAGTTCCTATAAGTTAGCGCATCCTGCGGCCAATCTTCTGGAGCCACTACGCGAATATCATACCACCATCCTGTCTTGAAATCACCGTCGTCCCAGAACACATCTAAGATTCTAGCTTGTGGTGTCTGCCAACTGCCGAGTTGCTTTATGTAATAAGCCTTTGGCTGTAGCGTAATGATATCGCCTACCTTAAAGTTAGCCGTCTCCTTGCTCGGTCTATTTCTTGCCATCTCACCACTCCTTGCTTAAACGTTTTTTCGCTTCTTGATTTGTTACTGGAGGAGCTTCCGCCAACATCAAATCTATATCGCGATAATATAATTCATCTTGGGTTTCATCTTCCCAGAGGACAGAATATTGAAAGTGCTTAAAGTGTTTAGAATACTTTCCTTCTATCTCTCCTTGGTGACATCTACCCACAATGGTTCCGACAACAGCATATTCTTCTCCATTGTCACCTTCTCTTTTGTTTTGTTCGTACCACTCTGAATCATCTGTAAGTAGTACTTTCTCTCCTAATTCATACATACCTACCACTCCTTGTCCAATAGGGTAGAAGCCCCTTTGTTATTACTAGATACAGGAGCTAAACATGATAGAAAAGAATGACATTCTACGCCATTGTCCCATTTAATACGAGGACTTTCTTTTCCTTCTCCTTCTATAATGGTTCCTGTCATACCAACTGGAACATTATATCCTGGGTGTACATACTTAATTCGTTTGACTCTTTGACCTTTGTAATACATTCTACCACTCCTTGTCCAGCAGCCTAGCAGCTTCCTTATTACTAGAAGAAGGAATAGAAATAATCCTATCTCCATATGGGTCTAGCCTGTGAGACACTACGCTGCCAAGCCAGCCGCATCCTTTTGGCTTTCTTACAATCGTTGCCATGTTAGCATGGTCATCCCAGGCCAAATCCCTTGGCAACTCAAAATCCATTCCAATTGCATCCATAGAAATAGATTTCCTTTTATTCTGCCCTATGCGGATAATCGTTCCTTTTGGAAGCTTCTTCATACCATCACTCCTTGAATAAAAAAAATTCTTTACCCAATAGAAAGTACAAACAAGATAGGATTCGAATCAGCGTGTGCATGCCCCAGGTTAGCAGCTAAAGGAAACCATAGGTTCCTCCACTCATCTAATACCTATCATTGATAAGAGAACGTCAGACCAGGCTGGTAATTTCTAGGCATGCATTTAACCCCACCTGTACCATGAGGTCACCTACAACGTCTTGGAATTCTCTTATGCGTACTCTCTATTCAGTAAAGAATTTAAAAAGCTCCTTGGGCAGGAAGAAAATAAGATACAATCATAGGCTTCAGTGCTTACCATCCGACAGTGGGACTCGAACCCACACGCCTCTCGGCGGACAGAGCTATCTCCGTCTGCGTCTGCCAATTTCGCCATGCCCGATGGGGCTTACTTGGCACCTATGATATGGAGAAGAACTTCGGATTGGTGTCTATTGCAGACCCCAGAAGGAATCGAACCAGCTACTTTCCGCTTATAGGCGGCTGTTTTACCCAATAAACTATGCGGGCCTCCACTACACCGTAGTTCCTGGCATTCTTCTCATTCTTATTCTCTACCTGCCCAAAGAGCAAGTAACCTTATTTACCTAGTATGTGTTCAACAATATCACTGACTCCGTGGAATCCGTAAATCATTGTAACACCGTCAAGCTTTTCAAGCTCCTGATTCCAATGATGACTAGGAACCAGAACAGGTCGCCCTGTCTTAATCCAATCTACCACATTATGGATAGCATCGTCAATTAAAATGTCCGCATTAATTAGGTCTTTCCTAGATGCCGTAATAAAATTCCTTTGTGGAATGAATGGAAGATTCTTTTGCAACCAGTTCCACTTACCACCTACTGCGTTAGGAAAAGCAGACGTAACAATAATGACATCATAGTTTTCAGTAAGCTTCTTTAGTTCAGGAACAACATATTCATCAACCAGTTCCAGGCTTTCATAAGTCGCTGGGTCATTCAGATAAGATATTAAATCATAGTCAGGATGAAATACCTCATGTTTAAATGCCGCCATCTGTTCGTATTCTAATTGATGGTCTGGGTGAAGAATATTGTGGTGTTCCATAATCCGTTTCATTAAATAAACAATTGTGTCGTCCATATCAACCGCGACGATTTTCTTTTTCTCCATGTTAAGCCTCCCTGTAAATCTCTCTATCTATTGTACCAACTTACTATTTTACATTCCATTCATATTTTTTCAAGAGGGATTTAGCCTCCGTATTCTTTTCAATGAATGGTTCGGCTTCATTCTTGCTAATCCACATCCACGGCCCTCTCTCATAACGCTCAGGCAAGTCGGAACTACGGTATGTTCGAATAATCTTACCTACTCTTACATCGCCATCACTAATAAAAGTGCCAGTAGTTTCAACTCCTGTATGAACCAAGTACCAGCCGTACTTTGGGTCGCTGTCGTGTTCGTGTTCTTCAATGTAGACTTCTCGAATAGGATTCTGATTAAGGCTATCTCGAATATCACTGCTCCAATGATTCTGAACCTTTACGCGAACCTTCATGTTATCACCTCATAAAAAAAGACTACCGCTTACGCAGTAGCCTCCGTCTTTTTAGCAGGAACTTTCTTCGCTGGAGTCTTCTTTACTTCCACTTCAGCCTTTGGTTCTTCAACTGGTTCTGGTTTTAAGAAACGTGCCTTATTCAGCTTGGTATCAAAGCTCATCGTTTGTGCATTGAAGGTAACGGCATGAGTCTTTAATCCTTCACCCTGTCTTGCGTCAGCTGATAACACTGTATTGGCAAAACCTAATGCTAAGTTCGCTGCCGTTTGGTTCGTAAAGATGTTCTGAGGATTGCTCACGGCCCGCTCCGCACAACTCATTTCATGTGGAAGTTTATCTGTTGCCTCTAGAATCTCTGGATACATATCCGCTACGCTTGGAAGATTGAATAAGTGAGGAACCTTTTCGCCCTTCACAAAGTCACGTCCAGCATTGTAACCAACAACAACTTGACCAGCCCACTCTTCATTTCCCATGTCCAGCCAGAACATACCTTTTGTTTCCTTGAACACTTCATTCACAATCGCACGAGTCTTATTGTTATCCACCGCACCGACTACGAAAGGAACCAAGTTATGCCGATTAACAATTTGCTTTAACATCTTTGGCCCATCCAGATATTCTCCAATGATGGTTACCTCAACACCGAACGCACCGCCATAACGCATGCCCATGATTTCAGCTTTGTTATGACCAACATCTCTTGGCAAGAAGTTCTGACGTGTTAAGTTCTTATCCTCAACGCTGTCTGCATCAATGATAGTTACTGCATGCAATGCCTTGTTCTCCAGCTTAAGCATTCTGTTTTGAAGACTGATTTGACGAATTAATTGTGGAATAAAATAACCGCCGTTGCCGCCTGCTCCAATAATAATCCAATGCTTTGCCTTCTTTGCTTGTACATCCAAAGTATAAGTTGGTTCTAATGCCATTGATAAATCCATGATTAATTCCTCCTAGTTTTTGTTTTGTTCCTTAATTGAAGTAAGAGCAGCCAAAGACTGCCCTCTCTTCTTAATCTAAGAACCAATCATTACGTTCGCCATGAAGATGACCATAACCGCTGTTCTCAGTCATTGTATCACTCACAACGTAATCGTACCCAAGGTCAATCAGCTCTTGAACGATTTCCTTAACGGTCTCTTCCACTTCGCCAATTGATTTAGTGTCGTCTCCCAGATTTTTTTCCAGAAAAATTTCGACTTCTGTTCTCGGCTCGCTGCTTGCGCTTTTGCTCGCGCTGCTCCCGCTTAGTGATTCTTTTTTTTTAGAATCTAAGCCTTGTGCTTTCGCATTAGCTGCCACAATATCATCCTTGTTCGCTCGTCCCCCTGGTGAGCCATGGTAGCCATAGCCGCCAGATGTCCCATACCCATAGTAGTCCCACTCGTCCCCCCACTTGTCGTAACTGGGAGATGTCCCTGTCCCCGACTTTTTTGCGTGATAGTTGTAACCTCCGTAAGAACGAGAGTGTTGTCCCATCCAATCGTCTGGAGCTTCAACACGAGGCCATGGTCCTTTAAATGATTTGTGTTCTACTTTTTCTTCGACTACTGGTTCGAATCCTTCTACTGGTACAGTAGTTGTTACCAGTGTCTTGATTTCTACTTGAGGAATATCAAACAGCAAAGCTGGGTCAATGTTTACGCGTGTGCCGCCACATACCCAACGGAATAAGAAGTTTGGTTCATCCTTGTCGATGTTGCCCCATACTCCGTAGAACTGAGTCATGTTTTCATTGGCATCATCTGTACCAGACCAGAACGCTCCCATCGTATGGTGGCTGTGCGTCTCACATAATGGTGTGCAATTCTCACGAAGATAATTCACCATCCCATCCTGATGGAACTCAGATAATGAACCAGAGTTCTTTTGCTGTGGACAATACACAATCAACTGTCCATCTTCAATAAGGCCCTTGATGTCTGTGCCATCTGTATACTTTGGTGGCAGCTCCACATTATCATGATTCCAGAAGAACAATGCGCTGGCTTCTGTCTTATCCTTCGTATGAACATCACGATAGAAAGTTAATACCATGATTAGATACTTCAAAGGAATCTTTGGAATCAATAACTCTGGACCTTCTTCCATTGATTCAAGACCTGGAATTGCTTTGTCCGCTGGGATATCTGAAAGCTTTACTTTGAATAAAGCAACAGGAGTCTTCACCACTCGGAAGACCCCGTTACGTGCAACAACGATATTGGTTGGTTTATCATAAGCCTCAGCTGGTTGTGGACCGAAGTGCTTACCTACTAATTGACCTGCTAACATTGCGGTTAAATCTAAATTTGCCATTTTAAAATTCCTCCAATTGTTTTAGTTTTTTGTTTGATTATCTTAACGTAAATACTGTTCACCATGACGACGAATGGCATCGCCTAAACGAATTGCTGGCTGTAAAATATCATTCTTGAATCGTGGTGTTTCCCCTTTTGCGTCTGCTTCTTTACAGATTCTGTCCATGTATTGCAGTAAGTGAATCGTTCTCTCACGTACAATACGTTGACCGTTTACCGTATCTTCAAAGCGCTCAAACTTGCCGCCATCTAAATCATTATTAAATGGATTAGCGAAGAAGCGGTCTGGAACAGTCATGATGGATTTAGAACCACCAAGCGCTGGGTAATCAGACTCAGAACCCCAGCATAGGTAACTATGATTAGAGTTCGCAAATGGGAATGTATACAATTGGTCATTCAAGCTAAGCACAGGTTGCTTAATCGCATATGCTACTCCGTGGCGATACCGACGCGTATCATTTGCTGGGTTGTGCAAAACATGAATAATCCAAACTGCTGCTGGTGCTACAATCTGAAACTCAGGGAACGCATTCTCCCCTGTCTCGCTTCTCATATCAAACTTGGCAATGTGCCTTGTCTCTGGAGTTGCGATAACATACTGTTCCATGTTATTAACCTTTGTATATTTTTGTACGCCAAAACCATAAGGAAGAAGCGGCGATTCAATCCGCTCACCTCTGGTTAGGACTTCTTGAATTGCTTGAACATTTGTATTTTTGATTGAGCGCTCTCCATTACGGATAACTTCAATCTGAATACTATCTGGATTTAAGTGAATACTTGTGCGGTTTTCCATTTCAATTCCTCCTTAGAATGGTAAATCTTCTTCGTAAGTGTACTCTTCAATTACATCAAATGGCAGATGGTAATCATGGATTGCAACCCTTGCTCCATTGCTTATACCAGCGTATACGCATGCAGCATCAAGCTCACGGAAACGTCTTACATCCCCGCCTTCACGAATAACTACATAGCGCTCTAGTGGAATCGCTCTGCCGTTCACATAGATGCCAGGTGCTGTTGCCCGCGGTGGTTCTGCAGTTGGTTCAGCTTGTACAACTTCTTCCACCTGAGCATTTAATCGAGCAATCAACTCATCAAATGGCGTCTGCGTTGGAACTTCTTCCACCACTGGTTGTGCTGGCTGAGCTTGCAACTGTTGACGAAGTTGTTCAGCTAAAGCATGACGGCGTTCAGCATTGGCTCTCGCTTCTGCTTCTATACGCTGACGTTCTTGCTCTTCCAACTCTTGGAGTCGCGCTTCTTCCTCTTGGCGTCTTATGCGCTCAGCTTCCTGACGAGCACGTTCTTGTTCCATCTCACGACGGATTTGCTCTTCACGCTGACGACGTTCTTCTTCTAAACGAAGTCTTTCTGCTTCTTGACGAGCACGCTCTTCTGCCTCTTCACGCTCCTTCTGAATACGCTCCTGCTCTAACCAAGGCTCAATCTCAGCCTCCGCCTCACGACGGATACGCTGAGTAACCTCTAGCAACTCAGTATGTCCTTCTGGCAATAAGTGCTTCCAGAATTCCATATTAAATTCAGCATAGATGTAATCTTGGATAACGATTGGAGCAACACCATTACGGCTACGGTCACCAGTCATATCAATGCTGGTAACTTTACCCCAACCTTGCAGCTCATAACCTTCTGGCTCTTGGTAACCATCGAATGGTGGCAATGCAATCCATCCTTCTTCTTCAGAACCTGATGGAGCCATAACCTTTACCTTGAGTCCTGTAGGCACCATTTCCGCCGCTGTAGGAGCGACAGCATATTCAGGAGCCTTACCATTCTCTCTTGCCCATTCAAGGAACTTGTGAGCAAATAAGCGGTCTGTTGCATCAGCTGATTCTTGAAGCTGAACCGCTGGCTTGAATAACTTCTCCATCACCCTGCGGCTATAATCTCGAAGCTCAGTGCGGATACGCTCTAATCGTTCTTGCTCACGGCGCTGAATCTCTGCTTCCATTAACCTTGTAACTTCACCATGGATTGCAGCTAGCGCAGAATCCTTACTGTACTCAGCATCAATCCAGTTAACAAAATCAACTAGGCCAGACTGAATGAATTGATAGATGCGATTGGTCTTGAACGGAATGTACAAGAATGTATTCCCGTTTCTTTCTTCGCGGCGAACCACATAACCAGATTGAAAAGAATTACGATTGTCTCTCATTCTCCTATAAAGCTGATTGTGGTTCTGCTCAAACCAAGACTTCCATTCAGGTTCACTATTATAGATTTCTCTTATCTTGTTAGCTTTCCTGTGGATGTGACTATCAAGACGTAGAGAATAACTATGTTGGTTCTGTCTAATGCGACAGCCAGGGAACTTCTTCTTTAGATAAGCGAACACTAAATCTTTCACTATCTCTTCTTCCTGTGCTCCTGTTTGTGGAAGCGGCGGAAACTCTTCAATGTATTGCTTGTTGGCAAGTAGCCTAGAACTCATTACAAAGTTTAACTTGCTGACTAATGCGGTTGCATTAACTGTCATGTCCCTCACCTCTCTTAAATAAAGTCAATAGATTCAACTGCTACTGTTCTTGCACGAGTTATTTGATTCACAAAGCCAACGACTTGTCTTTCTACTTCTGGCAAACGACGCTGTATCTGATGCTTAAAATCATTAAGTTGACTATCATTGTAACGACTAAAGTCCTGAACGGTTTGTGCATTGTTTATCGTTTCAATGATTTGTCTTAGGTCAGATGTCAGCAAAAATCTTTCCCGTTCACCCTCAAGGTCATTACAAATCCTTGCGATGTCTGGTAAGAATCCATTTGCTTCCCAGTGGTCAGCAGGCTCTTCATTCCTTACTACTTCTACTTCCACTGCTGGTCTTGCCTGTACTGCTTCTTCTGGATTCACTTGTTCATTCCTCCTTAGTGATTCACATCTTTGACAAACTCGATAATGTGAATAAGAATCTCTATCAACCGTTTGGTTGCTGAAGCCTTGACCGCAATACATTCTGTCGCCGCTTCTTCTAATATGAAGAACTCGCGTTGTATTACTTGGAACATACTCAATCGTTGCTACCATCTCTACACTCCCTTTCATAAAAAAATAGAGGGCCGTGCATAAGCAAGCAGCCCTCTACCTTTTGTCATGGTATCCAGATTAAGCTAATTTAATCACTAGCTTTGTGAAACGGGCACCTTTCGTACCAGCTTTCACGGTGAAACGAATCTCGTCGCCAACCACTTCGAATGTTGCATTCTTCAGTTCAGGGAAGATTTCGCTCATGGATGCCTGGATTTCTTCAGGCTTTAAGCTGTCGTCTTCCACGTTAAGGCGGTTAGAGCCGTATACAACGACTCTCGCACCTTTCGTACCAGCCTTAACAGTGAATCGGATTTCATCCCCAACAACTTCAAACGTTGCGTTTTTCAACTCAGGAAAGATTTCAGACATGGAAGCCTGAATCTCTTCTGGTTTTAAGGAATCATCCTCAACATTTAAACGATTAGAACCATAAACAACTACGCGTGCCATACCTTTCGTCCCCGCTTTCACTGTGAATCGAATTTCATTTCCAACTACCTCGTAGGTAGCATTCTTCAACTCTGGAAAAATCTCAGACATAGATGCCTGGATTTCTGCTGGAGTCAAAGATGAGTCCTCTACATTCAGACGGTTTGAACCATACACAACAACTCTTGTCATACCTTTTGTACCTGCCTTTACTGTGAATCGGATTTCGTTTCCTACTACTTCATACGTAGCATTTTTAAGCTCTGGGAAAATCTCGCTCATAGAAGCTTGAATCTCCGCTGGTGTTAAAGAAGAATCTTCAACATTCAAACGATTGGAGCCGTAAACAACCACGCGGGTCTGGCCTGAACCAGAACCCTTTGTGCCTGCTTTGACAGTGAAACGAATCTCATTGCCTACGACTTCGAAAGTAGCGTTCTTAAGCTCAGGGAAAATCTCAGACATAGAAGCTTTGATTTCCTCTGGGCTTAAAGAATCATCCTCAACGTTTAAGCGGTTGGAACCGTATACCACAACGCGGGTAGCACCCTTCGTCCCAGCTTTAACTGTGAAGCGGATTTCGTTTCCAACGACTTCGTAAGTTGCATTCTTTAACTCAGGAAAAATTTCAGACATTGACGCTTGAATTTCTGCAGGTGTTAAAGAAGAATCCTCCACGTTAAGACGATTTGAACCATAAACCACTACTCTTGTTTGATTAGACATACCAACATTCCTCCATAGAATTAATATATTTTGGTGCCCCTCCTAACCTGTGCGGTTGTTCAGGACATAAAAAAGACTAGGTAGGAACCCCTAAGAACCCACCTAGTTAAAAGAATCGTCGCGATATCCCCATCGCTTCAGATTGCTGTCTTTCCAGCCGTCAAAAATATAGTCAAGTCAGATAAAGTTAGTCAGACCTTATCGACGGTGGGAAGCACGTTAGTCAGACGTACACCCTAGAATCCAAAAACAATAAGCAATGTTAACATTAAAACATAAAATCAGCTTTGAAGAAAAGTTCTAAAAGTTTGAGACCATTTAGAAACTGGTGAATCTGATTGTCGAAACCTTACAAACCCATTTTCTTGATTACTTGATTCTTCATCTTGCGTTTTACTCCATTGACTTTTGAGTTCAACTTCTTCTTGATGAACTTCTCAGGGTCGGCCTGCATCTCAAGGGCCGCGGCCATGGCGTTCAACTTCTTCGCCATAGCACGCAACTCTTTCGGGTTGTTAGAGAACAACATTATTTGTTGCCCTTAACATCCTTAGCTTGTGCTTGTGGAGCTGCTGGGGCGCCTCCAAACAGACCACCTTGACCATTGAATCCACCCATTAAAGCAAGAGTAGTTAGGTCAAGTTCGCCATCGCCAAGAGCTAGCATCATCATTGGATTGAAGTTGCCGCCGCCTTGTTGACCCATCATCATCAATGGAAGAAGCTTATCCTTAGAACCGCCATCTTTCATTGCAAGAAGCATCAATGGATTGAATCCTTGAGAAGCTACTCCACCTTGTTGCATCAACATTAATGGTAGTAAGTCATCCATGTTATCGCCAAGAAGCATTAACATTGTTGGGTCGATTGCTCCACCCTGAGCACCACCAAAGCCGCCAGTAAGAGCCATGATTTTCACAAGCTCATCCTTGTTACCATCGCCAAGGGCAAGAAGTAAAGCTGGGTTGAATCCGCCTTGACCAGCAGCATCCAATGTCTTAACAACAGTGTAGAATGCTTTACCAAAGATTGGGTTAGTAGTTGGTAGTACAGAACCATTAGCGTTCTTTTCAGGTACAACCACTTCTACATAACCATCATTTACTTTAGTAACATACCCAAAATCAGCACCGTTTAATACAATGTCTCCAACTTTTACTTCATCAGCAGCAGTTGGTAATTTGAATGCAGGTACATTGAAGTCAAGAGTTAATCCAGTTACATCAGTGATAGTGCGTGTTGCTGGTTCGAATGCCACAAAGTTTTGAGAGATACCTTTACGAAGTGCAAGACCGCCAGTTGTGATTGAGAATGCAAATTTTCCTTCTACTTTACCAAATTGATTTTTGAATGCTCCGAATAAGTTTTTCATAGTTCCATTACCTCCGATTGTTTTGTTTGATTTTTGGTTTAATTTTGCGTTTAATTGAGCTTGTACATCAGCTTGCTGTTTTGCTTGTGCTAACTTTTGGTTTAATTGATTTTGAATATCCACTTTCAACGCCTCCGCTTTTTGTTTTTGTTCGATTGCTGCCACACGATTGATAGCTTCATATGCTGCATCTTGTGCATCATACGCTACATCAGCAACACTTTCGATTTCGTGAGCAACATCACTCACTCTGTCATCAAGGCTACCAATTTCATAACCAAGACTGTTTACTGCGCTTTGAAGACGACTTGCATCTTCTCGTACTTCGTTTGCCCTTTGCTTTGCAATTGCCGCATCAAGCCGTGCTTGGCTACCCACTTGCTGAGCAGATTGAGCACGAAGATTAGCTGTTAAAGAAGATTGTTTTGCTTCTTCAACTTCCTTGCTGATGTTGTTCACGCCATCAAACATGCTGACATGTGAATAAGCATGAGAGTGAGCTAGGTTATAGTCGCCATAAAAAGATTCAGCACCACGGAAAGCGTAGTAATCGTCGTCCTCTTCCTCCTCTTCGTCATCCTCATCGTCCCAATCGTCATCTCCGTAGATATCATCTTCTGTATAGCTAGAAGCTTGTTCTACTTGAGCGCGAAGAGAATCAGTTAACGACTGACCTTTCACTTGCGCCCGAAGCTGAGAAGTTAAATCATTCTTCTTTGTATCAACCACGTTAACTAGATGATACTCAGCTCCTTCATATCCTTGAATCAGAGTGCCAATACCACGCTTCTGAGATTCAAAGATGCCAGCTGCTACTTGCTTACGAACAAGAACTTGATGTCCTGTATTCGTATCAATCTTGTAGTTGCTCCCTCCAATCGTAATAATTTCACCAACTGCGACATCAGATAGTTTTCTTAAACCCACTGTGTCAACCTCCTTCATAATAATGAATGTTTAAGCCAACCAACTCCCGAAGTTAGAGGGCTTATGACAGCCACTATAATAAATAAGAGCCAGAACCTTTATCGGTCCCGACCCTTGTAAATGCATCGTGCAAGTATTTCTCCAATGACTTCAGCAACGATATTCCAAATGATATCTATCACTCTTTCATTCTTATTTGATACTCCCATAGTATGCGAATCGGCTGGTCTTTATCCATCGTCATCCAGATTTCATCGTAATACTCTAGTTTCTCACCTAGTAATAACTTTTCCATTGCTTCGCAAGGAGATAATATCATTTAGTTAGCCTACTTGCCAAGATGGAAAATGTTTTTTCTTCACCAATGTTTTCTAAGTGTTGCCAGAACCATTCAGCTAAATCCTTACCAGTCATCTCACTTTCAAGGTCGCCTCCAAGTAGACCTTCAATGTTGTCCAGTTTCATAAGAATCATATCAATCTTACTAGGCGAACGTCCTTCTCTTACGATTATCTCTGCGTTCTTATGATTCGCAAAGTATTCGCGTGTTGCTTTCTGAGCTGGCGTTTCCCCCTTCTGCTCTTCATGTTTAAGAAGTTTTAAATCTTCAGAGGTAGTAAGAATCAACTCGCTCTTCTCAGCAACTGGTTTTGATTTCTGTTCAGCCAGCTTTGCATTTAACTTATCCTGCAATGTTTCAACCTTCGGCTCCTCCTTCTTCTGTTGAAGTTGAGCACGTAAGCTTGCAGCCAAATCAGGTTTCGGAAGTTCAGGAGCTGGTACATCGTGAATAGTTAACTGACCTTTCTCGACTTCTTCCTGGGCAACCGTTTCTGTTTCACATTCATTAATTTCTTTAATCAAATCCAATGAATACCGAGCAGGCCCAATGTTTAACACTGGATGACCGCCGCATAAATCAACCATACAAGAACTAACAACAGCCGAAGGAACATTATCTAATCCATCTCTTAATCCTGCCGCTCCATCCTGAGATGCAACGATGGCTTTGCCGAATCGAACTAAGATAAGACCTGGATGCTTCTTTACGAATGATTGAAGCTTACCTTCTAATTCCTCCATGGCTGGAATAACAAATCTTTTCACCACATTTTCTTGCTCAAGTTCAACGAACATTCCTTCTGAACCTTTTGTTAAACTCAATCCCATTTCATCATCTCCTTTAATATCCGCCTGGACTTTCTTCGCGGTGTCCTTGCCCACTGACAATCATGTTGTTTAACTTTCTAATATAATCACCCATTGTTTTGCATTCTTCCATGTGAGGAAATCCACGGTTCTTCATTATCTTAAAGCATGTATCACCAACTTCATCTTCAACCATCTTTAAGCAATTACGAAGAAGAATATCTGTGCCCATTGGCTCCTTAACTGCTTCTTTTATTTCAGCATTCAATGGAGTATCAATGGTGAATCCATACTTGGCAGCGAACCGAATCGCCCGTGTTGCTAAGTTTGTTGTCATCCTGTCCGTTGTTTTTCTAATGATTCCTCTATCAAGGTCACGCCATGCATACTTCGGAGCATAGAAAAAACCATCTGACTTCAAACATATCTGATTAATACTAAAGTCAAAACGAACGGGAGCGAATGCCCACTCATCATCTGCATTAATCCAATGAACAGGTATTTCTGATTTCGTGAATGTGTAGGGGTCGCAATAGATGTCATGAGGAATCTCTGTTCCATCCTGCTGCCCAAGTGCTAACACTCCTGTCTTTTCTAAGATGTCTCTTGCATAAGGAACATCACGAATACAAACATCATAATCATTCCAGTGCTTTCCCTTGTATAAATCCCTAGGAAACCCACCTGCAAATGACCATTGTGTTCCATGTTCCATTGCAACTGAATCCATTATATCCATGAATGTTTTCATGCCTGCATCAATCTGACCTTCATAAGGTCGTCTTTCGTATTCAACTTCAGTCGGGTGCATCATTTACCTCCTTTCATTAAACAAAACATCCAGCGTTCAGCATCATCGTTTCACGGCCCCGTGCTCGCGCAGTAGCCTGCCACTAGCTTAATAACTGGATGTGACATATAGATTTCAGATTAATCCTAAGACCTTCACCTAAAACGGTATGGCGGGAATCTCGCTTTTACTCGCTATGAGGACATTAATTACCAGCGTTGTCATCGCCGTAACCCTATTCTTAGGCAACCTTAATTTCTATTCATCTTAGACAGCACGATGTCAATCGTCACTGAAGTGTAGCTGCTCCCAAGAAGTCAACTCACTTAGGTAGTAAAAAATACTGGTTGGAGATAACCTAAAAAACCTACCTACCATCATACTGTCTAAGACAAATAGAACCACATCAACTTCGGACGGTGTACCATAATCCCCCTTCCTTCGATGTTGACCACTCCTTGAATCAATCACGAAGGCGTAGGAAGTCCGCAGCCCATATTTAATCCTTGGCATTGATGTGGGATAAACAGATTTCAGTAGACCGCTTACGCTATTAGCGGGGTCCATGTGTCCTTAATTTCTATTCATCTGGGAAGATGCAAAGGCGGGGCCTACAATCGGGCATAATCCGCGGTCATATCATTGCATCCTCCAAGATAAATAGAACCATGTGTAATTCAACGTCAACAGGCTGCCACGCTGCGTGACATTTAAACTTCGTCAAAGCTCCATCACCCTAGCTTAATATACACATGGTAATAAACAGATTTCAGAATCAATAGATGTGCAAGGCGGCTTAGAAGGCCGCGGCACTCATCTTAATTTCTATTTATCTTAGAAGGTACAACACATAAGTTGTGAGCTGGTCAAGCTCGTTATACCCTCTAGGATAAATAGAACCACATAGAGTTCAGTGTCGCGGTGTGAAGAGTTTGTTGGCTCGCTATGAGTTTCCATCCCATCACTAACTTAATATCTATGTGGAACGCAAGAACTTCGGTTTCAAACAGGAATTGGTTTCCACTCACTAGTGCTGTCCACCCTAACCTTGGCATTCTTACATCTTTGAAAATACGAAGCAGGGGAAAGGAACCGAAAAGGAAACCTGCCTCGTACCCTCAAAGACGAAAGAATATCTTTCGCCCGAAGCCTACCAGTCGTATTCAATACTACCAAACTTGATTTCAATCAATTGCTTGATGACCGCATCATACTTATCAAGTTTTAATCTCACTTGATTCTCTGTCATCTTGCCTTCCTCCAACTTACTTTCATAATAATATTTATTATCCAGTATGCTGTCGGCAATTCTTTCAAGGTCAAGAACCTCGCGTCGATTCAATTCAAATTCTTCTTTGATAAAAGAATACAATGGGTCTTTCACATCACCGATATAATCAAAGTGTTTCAACATCGCATCTGGAAGTTCCATTAGTTCTTCCAATGTTTGCGGATTGTTAAACTTCCTTAAGAAAGCATCGACTCGTTTTAAGTCAATGCCTTCCTTCTTTGCAAACTCTCTTAATAATGAAATACCGTCCACTTTATCACCTACTTGGGAATTTGATTCTTACCACTACGACACATTGGACATTTGTTTGTAATGATTTCACAATCATCATAATCAAAGCCGCAGTTGCCACATTCGATTTCTCTCATTCGAATCACTAGCGTCACCTACTTTGTATGTTTGGCTGGCTGAATCACTCCTAAGAATGTCCAGCCATTTGATTGCATCCATGCTAAGAATTCGTTCGTGAATGTTTCTTCATCAACCGTGACACCGACAGAGCCTTCAATATCAAACCAACCCATCTTATTGGGCCGCCAATCTTTCACGAATTTCAGATAAGCTTTCTTCACGTTTGATTTCACCGTTCTCAAAGATAACTTCAAGAAGGTCAATGTTTGCAAAGTTTGCTTCATAAGTTTTCGTATCCAGATTATCAGTGGCTACTAATTCACCACCGACTTTTACAACTGCCACTAATCCAGTTAATGATTTCTTTGTACCATCATCTGTCTTAGGGTCTTTCAATAAGAAGCGCTCTTCTCCATCCACTTCAGCAAAGGTTGCTTTCATCGCATGTGCAAATGTATCACGCGTTGTATACTGATAGGTAAAGCTTCCGATACCAAATACCACGTTTGTTGAAGCAAAGCCTTTTTCTTTTAACAAAGCACAAATCAAATCAGCTCTCTCTAGCGTAATAGAATCGCCGTAGATAGCTCCGATGTGAGGGTCTAATACTTTGTACCCTAAATCATTTACTGTGCCGCCAATGATGTCGTAGAGGCTCTCAATTAAACCTTTACGCACCAATTCTTCTTCTGCATTCGGGTCACCACAAAGAATCTTAACTGGGTCACCACTGTCAGGACGAATAACCACGCGACCATCACGACCAAGGATTTCTTCTTTCAGCTTCGGTAAGTATTCACCAACCACTTTCCAGAAGTCCCAAGTATCAGATACTACGCTGAAGAAACCTGTTGGATACTTTTCAGTCATCAGTGATTTGAATAATTCATACTCATCTGTTTGACCGTATGCGCACATCACTGAATGTTCAGTCGCAGGTATTGAAGTTGCCACCAATTCTTTCTCGATGTTTGCATTGTAATAAGCTTCAAGATAATTGATAGCTGGGATTGTATCTGTACCAACAAAACTTAGTAAGTGACCAGCACCACTTGCTGCCGCCGCATCCTTGCCAGCCATACCGCGCATAGAGAAATCATGACCCTGGAATTCAACACCTGCTGTAGAACCTGTTGTTTCCATCGCATACGCATCAAGAATCTGACGGTACGTGTAAGCAATCGTTGCAGATGTTGTTGGCTGCCAAAGCTCAGCTGACATAATGGTTTCAAGATAATTTGTTACCCAGTAGAATTCATCCACTGTATTTTCGATGACCAACATTGGAACACGCATTGGAACCAACGTACCTTCTTTCACAGCTCTTACACGAACTGGAAGATAACCTAAATCATGAAGAGCTGCAATGTGCTCCGCATCGACCTTTGATGCTTCCATTAATGGGTCTGCAACACCCTGAACATTGCCAGGATTGATTAATGTAAAGTAGATAACACGTTGGTATTCAAATACCACTTCATCCTTTGGACGGCTAAAGAAATGCTCATTGAAGTAATCAACAAAGTATTTCTTGGTTAATCCTTGGAAGTTAAACGCTACAACTTTCTTTGCTTTCGGGAAGTACTTGTTGCCTCGTGCAATCCATGTGCTGAAAACCTTATTTGTTTTCTTTGGATACTGCTCACGGTGAGACACCTTGTAAAAATCACACAACAATGTAGCTGGAAAAATAGTTTTAGTCATTATTTGTTTCCTCCCGTTTCAATTTAATATAACTGCTAGCTTGCTTTAATGAATAATAAGCTGACTCTAATCCTGCTCTGTCGTCCAGCAGGATGTTGTAATAAATCTTGCCGCCTTTAAACGGAAGACCTGGCATGTTTTCATTGACTGCGTCATAAGGAATATCCCATCTATCAAGATAATTCTTAATGAAATCATGTCGTTCTGGTTCACTTGTACTAAAGACAATCAAGTAACAGCCAAGCTTCTTGCACTCCCGAAGAAGTTCAATGACTTGGTCGTACTTGTTGCCTTCCTTGTGGTAGTCATGAACCGTTCCATCAAAGTCATAAGCAACGATTAACTTCCCGTGCTGCTCCCACTCCTTAATTAAACGAAGGGTTGCAGCACCTGGCAATAGGTACGGGTCAGTCAAGAACAATCAGCTCCTCGACATCCGTCACATCAATCTTATCTTTATATAGCTGATTTGCCCAATCATGTTGAGCTTGGTCAGATAAGATAGAGTTGGTTGTAAACACTTTGTTGATTGGACTTTCCGTAAATATTTTACCCTTGAAGATAGTGTCTTCTGCGTGAGCCACACAAAGATAGATTTCTTCAAAGCCACGCTTCTTCAACTCATCAGCAGCCATGATAAACGTACCACCCTTACTGGATAAGTCATCAACGATAATCGCTTTCTTACCAATGCCTGGTGTAACCAAATCAAGTTTCGTTATGTAACCTGTTTGGAAATCACGATGTTTCAAACCAACGATTGCTTGAAGGTCAAACATTTTCTCGTAACGTTTCTCCGCACCAGCATCAGGATAAACAAGGAAATCATTGTCGAAATCAAAATCAATTTCATTCATAACATAGTTCACTAAGAATTGATTTACCATTAATGGTTTTGAACGGTCAAGCAATGCACATGTTACATCTGAATGTGGTTCAATCACAAACACTTTATCGAAATAAAGGCTGTTAATAAAAGCAGAAACATATTTTAAAGTAAATACGCTGCCGCCTTCGCTTCTGTCCATGCGTGAATAAGGCATGTAATAAACAAGCAGATAACAAGGAACTGTTGCAATCAAGTCCATGTGATTCTTAACAAACATCAGCTTGATTAAATCCGCATCATCTTCGTACTTAAATGATAGGATATTTACCTGCTCCATATTTTGTTTGAAGAAATTGAGCGCTGGATGCTCCTCCGTTGCTTCAATTGTTGTAATCACATGTGTTTCGCCATTAGGAAATCTACCGAACGGAACTTCTTTGCCATTTAATAAAATCATTTTGACTCCTCCACTTCTTCTTCTAATGGTTCACCGAATGCTGCCGATACAAGAATCGTATTGCTGTTGTCGTACTCCCAAACTTTCACGAATGGGTCAATGCCTTTTGGAGCCTTAAACTTACGTGTTGTGCGTGGCGGGATGGGACTCATATCGCATTCAATCCCATGAATCGCTGTTGCTGGATGAATCACATACTCCTTGTTTGTATCATTGTAAAATATCATATTATCCACCCATCTAAAGTCGCATCAAAGATTAAATCTCTTAGCTTCTCCTGAAGCTGATTGTTTACTTCGACACGAATTTCTTTTGATTTGTAAACATCTTTTAATTCTTGTGCTGCTGTTTCCCAATCCTTAATCAGCATTCTGATTTCATCAAATGTAAACTTACCACGTTTGATATCTATCATGAACTGGCGTTCTTCACCTTCATACCAGATAGCTTTCTTGTAGTCCGTAAAGCCATTTGCATGAAACTTAACCAGTACTTTGCAAAGATGAACAGCCAACATTGCTTTCTTTGGATTGTAAGCATGTCGTTCAATCAGTGCCCGTGTCTTCTCCGAAGTTGGATTCTGAAGGTCATTGATGTTCCGCTGAACCGTACCCATCGTAGCACTGTAAAGATTGGAGAGATTCATATTGGCTATGTCATCTCTCATCGCAATGATTTCATCCATCTTCTGGCATCCGAATGTTTCAATGCCTGGGCTAAATAATAAATCAAGATAAGCAGGATTCGCTTTGAACAATAAAGTCTCAAGCCGTCTTACATCCTGAACATCTTCATCCACTTCATCCGAAGTTGTTTGCTTTGCATGCTTCTTGCCTTCATATAAATCATCAAAGGTTGGAAGAACAAAGTATTTCAAATCCACATCTGATTGTTCATCATTTAAATTACGCATATGACTGCCGCCATTTATCATAGCAACAACATGTCTGTCATGCTTCTTCATCGAATCCCATCCTTATGTTTGACCTCATGATACTTATCACCTAAATGAAGCATATCTTCGACAGTGTCCGCAAGTTCCTTCATGATGATAGCTCTCACAACTCTTAGTGTTTCCCTTCTTACTGATTCTTCAACAGGGTTTTGTTTGATGCCAGCTAATGCATTGGATGCCGATAGCCTGCGCTCCTGCTCTTCAAATTCATCAATCTTTGTAATAACATGATGAGCGAAGTGCGGTGTATCTTTAAATTGCAATGGTAGTGCATCTTTGATTTGCTTAATTTTTTCTAGCATCCAATCATCCTCCTAAAGTGACTCTACTAATTTTGCAATGCATGTTGGGCAAATACCTGTCTTGCCATGTAATTCATGAATAGCTACTACTGTACCGCATTCTGCACAACCTGGATTGTACTTGCGAAGAACAATGTTTTCCCCATCTTTAAAGAATTCCATTGCTTGGTCATCCTCGCAACCCATTGCTCTACGCATTTCTTTTGGTATTACGATACGTCCTAAGCTATCAATCTTTCTGATGATTCCTGTCGCTAACATTGCCATCTCTCCCTATGGTATCTATTTTAGTTTTATCTTCTACATAATCCTCACATACGGGGCAAATGATTTCTTCGCCCTCGTACATGACCTTTCGGGTATTACTACAACAAGCACAATTAATCATTTGATTTTTCGAACCATTTTTTCTCACGAAGATTAACTAGCTTAACACCAGTATGATTTACACAATGCAAATCCCCATTTGTAGCATTCTCAAAGAAAAGCTTATCAAGTTCACCTGCTGCTGCTAATAATGCTGCGCGTTCCACACTGATTTCTTTTAAAGTTGTCATTTGTTGTTTCCCCTTTTCAATGGTTTTAATAGCCACTCTCCAATGGCTGTAACAATATCAATACACATAAAGATAAAATCAATCATTTGTATTACCCTTGATTAATTCCATGATATCTTTTAGTGCATAGTACTCAGGAGCAAAGACATGCATAATACCGTTTGCTAATACTACTAAATCAATAATCATCAAAGCTAACATAAGAAAAGAAATGAAATAGCCGAAGCCGCCATAATAGCCGCCTTTGAACTCTTCTTTTTCTCGCTTGAGAAAGTGTCTTGCAGCCCATAGAAACACAAACAATAACGGAACTGTTACTACCAGCTCCGCTACTCCATACATCATTTCTTTTTGAACAACCGCTATGTAAACATGCTCGGCTGCTACACCTAATTGTTTTGCTACTTCCTTAACGACATCACCAATTCTATCTGTTCTGTCCATCAGATAATTAATCAGCTTGTCCTGTGTTGCGTCTCTCACTTAACCACTCCCCTAAAATGGTATTCTAAAGCTATTAAACTTCTTAAACAATTCTTCTGCCCTTTTCTTTTGCTCATCGTACTCCCACATGTCACCTTGAAGAAGTTTGTTTTTAAAGATGGCATTATTACCAACTGGCTGACAGTCTTTAATACGAACAGTAAAGATTTTAATATTATCTTGCACACGCCTAGTGCGATGAATATGATTGTGTTCCCTACCATACCTCGCAATCATTTCTTCGGGTGTCATGCCATCGTGCGATAGGGTTCCAACACGAATTAAATGTTCGGCAGCATCTCCTTCTACATTAAAGTAAGCCATCCATTTTGTCCCTGGCTTTGTGACCGCGTACTCCACATCATCAGGGTCTCTCATTTCAATAATATCACCTGCCCTAAATGTCATAGCGACACCTCACTTTTTCCATATCCAAACTGCTATAAAAATAAGTACAATCATAAGTGCAACTGGGATACTGAAGAAATAAAAATATGCTTGTAATGTATCCCACATTGTTAACGTCTTGCCTTCATACATCTGCTAACCCCCCAGAAAGCAGAAGGCCCCGAAGGGCCTACTCAGCTTCTACATTTAATGTGAATGTGATAGAACCGTTATTGCTTTCTTCAAGCATGCTAATCAGCTCTTTCATTTCAGCTACGAAATCTTCAGTTGGAACGTTCCCGCCCGAAGCATGATACTTAAATGTTAGAAGCTTTTGAATCTTACCCATTGGTGATGTCTCTGTAGCAACGCTTTCAGCAGCCATCTCCTTGCGAACCTCTGCTTCAACTTCTGCACGAAGCTCGGCTTTGATTTCAGCCTTGAACTCTTCGATTGCTTCTGCCATATTCACAACAGGCTGTTCAGGCTTCTTGATTTCCACTTGCTCAACTTCATGTTTTACAACAGGCACTTGTTCTACCAACCTTTCCTTGTCTTTTTCACCCATGAAAGCTGGATGATTAATCACTGGCGTTTCAACTGGTACTTCAATCTCCACCCGTTTCTTAGGTTCATTGACCCATTTGTAATCGCCTTTCTCATATAAACGACGTAATCTGGTTAGACTACCTGTTGGGACACCTGTTTGTTTTGATATCTCTGCATAGGTATATTTACCTTCTGCCAACAACTGGACCGCTTTATCGGTGTCCCCGCTATGTTCACGAACCATGCCTGGATGATTAGTCATCTTTTCCTTCCGCACTTCTTTTGGACGGTGCTTCTGAGCATACGTTGCAATAGTGCTGTAAGGTACGCCTGTCTTTTCATTGATTTCTTTGTAAGACATCGTCGTTGTCTTTAACAAGTGAATAACTTCTTTCTTATTGGCTGGTGCAATTCCTCTAGCCATTTTCTCTTCATTCCTTTCTGCCTTAGCTTGATTAGACTCAATGGTCTTTTTTATTTTCTTCAATATCTTTTTCTCTATCCTTGATATGTAGGACTGAGAGATATCGAGTGCCGCCGACACTTCCCGTTGTGTTTGATTTTGAAAGTAACGCATAAGAATAATATCTTTATCCCGTGGCGACAAGCCTTCCAATGCAGCTCGTACTTCAGCCATGGTATCGTTCCATTCAAACACTTCTGAGAAATGTTGGATGTTCTTATCAGGCGTGACATCCATCAAAGTTAATTCATGTCCATCTATATCCGTCGTTATCGGGCTGTCAATGGACGTTTCAGCTTTGATTTTCTTACCTTTCCGAAGGAACATCAAGATTTCGTTGTCGATGCATCGTGAAGCGTATGTAGCAAACTTGACTTCCTTCTCTGTGTTAAAAGTATGAACAGCTTTAATCATACCGATTAATCCAATACTAAACAAATCCTCTATGTCTAGTCCTGTGTTGTCATACTTTTTTGCAATATGCACTACCAACCTGAGATTACCTTCAATTACTTTCTCTTTAGCTTCCTCATCCCCCGCCTTGTATGCTCTAAGCAGCTCTAATGTTTCTGTAGGTTTTAGCGGTGGTGGCAAATCCATCATCGACATTGCTTCACCTCCATGGAAGATACCAGGTACAACAAAAGGAGGTAGTTGAAAACAAATCTGGTATCCTCTATGCAGGAGAAGCCCGAAGGCCTCCCGCTATTTTATTCTTCGATTACAAGCAACGTATGAACATAGCTAAGAATCTGTGCCTTAGCATGTGCTGTTAACTTGCAGTCACGCACCCATTTAGGAGCCTCATCTGAGCCGATGTTGCGTCCTCCGCCCATCTGCATATAGATATCACCCTCTGCAAAATCAGAGGCAAATATGCTGATGTTATCAATTGTAGCGGCATGTGTTTGAAGACGAACCTTACAAAGGATACCAGCCTTCACTTGATTTTCAGTTGGTTCAAAGATATCAATCATCTTAATGCCTAGTACTTCATTGCTTGACTCATCAGTAACAATAGATAAGTCGCCTTTACGGTTCAAGTACCAGAATGGTTTTGCACCGCTGCCAGTGGCACGACGAGTATTGTTATCAGCTTGGTCAAACGCAATACGTGGACTAACTTGCTTAGTTTCTTTCTTAGCTGCTGGAGCCTTAGTTGATTTACGAGTAGTTGTTTTTGTTGTCATTGTGACAACCTCCTTCGAATAGTTAATATATTTAAAAGACCCCATTGCTGGGGCCGCCTTACACATAAATTCCAATTGCTCTTCTTTGTCTTACTGGATTCAATACAAATTCACGGAGTATTAAGAATGCATCAATCATCAAACATACCACTGACCATATCTTAAAGAACAATGGGATTGCTGCCCAAGTTACAATGGTCATCGTTGTTTCAATCAATAGACTGCATACCATCCATGTCTTCGCACCAATTGATGTTTTTCTTGCTGACACTATCTTCTTGGTATCCAACCATCTCATCTCCTATCTAATCGTGTCGGGGATTTTCCACCGAGTCATGATTGGTATTGGATGCAAGATGTATGGAAATTCGACTACGAAAAATAAACCATGACAATCTGTACATAGATTCATTTCTGCAATCAAATGGGTTTCACGAGAATCAATCACATCAATCAGTTCGGGAGCCGCATAATTCTTACAGTGCGGACAACATGTATCATTTGACCAATAATGTTCTGATACAATTGCCACATCTACTTCTTTATAGGCAACACCTGCCGTCATCTGAATCACCTCCTAGCGAATATCATCTTTTGCTAATAGCACTTTAGCATCTTTGTTATTACCAAGATTCATACTGAATTGATAAACCTCACTGTCTTCTGGATGCTTTCCAAGAAAGACTACAGGCTGACCAATCGCGTTGCCTAATCGTGTTGCAACTTCCTTGCTCCACCTCTCACCTCCACCAGTATAGAGACTGACAATTCCTTCTTTTCGCAATATTTCCTCAGCTTGCTTCCATTGTGACGGTAAATTTTTTCTATCTAGCAAATGGCCTCAACTCCTTTCGTACCAAGGGATAGAAAATTCACAGAATATTCATAATAAACTTTCTTCTTTTTCCGAGGTGTAATTTTCTCTAAAAACCTTTATTAGTATATATAGAGTGACTTTTCTACGACGCATGATGTAGAGAGTTACATTCTACAGAAAATGGAAGAAAAGAAAAACCACCACCAAAAAGGTACAGCGTGCGTACAGAGTTAGCGTGGAGTGCGAAGCATGACCACGCAGAAACGATAGCGTACAATATATACTTTATAAGATGGGGGTCTAAGGGGGCTGGACCCTTGACCCAGTATATCCATATGGGTAGTAATGTACCTACACTGCACTCAAGCCATCATCATCTGTATCGGACAGTTCGTGCGCGTCCACCCAGTCAGCAGCTGCATCATCTGGATTCCAATCAATCATTGCTGGTGCATCAGCCAAGTGAGCCGTTAACTGAGACTTGAATGAATCAGTCAGGCTTTGTACCTTTGCCTTCTTCTCTGCATCAATCTCTACTGTACGCTTAGCACGGGCTTCATACGCCGCCTTCTGACTGATATAAGTATCACGAAATTTCTTTGTTACTTCACATGATTCATCATCCAATGGTAGTGCTACCCAATTCATTGGCTCTCTTGTTTCCTGATAACCAAAGATACTTGGACGACGTTTAAATGGATATGTTCCATGCAATTCATCGAGCAGTTCATGGATATATTTAAAGTCTTTGAATATCTGAGTCTGATTTATACCAACATATTCAGATACTTTCATTGTGAAATCCATATCTCCTGAATAATAGATAGTGCCATTTACGAAATCAGCCACCGCATAAAACTTCTCAGGAGCCTCATCTTGCATCAATATGGCATCACCCTTATGAATGTCTACCTGCTTGCCTATCATCGCAGGATGGCCCGATAGAACCGTTACACCTACCAATGCCTTCAAGACGTTGTCTACGACAGCCATTGAGCCAACCAGTTCTTCATAACCCAGGCGCTTTGCATACTCATCACCAATGGTTACATATTGTACTTGTTTCATAGTTAAATCCTCCTTTTGGATACTTCTGTGCATGATTCATCAATCCAACGCTTATCTTCTTCGCTGGCTTGAGTATAAGTTTTATTAATGAATGCTTCTCCTTCAGTAGATATCTTGCATCCACACATCAAAGCTAGCTCCATTAATCCGATAGTAATAATATCAGCACCTGATTTCATATCCTTCACTCCTTAAATCAATGTTAGTAGAGAACCAACAACCATAACAACCATACCGATAGTACAAATCATTGCGATGCAGAAACCAAAGATGTCGAAATCCAATTGTCTGACCCCCAGTATCCCGTAGGAATTTCTTTTCCTGCTGCTATCTTTGCCATGTCCTCCCTTCTCAACGCTTTTAGTTTGGATAACCGTTCTCTTAAACGCATTCCACGAGGATAGAATTCACTAAAGTCTTCCACATTATAGCCAATCTGCATGATTCCCTTACCTATGATTAGTGGTGCTTTAATCAAACGTGGATTGCATTTGACATACAAATAAAGCTTAGATAATGGAAGTGACTCTACATCAATGCCGCGTGCCAACAATTCCTTATAGACTTTGCCATTCTTAGCAATGATGTCGTCTGTTCCGTTCTCTGTGTAGCTTAGGATATCTTTCAGTTCCTCAAATGTTAACGGCTCTGTCCCCATATTGCGAACCTCAAATTCTTGCCCAACTGCCTGTAAATGAGCAACAGCTTTTCTAGATGACGGATTCGATGACAGTATAAAAACTCGAATCATTTCTCCATTCCTCCCCAGGAATCAAAAAAGACCCCTATTCAGGAGTCCTTTCATCAATTAATTTTTTACTTGCTTCTAATACATCTTTTGTAGAGGTGCCAAGGACATCCTTCTTCAAATTGTATATCTTCACATCACCCGACATTTCTCTGACATACTTTTCAAATTCCTTTTTGTCTTTGAACTTATCAGTATCAAACATGCCAGGTCTTCTAACTTTAACACCACGTTCTACCGTAAAATCATCAAACTCTTTACTAGTCGGGCCTACGATTCCAGTGCCCGCAATATGACCACCCAATGATGAACGTCTCATTTGTATGCCTCCCTTATTTCGCGGTATTCATACATCATATTCTTACCATTTGGTGTAGCCCCTATGTAATGCTTCTCACCAATCCAGGTAATCTTTCCGTTATTCTCAGCAACAATGAACATGATGTCATGGATTTCGTCAATATCTTTGCATTCATAAGAACCATGACTAATGACTTGCCCAGGAAACTTAGCATGAACTTTGTACTGTGCAGCTTGCATATCACCACTCCTTATCTAACATTCGGGCTGCGGCCTTATTGCTGGTCTCACCCTTCTCAACTGGGACAGCGTGCCCTCGCTCAATCCAACAGCTAACATAGCTCTGACCATAACCTGTTCCGCCATTAGTATACTTTCTTCCTCTCATCTCTGAAAACTGCTGGTCATTATGCGGACTAGTTGCTAAATAGTAAGCGCTAAAGAACTGGTCTCCTGGGTCACATACTTCAAAGACTCTCCCTATGGCAGACCTCTTTTTATCATACCAGTGGCCGCTAAATCCATCTTCTATTATTTGAACGAACATTCTCATCCCTCCACTTCACACAAAAAAAGGAGAAGACCGAAGCCCTCTCCTAATTTATTAATATGCTAATTTGTAGTTCACACCAGTATCATATTGTTGTTTGATAACAATACCACTTACTTGAACTTCTTCTGTTGGGTCTCCCTCTTCATCTGTTACATTCACCGTGATAGCATCAGCAGGAACAGTCATTTGAGTTACCTCTTCGACAATCGTAGCTGGATTAAAGCTCAATGAGAAGTATTTGCCACTGCCCATATAGCCATCCAATCGAATCTCTTCAGAGAATAAGTCTAAACGCTGACTCTTTAGGTCATGTGACTTACCATCAGAGAATACAACTTTTACATTGTAACGTTGGTCATCTGTATTCAAGATGTTCAGGTCACCAATAGCCTCCTTGAACGAATACCCTTCATTTAATTCAAACGCGATTGCACGTAGACTGTCGTAGTTAAGCTTCACACGATTTGCAAATGATACAACATGGTTGATTTCGCCATGATATTCTGGAGCAACCTTATCTCCTAAATACTCTTGAATCTCAGCAGATGATGGATAGTCAAAGCGAATGTGATAATGGAAGCGACCAGGGCGGCTCAACATGAACTCATTTACTCGATTCAAATCATTAACAGTGATAGCATACAATCTCTTCTGTTGAGATGTACCATCGAACAGACCCAATAGATTGTCTTGATTCTCAACATTAGGATTCTGTTGTTGATTACCGCCACCGCCAAATTGATGACCACGATTAGAAGCAAACATCTTCTCGAATTCATCAAAGATAACTAAGCATTCTTGTTCAATCTCCTCAATGAAATCAGCAATGCCTGGGAATGCCTTCGTAACCATGACAACTGGAATACCCTTCGCAACAACTGCTTCTGCAATCAATTGAACGAACATTGATTTACCCATGCCTTTTTTACCAGAAAGGATAATACCCATGCTACGATTAAACTTCTCGTAAGATTTCAAAACTTTTGTAATCTTCTCAGCATGAGAGCCATAGATTTTCTCCTCAGTAGTTTCAAAGCTTGTTACCTCTGTCAAATAAAAGCCCATCATTGGATGGAACTCCACCTTGTATGTAGCTGCTGGAAGTTCGTTGTAAGTTTTAAGGTCATCACCATAAATTCTAAATGTTTTACCAGTACCGACGATTTTCATAATTAATTCCTCCAGTTTGTTTTTAATAGTTTTCTTCTTCCATCCATGTCTTCACTAACTCTAGCATTTCTTCATTGCTATCAAACTCTGTTACATCCAACCAACTGTTGTTCACTCGAACTAAGAGCCAGTTCCAGCCCCATGCAACAATCACATGAGGGCCGTAACCATCTCGTCCGAATCTTCCATCGCAGAAGCTTTCGATTTCCATGCCAACTTTTAGTTCCATGACTTAATCCCAACGGTCAATCTTCACAAGCTGAGTAGTGGCACCAGTTGTAACTTTCAGTGTCACATTCCAGTCTTGGTCTTTATTGAATCCAATACCACATGCACTTGCTTCATCAGCACCTTCGATTGTCGCATTCGCCGCAAAGTGCTCAAGCGTTCTACGAATTTCACGAAGCTCTGAAATCAAATGCTCGTTGAAGAATCCACGGCCTGCACCTTCAGATGTATCCTTCACATCTTTCAATAAGAAGAATGTGTGGTTACCAGCTTCAGGAGCCTGCTTCTCACCCCAAAGATTTGGAGAAGTGGTAATACCCGTTACTTCAACGAATGTGTTTTGTCCAGCAGTCCAGCTTTCATCAGATGTGATAGCTGCATGACGAATGTGACTTACTTCACCGTTGACATAATCAAATTCAAATACATCAACTTGGTATCCAGTTGAGCCAGATACGCCGTTGTAAGTGAATTTCTTGCCATTACGTAATGCAAGTTCGACTTTAAATGCCGTCTTACCAGTTCCACGCTCGCAGAAGTTATGAACATAGAAGCGATAACGTCCGTTAGGAGCGCCAGTTGCAAAGCGAATGTTTTCTACTGGATGTGGATTGCGATGACCACCGCCATTCATATCAATGTCAAGGTAACCGCCGCTTCGACGACCACGCTTGTCACTCCAGTAAATGTGTTCACCGTATGGTGTTTCACCATGCAAGTCTAAGTCAGTAAATCCTTCCCATGCTAGAGACACACGAATGTCGTTATTTTCATAACGTCCGCCCGCTGCTTCAACACGCTCTTTGATTTCAGCATCCACACCACCATGATAATACCAGCTGAATGTGTTATCCCAACGCAACATGTTTGGTGCGCCTTCGACAGCAGCTGTAACCAATGCCATGAAGCGGTCAGGATTGTCAATCAATGCTTCAATCTTGTCAGCCGTAGGCAATACAGTTCTTTGGAACTTAGCCCATGTCATAACAGTTGATGGAAGATTGCTGACGTTTCCTTGCTTAGGCTTTGTATCCTTTGGAGTCAAATGACCGAATACACCGCCTGTAGTTTTTGGTGCTGCAGCTTGCTCTACTGCCTTAGGCCACCAGAACATGGCTGGCACTTCTTCAATCTTTGCATAACGACGCTTTAATGAGTCAGCACTTACAAGGCCAGCTTCTACAAACTTCGCAAAAATCTTTTCATCTTCACGAATCTTATTAGCTGTTGGAGCAGACTGAGCACGCATGAATGTTGCTGGATTTAAACGCTGTGCTAATGCGCGACCAGCTTCAGCCAATGATGCGCCGCCATTGATATCATTCAATGTTTGACCAACGTTAGAGCTGTTAGATGGAATGAATCCAGTTGGTGCGCCTACTGCTGCTAACCATAGGAAGTTTTCCTTCTGCTTACGGTCTGCAAATGTATCAAGCTTAACTAGCACATTGCGGAACCATTCAGCAGCTGGAACATAACGCTCACCACGGTAAACCGTTTCAGATTTTAATAAAGCAATAACAGATTCAACCGTTTCAACATTGTGCTGAGAAGACACACGACGTAGAACATTGTAGTCCTCACGCTTTGCAGCAGATACTTGATAAGCAGTACGAAGAACGCTACGGTTAGCCATTCCTTCTGGTAGACGAACGTGAACGTGTGTCCACTCACCAGTCTTAGGAGTACCTAATACACGAGCATCAGGAATAAATACACCATCAACACGGGCATTTTGTACAGCTTGTTGCATCGCTGCTACTGCTGGCCCGAAGAATGTTGGTACACTTGCAAAATCAAGAATAGCAGAGCGTTGGTTTCCATCAGCATCAATCGTTACAAGACCGCCATAACGAGTCCAGAATTGACGGCAACCATGACAAGTATAATGCTGGCGTGTTCCCTCTTTGTGCTCTGGAAGGTTTGCCAAGTACAACTCGTACAACTCTTCTCTTGCAGTAGTCGTGAACAATTGCTTGCCGCCATCAATCATCTTATCGAAATGAGCCTGAACAGCAGCCTCAAATTGTGGGTAACCATCACGTACAGAATCCTCGTTAGTGTAAACATTGAATAAGTTAGTCATTAAAATCGTCTCCTTTTTTACATCCGAATTTTTGTTAGCAAACCAATAACAATTAGTTAATTACCCTTGCATTGATGTAATTCATAACAGTTGGTACGACTTCATCAATGAATTCTCTTGCATTTAAACCAGCAACATTGTTGTAAACATACCCTAAAGATTCACATGTCTTGTCTCCTAATTTGCCTACGGCGCTGAGCGCAACGTCAGCCAAAATGAACATGACCGCGATGTCTTGCATCCTCATCTTATTTCCTCCTTAGATTCATCGTATAATCCCTGGACTTATGAACACTACACATCCAGTTATCAACTTGTCGTTGCAAGTGAGAGCTTGTTTCAAACATGGCTATTAACTTACCCCATGCTAAATCAACTAAGCCATAACGATAGGATACTTTTTTCCCACTATCATCGACAATTTTAGTGAGATTAAGAGCAACAACCATGTACTGTCTGCCGCGCATCATATCGTCAACAAATATTAAATCCCCTTCTCCTACTTCTGGATTTTCATTAATATGGACATCCATTATATCAGCCTCCTACGTAAATTACATCAACAGCATCTTTGTCATCTTCTTTAGCAGATGTATAAACATCGCTGCTGTAACGAGTATAATCAAATGCATCAACAAAATCACGACGCTCCAATACCATCTTGCGCTGTGAAGCATAAGCATTAACGGTAGCGTTACCCATCTCCATGCTGTTGTGAGTATGAGCCACGATTAAAGCATTGTCGGGCGCATCCTTAAATTTTTCTTTCATTTGTCCCCAAGTTAATTGACTAGCCATATTATCTACTCCTTCGCAAACCAGTATCGTAAAGCAAAATAAAGAATAACAATAGGTATAATAGCGGGCCAATAATGCCCTATAAAGTGAAGTTTCTGAAGCTCCAATTGCCACCAATCATGAAAGAAACTATTCATCAAAGCTCATCCTCATTGCATACTGGAAAAGCTTGATAATCATCTCTAGTAGAGAACACTCTGCCATTCCAACAGATGTAGTTGTATTTAAGGTCCTTTGCTGTGTGTATACATTCCCGCCAGGATTTTGGCATCATCCTCTTTGCGTCAAACACATCCCTCCAGCCATTTGGCTTTGGCTCTTCAATATATTCCATGAACTTATGAGAATATAAATCCAGAAATCCAAGCGAGATATCTTTCTCCCTGCCATCGGCTAGCCTGCCTATCATCCGATTCATCTGTGGATTACACCAGAAATAAAGAACAGGAGTCAGCCGAGTATTTGTACTTGACCAACATCCTGAATCAGGGTTGTTCCAATCTTCGTTGTACTTCAAACCATTTTCACTAACAGTCGTTACTTTCTTGCCAGATTTCAGCATCTCGTAAAGTTCGACTGACTTTTGCCCTATATTAATCATTTGCTCTCTCCTTTGATTTGTTTTATAAGAGCAGCCTGTCTCTTTCTTTTGTCATCCCACGCTTTCATGCCTTCAAGTTCCTTATTACCTTTAACTTTAGAAATCTCATTAGCCCAGAATAGAAATGGCCCGTAATTAGAATGTCCTTCATGTAATCCATTCCGACCACGAGCATCTGCTAATCCTAATTGAGCAAGACCTTCAACACCCAATGCACTTTTTCTAGCTCCTTCAATCATATCGACTTTCTTCACGTCCCTCATTTCATGAACACGATGAAATCTCATATGATTAAGAACGCCAAAATGAGCGGCATTAAACCATTTTTTCGGAAGCTTCAAACGAATACATATTTCTTCTAGCGGTGCTACACCAGCTTCTTCATGACCATGATGCTTAGGCCACAACTCTTTAGGAGTACGAGCCTTACCAAAGTCATGACAAAGAGCAGTAAATCTCCTTTCAACTTGGTCTGTTAGCTTGCACATCTCAGACAAAACCTGCATCGTATGATTATACGCATCACCCTCTGGATGATGTTCAGGATGTTGCTCCACACCAATTAAGTCATAAACTTCTTTGAAGTGAACCTGTAGGCACTGCCCATTTTTCAGTACTTCAAAAAACTTTTCTGGGTGGTCAGACTCTAAAGCTTTTTCTAGTTCAAGATAAACACGTTCAACCGATAATGACTTCATCTCCTCTTGTAGAGTTTCATCCTTCATCATTTCTAATGTATTCGGATGTACATCAAATCCTAATTGAGCAGCAAATCGTGCGGCCCGATAAACCCTTAATGGGTCTTCTTTAAACGCTTCTGTTGTTGCATTGATTATTTTATTCTTAATGTCTCTCTGACCGCTAAATGGGTCATAAAGCTCATCTCGAAGAATGTTATAAGCAATCGCATTCATTGTAAAATCACGACGAGATAAGTCTTCTTCAATCGTAATGTCGGGACTAGAATCTATTTCAAATCCTCTGTGTCCTTCGCCCACTTTCTTTTCTCTCCTAGCAAAAGCTACCTCACATATTTCTTCTCCGATTTCTAGAAGATATACATGAAAGCTAAGCCCAACAGAATAAGCACGAGGAAATAATCTTTCAAATTGTTCTCCTGTTAAACCAGTAACACAATAATCATTATCATGAACGGGAATGCCCAAGATTTTATTACGGATGCTGCCACCCACACGGTAAGCAATACCCCCAGCTTCATGCACTGCATTAGCAAATTCCATTTCGTTCATCTAATCACTCCTAGTCACATAATAATTGAACAGCCTTTTTTAGTTCAGCCTTGTTAATATGAATAACGCGGCTTTCTGTTTCACCATAAGAGCCATATATATAAAGTTCAACAGAGTCTCTATAATGAGAAGACTCCTCTAAGGCAACGTTTGTTTGTATGCCATCGTGATTGCCAGTGCCATGGTCTTGTACTTCAACTTCAATTTTAATTTTTGCCATCACGCTTCCCTCCAAAATTTATTGCACGTTGGACAATAGAATTCATCAATGCTGCCCACATCTTCTGTAGCAGGCAAAGAACCTAGAACCACGATATTATGAAAAGCATCTCGACAGATGCCTTCTTCAGCTTGAATAAAGCGACGGGTAGGATATTCCTTTTCTTCATTTGGATTTGTCATCAGAACGGCTCCTTATAAGTTAGTACTAGCTTGCCATCAAATACAATCAGACTGATTGGTTCAATGTACGGGTTCCTATCAATAAAGCTTTCATATCCATGAGCAAATACGAACGTTTCAACTAACAGCTTTCTTGCTGGTGGCATTGACGGCTTCAACAGTTCTAACGGGTCCATTCTCATTCTCCTTTACGATAATTTTATTTAAGTATTGCTGGGTTAAATGCGATAATCCTTTTTCATTTACCTTTGTATTTATCTTCGGCATTGTGATTCTCCTCCTCCATTGGTGCTTCTTTAAACTGGTCAAAAATAAAAGTAGCAAAGTAAGCTATGCATGCGGCAATTAAATACCACCACCAATGTAAATGCATGACTAGCCTCCAATCGGTTTAAAATACATCATCCAGCCAGCTAATTCAAGCTGACGCTTAGCTTTCAAAAATATGTAGTCGAGATTCTCACCCAACTTAATTGTTCCATCTTCTTCAAGATGCTTACATGGAATCCATATATTCTGATTGGTTTGGAATCCGTCAGCGCTGCTGATAATCACATAGCGCTTAGCATTGTAGCCTTTATAACTTCTATCAATCAGTCGAATCGGAATGCCCTTGTAATTCTGAACATCAAAATTCAATCTTGCATCTCCTCCTTCTGATAACACATCACTAATCTTAGCGAAAACAAATTCACTAAATGGAACTTCACCAATTGCTTTCATCTTACGTGGTGACAGAGCAACCATATTGGCATCAAACATGATGTCCACAAAATAAAAAGTACGATTACGATAAGAAACTTTATCCCCAAATTTCATTACGATTTCCCCCTCTACATTGAACATGACGCAATGGTCATCATTACAAAAACAATTAGAAAAGCAATGCCAAGGCATCCCCATTCTCTGCCTGGTCCCCAGAAAATAAGATAACAAAGAAACAATAAGATAATCGTTGTAAGCAACATAAAATTCCCTCCCCTTCACACAAAAAAAGGGCTGCCCCGAAGGACAACCCTAGTTTAATTATTTAGATGCTGGTAATTGAATCATTGGTGTGTTGCCACCTTGAACCTGAGGAACAGAACCATTCCATTTCTTAATCCAGTTATCTTGAATGATAGCAGGAGTTAATGATTGTTCCAGCTTAGCATTCGCCTTAGCTTGTGCATCAGCCTTGATTTGTACTTCTTTAGCAGCAGCTTGAGCCTGAATAACTTGAACCTGAGCCTTGTTGTCGGCGTCAATCTTATCGTTAATCATCTCTTGCTCTTTGTTGCGTTGCTCACGCTTTAAGAACTCATTACGGTTCTGTGCATCAGCAATTTGCTGTAAGGATTTCAATGTTGTCTTATCAGGACGAACATCAGATAATGCGAAACTTTCAAGCATGATGCCATCTTTCGCTAGAATCTTAGCAAGTTCAGACTCCATTTCTTTTGTAGCCTTGTCACGTTGTTCAGCATACATTGCTAACACTCCGTAACGAGTAGAAACTTCCTGCATAACTGTTTTAATCTGGGTCTTAATGTAGCTCTCTTCAATTTCTGGAGCCTCTTTACGACGGAACTTGGTAAAGATATGTGGAAGCTTATCATCTTCCATGTGGTAAGAATAAACTACGTCAACATTCACTGACTTACCATCAGAAGTATTGATGTCGAAATCTTCATTCCCTGGAGAGTTCTTTGTTTCCTTCTTAGTAAGATAAACCGTTTCAGTTGATACAGGGTACTGCGTCACATCTACCCATGGTGCATGCCAGCGTAACCCTTGGTTAAGAACTTCTTTCTTTAAGCCGCCAGACAAACTGAACTGGACGCCTTTGTATCCAGGTTGAATAATATCAGAGCTTTGACCAATAATCGTTCCAGCAATAATAGCAGCTACAACAAACCCACCAATTTTAACAGCTTTCTTCTTGTACTTTGTGTATAATTCTTTCTCTTCGATATTTAAGTTCATGCTTCTTTCACTCCTAGTTTGTTTTTGTTGTTGTATTCTATTTAAGCCCTCGTTTAACAAGCGCTGTAAATCCTTATCATCCATTACTTAGTACCTCCGAAAAAGATTCGCCATAACTTAACAGCCCACTTCGCTAGAATCGGGCCGTAGAAAAATCCTGCGCCAATCATTGTAATAAGTACTAGCGCATAATACATTAACATACAATCACCTCAATGCATCATGGTAAGTAGTGTAAAAAATCCACCTACCAAGAAAACTAAAAGGAGGACAATGCCTCCTAAAACCATGCCCCATCTTTTGTCCAGAATTCCAATTACAAAACAGGCAAAGACTGCCAAAAATAATGCGTACATTTAAGCCTCCATTCCGTCATCAACTAGCACAATCTTGTAGCCATCGACGCGGTCAATTAATTTTCCATACCCATTAAACGATGTGAAGCCCATTTGTTCTGTCCAGAACTTCTGTGCCAGTACAACTGCTTCAAGTGCTGAATGAGCGGCGTATAATCTACCTTCATCAACGTGAACTCCTGCTTCAGGATGTATTGCAATACCAACCACTTTATACAATTGCTTTGGTGATACCATATTCATTAGTTCGCTTGTCATTTAAAATTCCCCCTGTAATAATCTTTTTGCTTCCCTATTAGTTCGAGCAACCAACGATTTAAATCGTGATTCATCAATGCCAATTACATCTCCAGGGTCATGCCCTTTCGATACAGTAAACTCAGTAATTCTAACTGACCATACATCGCTGTGTCGATGCTCTGTAACAATACCTCTGAAGATATAACTGTCATCATTTCTTGAGCGATGCTGGCTGTAAAAATTATATTCACGACCAATTTCTATCTCCACGACTACCACTCCTTCGACAGTAAACTTTTTGCTTGAGTATTCTTCTCGAAGACTGTCACTTCCTTCACATGGTCATGCGGAATAAACGTGTACTTCCTCACATCTAATTCATCATGAGGCTTAAGAATACCTTCTACTTCAGGATGCATATAGTGAATCTTGTCATCACGCTCAATAGGAGAACCATCGGTTTCATAGCCTTCCGTAGGGCGAATAATATACCATACAGAACCATTGCCATGATTTCCTTGCACCTTGACCAATACTTCTCGAATCTCTCCTTCTGGACCGCGTAATTCACTCGTTAATTTTACATGCATAAAACCACTCCTTCCGTCGTGCAACGGCGAATATCCCGCTCGGTTAAAAATATCCAAGTATAAAAAAGAGGACGCCGCCATACCTATACTCTGTTGTTAAGGAAAGAGCACAACCAGAAACTCTCCCCTTAACATAAAAAAAGGGACAGCTCTAAAAGAACCATCCCTTCCCTAACTTCCTATGCGTCAACCAATAGGCTGTCCACATAGCGTAGGATTTGCGCCTGAACCTTGCGGTCAAGAGTCAAATCACTAACGTACTGAGTCTGACCTTCACGCTCGTAGCTACGACGTTGCATACGAACATAAAGACTGTCGTCACGGTTAGACTCAACCACGGCAATACCTTTAACTTGACCAATAATGGTTTCTAGCGTAATCGTCGCTACAGTACCATTGTTCCACTGTGCCTCACTAGGCTCGTATACCTTGATTTCACGAATACCCAACGCGTCGTTGAAAGAATCCGCCGTTACACCTTCAGTCTCTGCTGAATCCTGAAGATACCACATACCATTACTAGATACAGCTTGGGCACCTAATCTACGCTTTGTAGCAGGACGCTCCTGAACCTTTGGTGCATTTGAACCAGTAGACTGGCGTGTAGATTTACGTGTAGTAGTTTTAGTTTCTGCCACTTGATTTTCCTCCTTCTTTGTTTCAACCTGAGCTTTCGCTTGGATGTTTTCCTTAGCTGTAGATTTTCTTGCTGGAACCTTTACTGATACTTTTGTTGTCATAATAAATTTCCTCCTATGCCTCTTTGGGCCAATTAATTTTATTCACACGGCGATTAGCAACATACAATAAACCTTACCCTTACCTTTTAACTCTCACCACCTTTAAATATCATCTTACCTACAAACCACAAACAACCAATCACCACCAAGATAATCCCTAGTCCACCTAGAACGGGAACCAAGAATGCAACCACGGCGGGTAATACCGTAAAGCCTAAGAACAAAAAGCCACATATGAAAATCAGACTCCTTATCAGAGCCATATGTATCACTTCCTTTCACATGCGAAAAGGGAGACAGTACCAAGACCGCCTCCCCATATATTAAGCTTCCTTATCAAATAACTTTCCTAGCGGACCTAAATCCATCTTGCCACCGCCAAGCTTTCCTAATAAATCACCCAGGCTAACCTCTTTAAGCTCTGGCTTTTCCCATGGTAACTTGCCACCCATCATATCTTTCAAATCCTTAGGCAGTTCGCCACCATTCTTTGCCTCCTCATGCTTCAAGAACGCCTTCAATAACGGATTATCCTTTGGAATAGCCATGCCTTTACCATGAATAGGATGATTAACAGGAATAGCACCAGTCTTCTTCATAAGGTCATCCAGCATGCCTTGCATAAAATCCTTCTCATCCTGCTCATCAGCGGCGGACGCCATAGCCTCATCCAAATCTACTTCCATTACCTGACGTAGTTCAAATAGAATACCAGGAAGCTCCTTTAATACTTTCAAACCTTCCATTAAGTTATAATCAGAAACAGAAACCTCTAAGCCTTCAATAATAATACCATCAGCTAATTGTGGTACTGGAATCATCACTTTACCTAATTTAAAATTCATGTTCATGTCAACATACCTCCAAAGTTTTATAATAAATTTCACATGACTAAAGGGAGATACCAGCGCGGCACCTCCCTACTTTAACTTATATTCTATCACACTTTTACCTTCCATAGAAGCGAATAACATATCCTGCTTATGCGCACATCCAGCAAACGGGTCTTCCAATGTACCACATAGTAAACAACAAGCACTGCCTTCCATTTCATCAATGATTGGATGACTCTGCATTTCTCTCATTATTCAACAACCTCCGTAAGGGAATACATTAAATCTAACAACGGCTCGGATAAAACCTCCTCAATATAGCCGCGGTAAGGACTATCCAAATAATCAATCTCTAACGTAGGCTCTTCACCCTGAGAATCAACTATATGAATCGTAGCCTCATCACCATCAGGAACAGTAACAGTAACGACGGCAACAACACCACTCTCAAATAAATCATCCGTAGGTTCCTCTACAACTAAATTAGCATTACCAATACTAAACATATACATTCCTCCTACTAATCGGGTGCAGGATAAACTCCCTGCTTATTAAGAATAAATCTATCATCAAACAGAATACAGTCCATAGCTTAAAGAACCATGGTATAACAGACCACATAGTAAATGCCATACATGATTCAATCAAGAACGACATAACCATCCATGACTTAGCACCAACACTTACCGACTGTCTATCCACAACATCACCTCCTAATGGCGGGCGGGATTACCTTATGATTACAACATCACTATATAGTACAATAAGACATAGACAACTATATAGAGATAGACCATATAGCATTACCCCATACAAGATAAGCTAATAGAACACCTAACCACATAGAAGTACCTATACCTAAACAAAACCATATAGCACATTTATTATAATTATCCATACAACTTTCCTTTCATAGGTGTATTTTCCACTTTTACCTCTTATTATAGTACTTATGACTTTAGTCATTAGTCACCCATAATATAGGCACAAGGTACAAATAAATAAACATAACCTCTCAAACCCTTGGTACGCAAGGACTTTTTACTACCAGTACCCTCAAACATTCATTGTGTCTTACCTAGGCCCACTTTTAGTGTGTCCATTTGTTACCTTAAGGTTAAGTAAGTTACCATGACTTTATGACATCCAGAGAGAAAGGGAGTCACCTACACGGCGCTCCCTATGCGTTCCTCTATATAGTCTCTGTCCATCTCCATCTCCATAGGATGGCTTATATAGTATTCCTCCAAGCGGCGGCGTATCTCCACTGGACCTTCTTCGGTATCACACTCTGGTAATACAGGGTCCTGTACTATATAGATATCATTGCCTATATAAGAGATGAATAGCCCGTCGGTGCCCAGTGTCATCCCTTCCTTTAATACATACATACACTTATCAATAAACTCTTCCATTCTACCATTCCTCCTATATAGTACTACTTATGCCTATTAGCTAAATCATATAGCATTATGACACCACATATGAAAAACAATGCCGCCACGTATAACACTCTATTCTATATAGTCTTCCTCTCCCTATATAGTTCCTGCTATATATACCATATACCTATATAGTACATGATACTCTCTATATACATCCTACCTA